TTATTACCGTTTTTTATTGGAAAAATAATTGAATCAAATATAAAATTCGATGATATATTAAGTGATATATTAAATATATATTCCAAAATTAAATATGATTTGAAAGATGCAAATAAAGAATATCAGAATATTTTAAATGAATTAGAACAAATTGAAAATGAGTCTCATAAAGATAGATTGGAGATTCAATTAACAGAAATAGATGCATATATTAAAAAATATACTAAGCAATTAGAGGCACTTGTAGCCGTTATGAAAATGTTTATAGAAAAAGGTGCAAAATATGATGATATAGGACATATTCCAGAAGAGTTAAGTGATATGTTTTATGTAGAAATAGAAACAGAAAGTATTTCAAATAATGCAATTCCAAATCATAATGTTGTCATAGATATTGCTGAAAACAGAGCAAATGCTTCATCAACAGTACCATACCAAGTTAATAATAAAACATTGGAAGCACTTTCTGGTAAACTTTTTAAAGGATTTACACAGGAAGAATTAAATAAATATAATCCAGTTGTTGAACAACTTGTACATAGTTATTCACTTGAGAATGATTTTCCTAATGAACGATTAGTATCATTCTGTCCAGTATGTTTATCAATAGTAGACCATGAAAACAAGACATGTATGTATATGTCACATGATTGTAAGACATCATCAACAACTGAATATTATAATAAGGCTCTATATGAAAAATGTAGTAATGTAAAAGTATGGCCTGATGAAAAAGTACCACATGATATTAATTGGTGTGCACTTTGTGGTAGAGCATGTGGCAATCATGTTCATACAAAATTGTCGAAATATAATGAACCAATTGTATCATATAATCTAGAAACAGATGAAATTCTTGGACAAGCATTTGATTCTAATTGTATTGAATCTGGTGGTGGTAATTACCCAGAAAAACTAAAACGTTATATTGCATTTCGCGATAAGGCATATACATTAAATAAACTTGTGGAGGCTGGTAAAAAGATTAAATTTTCGGATGCAATGGACCAAATATCTGCTGCTGCATGGAATGGACCATTAACAGTTTCTGATGAACGTGTGAAAAAACTAATGCAACGTATTAAACAATTTAAAATAGTTGAAGCAAAATATGAAAAAGAAAGAAAGAAATCATTAAATACTTTAATTAAAAATGCTATTGCGGCTAATAATACTGGCAAATCACAGGAAAATATTAAAAAGAATGTAATTGATAATTTTACATATAATAAAGAGCGTCCATTATCTTCTAATATTGTATGGAATATATCATCCAAAAGATTTCCTGAGAAAAAAATAATTGATGGGGCTAATGCTGAAGAAGTTGATATTGATAATCTATTAATACCTGATGTCCCTAATATTACACCTGAATTAATGCCTATTATACATGAACGTATTGATGAAGATAATAATATTGTCAATGTTTTTGGTGTGGCATTTGATTTATCTGATATTAATGATTATTTTATTATCCAATTTAATCATAAACAACAAGATGGTACTATTAATGAACATAAGGACTCAATGGTTAGTCGTGTTGGATTAAAGAACACGATTCGTACATTCATAAATGATTATGATCATAGACTTGGATTCTGCCCTATACCTAGATGTACAGCATTTTTGCATCCTGATGAATTGAAAGTTGCATTGGGTGTTGACAAAACAGAGGATGAGTTCATTGAACAAATTCTTACAATTGCATCTACTATTCCTATGAATCAAGATGAAGCACGCGAATATGCTGCACGCGAATATGATGATAATAAAGATATATATTATGAATATAAAATTGCATTTAATAAAAAGATTTATGATTTTGTGATAAATGGTATGCCTCGCAAGGGTGGATTTTCTAAAACAAAGAAACAACGTGGTCTTTTAAAACGCAAGGCAACTCGCGGCAAAAAATTGAAAAAGAAGGAGGGTAAATAGATATTGATTACCAAGATGTATCGTTCAAAGCGTTTAGCAGCAAAGCTTACAATTAAGGAACCTGTGTTGGAAGATGTAATGGTTCGCATTAATAATTTAACAAATAGTATTTATTTCAATATTGCCGAGGAATTTCGTGCAATTAAAAAAGTATATAAAGATAGTGGTCTGGCTCATTTCTGGCTTGGGCAAAACTATACATATGATTCCACAAATTTTAAACATCGCTATCTACTTGGATTAGTATTTGAAGCAGTTGGATTGAAAGACCCCTTTGTATTGGAATATTTGAATGGAATTACTGATGGATTAGTGTTGAGTCAGATTGGTGTGAATCGTGTAAAAATGGGCGATACAGTATTCTATCGTATTCGCACAGGTATACATACCCATTAGTAGAAGTTGATAAATAAATTTGATAAATGCAACTAGTATTATTTTTGTTAGAACTTCAAAATGTTAGTTGATATTATTGCACGCGATTGTATACTACTTTCAACATTGTTCTTTGTTGTAAAGTATATGGGATGTGGTCCATATATTGCAACTATTACATTTACTGCTGCATCTCTTGCAGGACGTTATATAGTCCCATTTAGGATAAATATATTGAATGAACAATGTTTTGATAGCGATAAATATATACTAGAAACAACAATTATATATCATATTCTTACATTCTATATTATTATAGATATATTGCTGCGTAAATATGGAAGTTTCAATATAGCAATTATGGTGTTAATTGTGGGTTCAATATTAACAAATACTATGTATAATTTCCGGTAGATATAGTAGAAATGTCTATTAATAACAAAAGAATTGTGAATAATGTATTAAATAATTCAGGTGCATTTAATAATGTTGAATCAGAATTAAATCCATATGCTGAAGAATATGTACCTACTGAACAATCCAATTTAAATCCATATGCTGAAGAATATGTACCATCTGATGAAATGGCTGATGAAATGCCACAAAATGGTGCTGGTCGTCGCCGCAGAGGCCGCAAAAGTCGCAAGGCTAGTCGCAAGACTTCATGCAAGACTTCTCGCAAGACTTCACGCAAGACTTCACGCAAGACTTCACGCAAGACTTCACGCAAGACTTCACGCAAGACTTCACGTAAGGCCAATCGCAAAAGTCGCAAGGCTTCCAGAAAATAGAGATGGGCAAAACATATTTTTTTTGCATAAAAAATTGATTACTAAATATTATAATTAGATAATTCCCCACTGTTATATAATTATAATAAGAATGCCTGTAGGAGCAACACATGTTACAAAGGAGGTGTCGAAGTCTGCCTTGCGAAAGCAGAATAAGAATACCAGACGTGTTGAAGCTGCTGTTATGGGCGATTTAACTGACTGTACATACGGTAAAATTGTGAAAACATTTGGCAATCGACAATTTCGAATTATAAATACAAAAGGTACAGAACATCATGCATTCATTGCACCAAAGATGGCACGTGTTGCTATTGGAGATGTAGTACTTCTAAATATTCGTGAATATGAAACTCGTGCATCTAGTACAACAGCTGTATATGATATTATGGCGGTATTTGATAAGAAAGATATTAATCGACTCTATAAAAATGGAGATATTCCTTCCTGGATGACTGTTGCAAATTCTGGAGCAGATATTGTCAAAGAGACTGATGGAGACGATATGTTTGATTTTAGTGAGGAGGATATTCTTGAAGAGGATGTACAGGATAATAGAGTTGATAAACGAAATAAACTATCAAAACACAAGGAGACTTTTGTTGAAGATGATGATATTGATATCGATAAAATTTAAAAATTGAAAGATGGTAGACAATACAATCAAATATTACCCCAGCAATATAAATAGCATTAAAAAATGTTGCTTACAGACCATATCGTCATTGACATTCCATTTACAATTATTATTCAAAAGTAATATTTAAAATAAAATTATGATATATAAATAAAAATGGGTCGTTCCTCATCACGCAGTAGCTCATCACGCAGTAACTTATATGGCCTCAGCGCTTCATCACGCAGTCAACCAACACAAATACAACAAATAAATCATAAAATAGAACAGCCAGGATTTTTTTCAAATGTAATGCAGGGTTTCGGTCTAGGAGCAGGTCAAAGCATTGCAATGAATCTATTTCGGTCTCCAACAGAAGTAAAACATATACATGATTCCCCTACTCCTGCTCCAACACTATCAATATATGATAAATGTATTAAAGATGGAAATAATAAGGAATCATGTACATCATATACTAAATGTATGAAGGAGTATGATAATACTATTTGTCAACAGCATTTAACTCTTGATTAAATAATATGAATATATTATGTTTATATAAAAATATATTAATATAATATATGATGGCATTTATCGTCTAAAATGGAAGAATACACGTGCAACTACTAATGCAAGTGCTAATGCAATTATATGGTTTGTAATAAATCCCATTACATGACCATCACTAAAAATATCCGTATATATGGCTAATGCGGCAAATAGCACAGTTAAAATAAGAACTTCAATAATATTTATTTTCATTTATAGGAGCGTGTGATTTTATTTTAGAAGTTCATTAATAATTTCTGTTTTCTCATTAATATCTTGCTGCAGGTCCTCTAGATGTTTTTCCTTATTTTCTCCAGCAAATACTGCAGTATTAATGTAATCATATGCTGCTTGAGCAGCATTTTTAGAGTTCTGAATGCTGTTAATAATAGATTCCTTATTATATGCAGGTGTTGCCTTCATTTTGATTTCATTACATAGCTGTACAAATCGCTTATTATTATTGTGTACATATGACTTATGATATAGTTTCTCTAGCGTGATTGCAATGATTTGCGAGAATGTATGGTCATCATTAGGGATTTTATTATAGATTGAATAAATCATTGGGAGTTCATCATATTCTTCACTGTCATATCCACTCATATCAATGTCATTATGAGTTGCAATATCAGTAACTTCTTGTAGAACAGGATAGGATGCAGGTCGAGTACGCATTACAGGGGTAGGAGCCGATGGAAGCATCCAACCGAACGCTTTCTGAATTACATTCTTGCAATTTGTACGAGTGCCACGGTCAATTGTGAAACCGCGACTGCAATACTTTTCAATACGATTCCTCAAGAAACGGTTTCCTGTTTTGTAGAGTTCAATATAATCACCCTGTAGTTCACCATGCATATCAATAATATGCTGAGGGTGAGTTGCATACATATGTTGTCCATTATACCATACTTGGCACATTGTTAGGTCAAAATTCTGCACAACATCTGTTACATTTCGTGCATTTCGAACGGATACTATATCAATATCCTTATCTACAATTTCAATTACTTCGCGAATACGATTCCTTACTAGGAAGGAGTTACAGTATAGATTTGATTTGCGAGATGAGAATGTAGTGGCTACTGAGCTGAGAGCTGCTTTCATATCTGGAACATGGAGTACATTTACATAAATATCAATATCGGATTTTACGGTTGTATCAATATCCCATGGAATCTCATCATAGCATGCACGAAGTACTGAGCCTCCTGCAATGATTGCACCAAGGTTTTGTAGAGTGGTTTTGAACTGATTGAAGTCGAAGCGTGCTACATTTGGGTTGAGTGAACGATTCAGTGCAGACTCAAGGCGTGTTTCAAAATGTCGGCATACTGAGTCTGGTAGTTGATAATATTTGGTTCCAGCGACCTTTACAATATCCTTAATAGTCCAAGATGTTGCCATTTTCGCTGTTATTAGGGAACTATATAGAGGTGGTATACTATCTTCTTGTCGCATTATAAAATCAATTTTTTGGCTCCATTGTATTTATATTTTTATTAAATATATGTTATTTATTGGTTTGAAAAATTGAATTGTATGCAGTATGTATGTGTAATATTATAAACAAGATGTCTGCTCATTTAATTATATTAGTTGGTTTTCAAGCTTCAACAAAATCTACATATTGTAAGAAACTGTTAGAAAAATATCCTGCTGCTGTAACTGTGTCTCGAGATTTACTGTCTACTGCGTCAAAAACTGCTGACTGTCTGGCTCCTGTAAAGGCTGCGTTGACTGCTGGCAAAACTGTCATTTTAGATAATACAAATCTAACTGTAGAGAGTCGTGCACCTTTTATTGAATTAGCACAGAAATATGATGCTATTATAGATGCTATTGTATTAAAAACATGTATAGAAGACTGTCAAATTCGTTTACTGCGTCGTATGTGGAGTGATCATGGTAATATATTTCTTGATGGAAAAGGAACAGGAAAGGCTGCAAAGGACCCTCATGTGTTTCCCCCTGCTGTTTTATTCAAAGCACGAAAGGATTATGTGGAGCCAGAATTTGAGGAAGGATTTGATAATATAACTATTAAAACTGTGAGACCGATTGAATGGAAGGATTATACAAATAAAGCACTATTTCTTGATATTGATGGTACAATTCGTGCAACAGAACATCTTGAATATAAGTATCCTGTATGCCCAGATGAAGTAGAACTGTTATATCCATTGAAGAAGATGCGAGCGGTATTGGATGCATATGTAGCAGATGGTTACAAACTAATTGGTGTGTCAAATCAATCAGGGATTGCGAAGGGAATTCTTACAGTTGATGACGCTGATGCAGCCTTTAAAGAAACACGTCGGCAATTAGGATATAATGAAGAGGAGTTTCCAATTCTATATTGCCCACACAGGTCAGTACCAGTATCATGTTATTGTAGAAAGCCACAATCAGGAATGTTTATTAAGGCATGTGAGCAATGGAATATAAATCCATGTGAATCAATTATGGTGGGTGATATGAAGACGGATGAAACAGCAGCGAAACGTATTGGTATTAAATATATTGATGTGAAGAAATTCTGGCAATAAAATTTGAGGCACAATATGATGTCTTATCTGATTGTATAGATACATTAGAATGGATAATATAATTACTTTATTGCAAATTCTCTATATTTGTGGGGATAGACGGATGCAAAATGTTGCTTTAACAGGATTGTGTTGTGCAGTGGTATACAAATATTATATAGATGCAGAACATAAGAAGCTAATGCAAGAAATAGATAGATATAATGAACAATTTTATTGAACTTTTAAAAGAAATTGAAAATGATAATAGTATAATGATATATGATGACTTTTTTGATAGATCGCATGAAAAAATAAGGGCTGCTGCATCTTTAGCATGTGATTTTTTAATTATGGATGATGGTCATTGTAATTGGGACAATATAGAAATTCTAGGAGATATAGGTATCAATGTATTTGCAGGTGAACAGGACCGTTTTGGGTGGGTAACAGGATGTATTGGTTTGAAGAATGGAATTATAGTCTATGGTTAAATATCTTCATACTCTCTTTTACAGCGTTTTACCAGGTCTTTGACAGCAAATTCCCATGTATATTGCAGGACAGTATTTCGTGCAGCAGTTCCATGGGTTTCACGCAGTTCTGAGTCATGCAGGTATTCTTCAATAGCAAGACAGACAGCATGAGAATCACATATGTGTGCTTCACCACCTACAGGACATTGTGCAGTTGGTAAATAATATCTCCAAGATGGTTTCACTAACTGTGAATTTCCCTCATTACAGAATTCTACATATCCTCCTATTGCTGGTACAACTTGTGGTACACCAACACCCATTTGTTCGAAACTACAGAGTCCAAATCCCTCGCCTTCAGCACAACTAATGCCAATATCTGCTGCATTATAGAATACATTAATTTCATCATCTGTATAAATCATATCACGGCTTGTAATCATTAGACGATTACCATATAACATTGGGTCAACACCACGCAGTTTTAATTCACGCATATATATTTCGAATAACCACCAACCACCCTTTTCTCCTTTATCTGTTATACACATGAGTGCAATGGGTTTATTAGGATATTTAACAAGAAGTTCAACGAATGCCATAATAAGAATATCAAGACGTTTACGCGGTTGATTGCGATTTAGACTTGTAATAAGAAAGAGGTCATTAGGAAGTCCCAATGTTTTACGTGCAGATTCCTTTGGTATTTTAGGAAAAATGGAGGGGTCAAATCCATGTAAAAGAACATCAATGGGACGATGAACACCCTGGTCTTTTAAACAGGTTTTCCAATTCTCAGTGAATGCAAATATACGGTCTGCTTCCTTATTTACCATATCAATATACGCCATATGTTGCATAGTATATACTTGGTCGATGTAGAGCCATAATTGAAATTCTCGTTTCACTTGTGATTTCTTAATGGTATCAATGAATTGTGAAATGACAGAGAGGTCATTATAAATGAAAATAATATGTGGTTTGGTGTCTTTAATGATTGTAGGAAGTGCATCAAAACCGAAACCATGTTGTGTTGTTTTATCGAGTGCAGATGCATCAATTTGTTGAATATTGGGCGGTAATTGTCGTGTATTTGGTAGTTCACCACGATATTTTTGGAAACCAAAATGTATGACTTCTAACCATGGAATCGCTGCAAGCTCTTTCAAAATACCATATGATACTTTACTATAACCTGTGACTTGATGTATATGTGTACTAACAAATAAAAAACGGAGTTTTTTTGTGGGTTGTTCTACTGGTCGCATTTGTCCGCCTTTATTTAAGAGATTTTCTAGATTTTTAATTAATAGATTTTGTTCTGGTGACTGCATTGTATATTATAGTATATGGCGTAATGAATCTTTAGCTTTGCTATGGGCTTCGTGGTCGTTAACTTTGCGGTCGTTAACTTTGCGGTCGCTAGCTTTGCCATTCACCTACACCATCCCATAGATATTGTAGAAGTGTAGACCCATCATAGTATAGTTCTTGGTCCCTTGCTTTTGAAAATGGACTATAATGATTAAATACATAATAGTTCATTTGCATTGCTTGCATACCACCTCTATTATAAATTTTCTGTCCCATTTCACGTGCTACCTTTTCATCCATTCCACTCTCATAAATTGCCTTGAGACAGTCATGATTGAACTTCCCATACTCTGCATACATTGCTAGACCCAATTGCATCTGTGGATGATTGTCAATACTGTCAATCATCTTATCATAAGATGGAAAGGGATTATTCGCAATATAATTCTTCATCTTATTAGACATTTTATTATCTGTGATAGTATCCTTATTGCTTGCAGGCAATTTCAATTTTTTAGAGTAAATCATAAAAATTGAAATTAAAATAATTAAAATAAATAGTATAATTTATGCATTATATATAATTATATAATTAAATATGTGTTATAAACAAGTTTAGAACATCTACAAATAATATTGTAGATCTTACTTTTGATAGAAACAATAAAGATGACCTCTATAAAGTAGCGTTAGAATATAGCAAAGACTATAAGGATGAAATATTTACACTTATCATTGAAATTAAAAATGAACCATGTTGGAATTCTGAAGCATCTTGTTATAATGATACTATAAAAAATAGTATATCTGAATCAATCGAATATGAATGGGATGATGAAGAAAAATGGGAAATTCAAAATGGTGAATTCTTAGACGACTTTTAATTATAATAGAGTAGTTTTCCACGACCATCCTTTATTTGATATATACCCCATCCAAGTACATATATATTCTGAATTAATCCTGATTCTATATATTGTGAAGGCAATGTAGGTGATAATGAGAAATGCAGTGTTGCTTTGGAGGCTGTTGTGAAATTAATAGTTCCTACTTGATTGGGGCCAGGTACAGTCCAATTATATCGTATAATACCTTCTTCAGTACGATACATAGATTTTTTTATGAGATTTGTTAGAGTGCCAAGAACTGTCTCTGATTGCGATGCTTCACGTTCTTGTCCTGCAATAGTCATACGTACTGATGTATATAATCCTGATAATGTAGGGACATATTGGTTGTTCTGTAGGAGTTGTTTTGGTCGTGTCATAATAATGATTTCACTTGAAGGATGTCTGCCATCTATTTGACGTGTAATAATAGCTTCAGGAGCACCACGTGCTAGTGGTTCATAATCTTGTTGGATAATTTCTGAAGTATTTGTAAAGGGTGATTGAAATACTATGGTATGTGTCATACGTGCATATATATCACGTGCATCGTTATCAATATATAGCTGTGTATTTTCTAGTTCAACTAAAATTGGCTGCAATGGAGCTGACTGAAATGTATGTATTGTGGAATCTGTCATTGTATAATGCAACAGTTTATTCCATGGTTGTATAGTTTTCCCCTGTGAATTAGTTATTAGTTCATTAATACTGCGTAATTCACAGCGAATACGAAACTGCTGTCCACCATACATTGCACAGATTGGGAAACCCTGCTGTTGTCGCTGTGTACCTGGCTGTCGCTGTGTACCTGGAAAGGGTACTGTGACCCAATACTGTCTGTCTTTACCTGTGCTGCCTGCTGTTTTATTATGTAACCAAAAACTGTTTAATGAATCACTGTTTTCACGGTCTAATGCAAATAATCCATCTCCATCAATTGAATATATTATTTGATTATCCTGATATATTGATATCTTCTTGAATAAGAAATAGGCAGCATATGGTGTTAGACTATAGCTGGTTCCACTTGCATCCGTTATATTATACAGTTTATTAATGAAATCACTATTAACATATTGATTTGTTTGTATGGGTAGTTCACTAGGAAGCCAAGAGGGAAATGTTACTTTGAAACGTAGGGATTCGATAATATCACCAAATATATCGACATCAAATTCAATAGGTTGTAATGATTTTGCCTGTGTTAAACGTGTTTCTTTAATAATAGGTTGTACGGGGTCTTTTACCTGTGTATATGGATTAATATATGTACCTGATTGTTCACCTGTGGTGGATATATAAGTATCCTTAACACCTCGTGCAACTAATTCAAATAGAGCGCCAGGTGTAGCCATTTTAACTTTAGTCGTGATATTATTTAAGGTGATAAATGTCTGTAGAACCTGATATATTTGATTATTTGAATGAGATTTGGTTAGATAATATACAACAAACTGTATCAGAAGATGTATTAAATAACTATATTAGCACATCTGTTGATTCCAAAAAGATAATTGAATGGATTAAAGAAGGGAATACAAAAAAACCATTACGCGTTACATTTGGTGATTTGGTTACAGAAGATATGCAGATAATTCCATTGCATGTGAAATATTTGTATCTAACAGCCAATAAGATTGGGCGTTTTACAAATATACCATTGTCATTAATTGAATTAAATATTGCGCTGAATCCATTGACGAAACTGGGTACATTGCCGATAACATTGGAAAGGTTGAATATATCTTCTACATTGTTGAGGGAGCTTCCAAGGCTACCTCCATTATTGGTTGAATTGAAGTTGGGAAATACTGATATTGAGTTCTTACCACAATATATACCAAATACATTAAAGCTACTAATAATAGCAGGTTCAAAAATCAGTGAAATTCAGGAAGGAATATTACCAGATGGTTTACATGAATTAGATTGTACAGGTTGTGAGCTGAATTCATTGCCTTATATGCCAAGAGGGCTAGTTGTTTTGAAGGCCGCATATAATAATATACATCAAATTACAAATTGGTCCGATAATTTAGTATATGTTGATTTGCGGGCAAATCCTTTTGAAGGAAGAGTGCCACAATATGTGCGAGATATAGTTTTGGATTAATAAAAAAATTGAGGTTCTACCCTTATATAATATTAAGTATATAGAGTAAAATGACATCATTAGTCATTGTAGAATCACCAGCAAAATGTGGGAAGATTCAGGGGTTTCTGGGTCCTGGATATAAAGTGATTGCATCTATGGGGCATATTCGTGCATTGGATGATAAATTGGAGGCAATTGGATTAGAACGCGATTTTGAACCATATTATCAATGGATTAGTGAAAAGGGGCGTGCTATTGCAGGGATTCGTGATGCTGCAAAAGGATGTAAGAAAGTCTATTTGGCTGCAGATGATGATAGAGAGGGAGAAGCAATTGCATATTCGGTTTGTTTGCTGCTTGGATTACCTGTGGAAACAACACCACGTGCTGTGTTTCATGAGATCACTAAGAAGGCTGTATGTGCAGCAATTGAATCGCCACGTAAATTAGATATGAATAAAGTTAATGCACAACAGGCTCGTGCTGTATTAGATATGATGATAGGTTTTACAATGTCACCATTGCTATGGCGTCATGTAGCTGCTGGTTTGAGTGCAGGACGCTGTCAAACACCTGCATTGCGTCTATTGATTGAACGTGAAGATACTATTAAAAGTTTCAAAGCAGAATCCTCTTGGACAGTATCTGGTATATGGGTACAAGGAACACAAAGTATGCAGGGGGCTTTGGAGGATGATATTGAGGATGAGGATTCAGTACGTAATTATTTAGATATTATTGGAGATATACCCTATGCAGTTATTACAGACTCTGCAATTAAACCATGGACAGCAGGAGCACCACAGCCATTCACAACATCTGCTTTGCAGCAGGCAGCATCAAGTCTATATAAAATGTCTCCCAAAACAACAATGAATACTGCACAAAAGCTATATGAAGGTGGATATATTACATATATGCGTACAGACTCTACTACTTTATCAGAAGATGCTGTGAAAGAGATTGGAGAATATATTGTTGAAAAATATGGAGATAAATATTATGGAGGTGGTAACACTAGTACTGCTGCAAAAAAGAAAACAAAGAAATCAGTTGGAGATTTACCAGCTGCACAAGAAGCACACGAAGCCATTCGACCAACTCATATAGATGTAGATAAACTATCAGATAGTGATGATACAGAATGGACTGCTGCTCATAAAAAGCTGTATGATTTAATTCGCACAAGAACTATACAATCACAAATGGCTGCTGCACGTGGAGAAGAATGTACTGTGTATTGGCTTCCTAGTGATAAGAAAGGTACAGTGGATGAATCCATTGAGGATTTTAAATGGCGGTCTTCATTGAAGCGAACTGTATTTGATGGATGGCGACGTCTTGGTCGTGCAGAGAATATTGTAGAAGATTCCAGTGAAGATGAGGGATCCGATGCAGCTGAAGATCAATGGAAATGGATTGTGGGATTGGAGGAAGGTTCTATTATTAAATGGAAGAGTTTGGCAGCTGAACCGAAGGAATCGAAGCCACCTGGGCGTTATATGGAGGCTACACTTGTTCGTGAATTGGAGAAACGTGGTATTGGTCGTCCATCAACATTTGCAGCAATTATTGCATCACTTACAGATAAGAAATATATGGAGGAGGCCGATATTCCTGGACGTGAAATAACAATTACTAGTCTATCAATGAAGGCTGGTGGCAAATTAGAAGAGGCAAAGAAGAAGAAAACAATTGGCAAGGAGAAGAAGAAGCTCGTTCCAACAGAACTTGGTAGACAGGCCCTCAGCTTTCTATTGAAGGAATTTGATGACCTCTTTCAATATAGTTTCACAGCTGCAATGGAAACTCGTTTGGATGCTGTGGCGAATGGGAAGGAGCAATGGAAGGGTGTACTGCGCGATACATGGACTGCATATAAGGACCGCTACAATACATTGAATGCATCAGGTACAATGAAAGGACGTAGTTCATCGACAAAGGAATTCTTAGAAGCAACAGGTAGTTTGAAGGGTCTGAAGGCGATTGTAACAAAGAAGGGACCATTGCTGCTAATAGAGGATTCCACAGGGGACAACTCCCTCAATAGAGGAAGTGATAATGGTTCTGCATCCGCAGGACTCAACAAGAAGAATACACAATTCTTTGGCTGGCCTTCAAACATACAGTTTGCGGATATTACATATGAAGATGCAGCAACACATATTAATACAGTACGAAATGCAAATGCGGCGGTGTGTGAATATGAGGGAGTTTCTGTTTATAAGAAGAAGGGACCATATGGATGGTATATACAGTGTGGTGAGCGTCGTATGAAGTGTGGAGAGGATGATGATGCTGATGCCATTTTGAAGAAATTGGGAAGTTCACCTGATGATGCTAAGGAGGGTCCAAAGGTTCTGCGAAAAATTGGAGAATATGAAGTGCGACAGGGACCATATGGATTGTATATGTTCAAGCCTGCACTAAAGACAAAGGTGTTTGTGAAGGTGGGTGCTGATGTAAAGTATGGTGAATGGACTATAGCAGATGCAAAGGCACATTATGATGCAGGAAAGACGGCTGCAAGTGCGGTTAAAAAGCAGCAGGGTGCATTACCAGCTGGTGGTGCAAAGAAATGGACTAAAAAATATTAATGTAAAGGATATTATTATTATATAAATTAAATGAATGGAGACGAATTACTTGCTAAAAATAAGACATATTATAGAATAATTGTTGTTGAAACATTTTTAATATTTACATTAGTACTTGGATTTTTATTGTATAAATGTTAACCTGTCAAACATGACTATTTATCAGCGTGTAAACCTATAGATAGAGATGGGGCAAAACACTTGTTTTGCCCACCTCTATTAATCGACCTGCAGCATATCCATCTCATATAGGTCTGGACTGGGTGTTTCAAGAATGATATCCCATTCTTTATCGAATGCATAATCACGAAGTGTGTTGAATGATTCGAGCGCTTCTTCTTGTGTTTCACCATCTTGTGCTGACCAAATGAGTCCTTGTCCAATGAATGCATGACGGTCTTTTTTGGAGCTGAAATCACCAAGGGAATCATTCAGATGAATAATTGTTCGTGGGCAGTTTATATCTTCAAATGTTTTAATAATCGCTTCAGAAGAACGCATATCAGTCATACCAGCTCCATAGGAATGACAAGTATCAATACAAAGACCAATTGCGCGAGAATCACATCCCTCCATTAGTTTACGCAGTTCATCTACATTGCGGCCTAGTTTGGAGCCCTCACCTGCACAGTTTTCAAGATATAGTGGGGCTGATACAGTCATATCATTTAGTTGCTCAATAACATTTTCAATTGTACCATTTGCACCGATGTGAAGAACCGTTCCAGTTTGTTGAGGAGCTCCAGTTGCAGCGAGACAATCAAGGATGGATTGTAGTGAGTTTGCACCTTTTGCAACCATTTCTTCATTGGAGGAATGTGCGAGATTGATTACATATGGGGCATGAACGAATAGTTTTTTATTGGAATCTTTCAGCCATTTTCCAGTTTCTTTGAGGTCCTTCTCAGCGAATTTACGGATATTATAACTGAGATTGGAACCGAGGAAACATTGAATACATTGACAGTTTTCAGGTGTTTGTTTCACAGTTGCAAGTAGAGTCTTTTGTAGGGATACATGGGGGCCACAGCAGCTCATTTTGTAATAATAGTATTATATTGTAAGATATAACAGTATTATTTTCAATTTTATTTTATCCACGCATTTGAGCAAAGAAGTCGCGTATATTATCCATAATAGGAGCTGGTATAGATTCCTGTTCTATAGGGATACTATATTCCTGTCTGCTTGGCTGCTTCACAGAAGTTGTATTAGATTTGAGGAAATCAAAAATGCCTGCGCCTTGCTGCTTTCGCAGCCTGCGCTGTGTTTTCCTGCATTTACTGCGTTTTTTCATTGTACAGCGCACACCACCTGTCATAGTATCATATTTATATAGATATGTAAATGGGCGTCCATCAGCCATTGTAGGGATTTTAAGGGCGAGTTCAGTCATTATTTTTTTGAGTGAACCAGGGCGTTTGAATATGAAGGTCTTCTTGTATCCGCGTACTTCTTTACTTTCACTAAGGAATGCTTCTTTGGGTACAGGACGACGAATAGATGCGGAATATTCTATTGCATTTTGACGCAATTTAGGAGTATCAAGTGGTCTCAAGAAATCACACATATAATCAAGTTGTGCACCACGATTACCAAGTCTATATCCATCCTGTAAGAAACCTGTGAGGACATAGAAACCTGTGCGACTGTCAAACATTATTTTACCTGCCTGTCCAAATCCTTCTGTCTGTCCTTTTTCCATGAAACTGTATAAATGCTGTTCAATTGATAAACGTTGATTGTTTGGTGTATCGGTTGTTGCAGAAGAAGGCAATGAAGTATCATAACCATCCTTTGTAATAGCTGTAATGAGTTCTAATGTATATATATCATCCTGTGTTCCCTGTATAACTTTCTGTGCAGCATCTTTGAAGGTTGGTGCTGCCTGTCTTAATTGCGGCGTTAATCCAGGTTTCAATGGAGTCACCACTATCTCTGGAATACCGCGATGCCCATTAACATCTACATATAGTTTGGAGGCGATAGTGGCAGCGTCCATTGGGTTTGTTTGAGATAATAGACGTAGGTACTGACCCATAGGACTGTCATGCGGTTTAACGGATGCATCTTGTACATCAATGGAGTCATTGGCACCGATTGCAATATGACCTATGCAGCCAGTTTGTTCGCGGAATGCAGGCACAATACAGTTATCGTATGTGAGATATTTGAGATGTGCTTTCTTCTCGGCAGGATTTGTAGCACAGGCAGCACCAAATGTATCACAGCGTCTTATGGGTTGATTCTTATAATTGTCACGTTGTTTCGTAATACCACGAGATTCTTTTGAGGGTGAAATAAGATTAATGAAGGGTGCAGAGCATTTGAGAACATAGACTTGGATGCAGTTGTATTTAGCCCATGCAGCACGAAATTCATTACCCCATACATTAAGACCGAATCCTACATATGGAAATGGGAATGTAAATACATTATGAACGGGAGACATACAAAATCCATCGGCAGTTGGAATGCCTAGTAAATCCCAGAAGAAATCACGGCCATCATTATCGGACTTTATATGATTTGCACGAAATAATAATGTACCTGATGGCAGGTCTACAAGCTGTTGTTTATAACCTTGTATATTATATGGTAACACCTGTAAATTAATTTCATCTGCAGCAGCCATTTCTATTTAATTATAGCGGTGGTTTAGATTTCATATATAGGAGCATAAAATTGAAACGCGATGTGTATAATAGTTTAGTATATATCATTTTAGCTAATGATAAGCAGCATTAATACCATGTGTATTGATAAGCTCTATAATGAGTATAAGGAGTATGCGCTGAAGCATTATAAGAGGCATAGTCTTGGCTCAGTACATGTAGCATTCATTATTAAGCATAAGAAAATTATTGCAGTGGCAGCAAATAAGGTAGGGACTCGTTCAAACGGTTCTGGTTATTCGGCGAAGTCACTGCATGCTGAGAAGGCAGTAGTCAAGGCATTAGGGGATATGTCACAGCTGCGTGGAGCAACACTAATTGTAATTCGTGTTATGAAGGGGACTCAGGAAATTAATTATTCTGCACCATGTCATGCGTGTCAATGCTTTCTAGACAAGGCACAGCGAGAGTGGGGTCTTCGGCGAGTTATTCATTCCTGAGTATACATGCTTTATGATTGTAAAATACTATATAAATTTGAATATAATAATCTCTATATTTTTATTCACATATAATGAATACAAATATGGATATAAGTGATATAATTGTTTTTGGCTCTACTGCATTAATAGCAAATGGTATATATTATAGAGTTACTAAGAAAGTTATAAAGATAATACCAACAACTAAATATATTACAGTCGCTAATAAACTACAATGGAGAATGAATTCAACGCGATTTATGGTAGGAACGAATAATGAGCAGTTTGAAGTATGTAAGAATATTTGGGGACAACAATTTGATTCTGCGCATGTATGGAATTCAATTCAGATAAATAGACCACAATATGTTATAGTATATGGCATGAATATTCCAATCTTAAACATTTATCGTAAAATAATTATTAAAGATTTGCCGCCGTCAGTACCTATACCAGTTTCATTAGTATAAATAGAGAATGATTGACCGAATTCAATATATTTCAGATATACATTTGGAGTTTTATAAGACTCTGAAATCTATACCTGCTATTCCTGTAAATGCTGATGTTCTTGTATTAGCAGGTGATGTAGGATATCCTACAATGCCTATTTTTTGGGATTTTTTGGAATTACAGTCTGGGCGTTTTGCAAATATTATATTAGTTGCAGGGAATCATGAATATTATCATACAAATACAGCAATTTCTAAAGGACGTATTTTAACAATGGAGGAAATGGATGAGTTAATTCGCAGTGAAATTACAAGAAGAAAGTTGCACAATATTCATTTTCTACAGTGTGGCACAGTTATAATTGATGATATTGAATTTATTGGAGCGACATTATGGTCTGATATTCCTCGTCAAAAAACAGTAGATGTAGTGGAAGCGATGAGTGATTATTCACGTATATTTATAGAGGATGAGAAGACTCAGACTATTCATACAGTTTCGGTGGAGGCATTAAATAAATTACACAGGGAACACAGACAGTTTTTATGCAGCCAGGGAGCCAGGACAGGCGAAGAGACAGCTTTTGCAGCAGCTAAAAGAAAGACAGTTTTTATCACTCATCATCTACCATCATACAGTATGATTAACACCAAATATATCAATAACCCAATTAACTGTGCATTTGCATCAGATACATTGCATACAGTTCCTGTGAAACCAGATGTATGGATTTGCGGTCATTCTCATACAGCATTTGATGATATTATAGATGGCATACATTGTGTAATGAATCCTATTGGATATCCAGATGAAAATAAGAATATAAACTGGGGTGCATATATTAGTATATAATGAATATTATTGGTGCTATATCAGTATTATTTGGCAGTATTAATGGTTACAGAAAATCAGTTGGTGATCCAATTGATAAAGTAATATTAACATCATATATGTGTGTAACAACTCAGCTTTTATATATAAGAGGTGTTGCGCATAATCCTGCAGCTGTATTACCTATATTATTACTAGCACCTATTGTAAATGGTCTATATTTTTGTACAGGGCATCATATTGGAAAAACATTGGATTTTAAGAGAGGTAAACCCCTAGAATAATCTAAAGATTTATTTCTATAATATAATTGGAGAGTCATACCCGCCGCTCTCCAATATCTTTCATAAAATGCATTTTGTGAAATAAAAGGTTAGGCGTTTTGTCCTTAATGGACACACAATTAAAAATATTGCTAGTGAAAGTGGCAAAGTTATATTAATCTTTTGAGATGATAGAACATTTATAAATATTAAACGAGTTATATTATTTTATATTTGAATGCAGATAATAATGCGTCTGAGGAGTGGTTATACCTTTTATCTGATGATGGGCATAATAATGATTCAAAATAATTCATATAATAGTGTTAATATTGTTCGGTGATATAATTAAAATATTTTTGGGTCAATGACCATTTTTAGAGTAATTGAAGAAATTCTGTAAAAATGGGTATGGAATCTAAATTGTTGATGTGATATTATATATAATATGGATAATTATAATAAAGTTAAAGAATGTATAAATAATAATGGTTGTAAATTACTTACAACATTTGAAGAGTTTGAAGAAATAAGAAAAACTGCATTAAATAATTATTATGGATTTGTAAGGATTAAATTTATTGGACTATGTGGTCATGAATCCAGTGCAGTATTTACAAATTTTAATGTAAGAAAGACAGGTATTACATGTAAGAGTTGCGTAAAATTAAACACATCAAAACAATTATATATTAATAATAGAAAAGTAAATAATAGTGTAACAGAGAATGATAGTATTAAAATTCTAGAAAAACATCTGATAGAATATGATATTAAAAGAACAAATGAAGGATGTACAGCTGATTTAATAATTAGAGAAAAAGAAAAGAAAGATACTCAATGGATACCAGTTCAAGTAAAATCAACAGCTCAACTATGTCATAATATGTATAGTTTTAGAGGAATGAAAGAAAGCTATAAGAATATGCTACTTATATGTATTTGTATATCTGAAGAGAAAATATGGATTGTGCCATATAATGATATTAATATTACAAAAGGGAATCTTAATATTTCAAAGAAGTCAAAATATAATAAATTTTTAATTGAGGACAATACAAAAATATGTAGTATTATTCCAAAATATGAAACAAATATAGTAAGAGACACAGATGAACTTTTAATGAAACCAGTAACTGTTCTGCAACAAAGAGAACAAGAATATGTTAAAAAGAGAGAATCTATATTGGATTTCTTAAAGTTTGATAAAATGGAAGTGCAAAATACTCCTACAGATTTTATGATTAATGGTAAGAAAATTCAAGAGAAAGTTGCTGGATTATGTAAACATAAAAGAAATAATTTATTACTAGTATTAGCGTCAAATAATGGAAAAATTGATGGTATTCGACAACAAAGAACGTATAGATTAAAAGAGAATGATTTTTATTGGATTCATTCAAGTGTCGATAATAGATTTTGGATTATTCCTGAAATAGAACTATTCAATAGAGGATATATAAGTGCTTCTGAAGAAACTAAAAAGAAAACAACTATATTGATATCAATTAAAGATACATTACAAAATAACAATAAATGGTTGAAAGAGTTTGAATATAGTTATGAAAATCCAGATAAAAATAAATTAATGAAATTATTTGATTAATCTATGTGCGTTAGAATTTAAAGAAATATACCTACGGTATATGTAGGTGGAAACACCTGTAACGCTCTGTTAGCTCAGTTGGTTTAAGAGCAATGTGCTGTTGTTGATAATAGTATACTATTATTGTATCAGTTTAACACATAGGTCGTTGGTTCGATTCCAACACGGAGCGCACATTACTTTTTTAAATTTTGTATGAAAACTTTAAAAGAGTAATTTGAATAATAATAGCAATCAGTGCAATAATTAGAATAATCCACTTATAAGAACGTGGAATAATCTGTTTAATCATATATGTTCCTGTGAGTGTATAGCCCCTCTTTTTATAATAATCGCGTACACCGATTCCAGAAATCACAGCAATTTGTGTTGTATTATGTTTTGCAGCAATCTCTTCAGCCGCCTTTAGCAGTTTCTTACCAATTCCAAGATGCTGTGATAGTCCCTTCTCTGCTTGACTCCCTACTTCAACTACCTTACCATATACATGCAGTTCTCTAATCATTGCGGTTCGTCCTTTCAGTTCAGGAATAATACTGTCCTCTAGAGCCTTACTAATACGCAGTCGGCAGAATCCCAACATGAGATTCCTGTTTGCACGAGGTACTTCTGCTGAAATGAAATATTCTGTTCCACCACTCGCAGGAAATGTAGCAATCATATACTGTACTTCATCTGCAGTAAAGGGCTCATCACGTACCTCACAGCAGCGAATGCACTGACAGTATACGCCCTGTGCCTCTGCCTCGTGTTTAACAATTTGTGCTAGATTAGATTTCATAGATGGGCTTGTAAAACCAATATGATGCCCTGGAAGGTCTTTCACTTCCTTGAAGTCCCTCTGAATACGATTGACACGTACCCATTTAGGAGTAATCTGTTGACGATAAATTAGAACATTAATCAAATCACGTGCATCTGGTGTAGCCTCTGAATATGGCTTCCATAGTCCCTGCTCCTTCCATTCCTTCACTCTTGTAAAGGATACATCAAGACAGGGGTAGTCCTTCATATAATCAGGAATCAGGTCAGGGTCATCACGTAGAACTTGGCGATAGCAATCCATATCTCCCTCTGGTGTTGCACCAGGCAAATCAGCCATAATATGGAGCTCTAGCTTGAATCCATAATCCTTCAGCATTTTAATGGCTTGCCTGGAATGTTTAGTGGAATGACCGCGATTAACGCGGCGTAGCAGAGTATCATCAGTATGCTGAACACCCAGTTCAACACGTGTGACACCATAGCGCCTGAATCGTACAATCTCCTTCAAATTAATCTCATCAGGGCGTGTTTCAATACCAAGACCCACTACATGCACCTTTGCAGTAGTATTAATATGTTGCTCCTCTTCAATTGTACCCTTCTCACGGTCCCTGGAATCATAATACGTGTTTGCTGCATAGAATAGGTCACGTACAAATTCATCTGCAATATCATGGCCATAGCAACTGAATGTGCCTCCTAGAACACGATACTCAATCTTATCAATAGGATGTCCATTGGCTTTCAGAACATCAAAACGATTATATACTTGCAGGACAGTATTGAAGTCTACTTCTGCAGCACGCTTGAAAACATCTTCATTAGACAGATAGCTACGAGGCATACCAGGCTCATTGGGGCAGAAGTGACAGTTATACTTGCAGCTGAACTTATCAGGTGGCAGTGATACACTAATATTTACAATTCCACTGTCACTACGTACAGCTTTTGTAATAAGCATTCGAGATACAATAGGGTTTGGAGAAATCTTATTGGAATCTAGAAGCTCCTTATATGCTGTACACATCTGAATTTTAGAGGGAGAAATCTTATATTTTCTGCGAAGAATAATAAGTGCATCCTGCAGCTGCTTCTTTGTAGCGATGGGTCGATTCGATGTCACCAGGTCCTTGACGAAATGGTGGATAATAGTTGAAGAGGGCTTCGCCTCGATTGTGTCCTCGATATCCATGCCGATGACTGGGAGGGCACGTACATTAAAAATACAGTGGTTCACGATTCAATTTTTTGCGGCGACAAATTATTTAGTAGACTTTACAATAGTATTAATGAAGCTTTGTGAATCGCTCTGATATTTGAATAGAAGCTGTGACAAATCTGCCTGTGTATATTTATAATCAGGGATTTCATTGAGGATTTTATGTGGGATTATACTACCATAGAACTGTTTGTATATATCGCTGATTTGTTGACGACGCAGTTTCTTGAATTCAATCTCCATATCAATACGCCCTGGACGAGTTAGTGCAGGGTCCAATATATCACGATGATTTGTTGTCATAATTACAATACGTCCAGGAACCTCTACAATACCATCCAACACTTCAAGAAGAGCACCAAGAGTAAGTTTATCATCATCATTCTTCTTTTTAGGAGGTTCTTTCTTCAGAGAATCATTAATAATTTCTGTAATAGTCTGTCCATTAGTAGGAGCATCTTCGGTTAGTGGAGGGAGACGACGGTCACGTACAATCTTCTCCCAACCATTACAGTCAATCTCTTCAAATACATAGATACGCTTTGATGGTGCAACATAATCATTCAGATTGCCTGAATAGAATACTTCATCTAACTGTTTACGAGTATGAATCTTGTTCATTGGAACAATAATAAGACTCATATCCATATATTGTGCAATGGCTTTGATGGTACTTGTTTTACCAGTACCAGGCTCACCATATAGTAGTAGACCAAATGTTTCAGGGATTCCTAGTTTAGTATATTGTTCCTTATTTTTGAATGTATCGAGGCGTTTCATGAGAGCATCTTTTCCTTCAAAGAATAGATTTGCGAAGGATTTTGTTGTTTTGAAATCAATCGGTTCAGGATAATCCATTTCATTGGATTTTGCATCAAATGTTGGTTTAATAATATACTGTTTGGCCGCATTTTTCTTTTTATGATATTCCTCGAATTTAGCTGACCATTCATCAATAAATGCTATTAGTTTATCATTTGGTTCATATGATGTTAGTGTAATTTTAATAATACTTTCCTCAATCTCATCTATTCCAGGAATCTCTTCATTAGACCTTCTACGCGATGACTGTTTAGTTGTAATATTGAATTCAGCATGGATTGTATGAGTTAGCCAAATACCTCCTGAATCATTGGATGGAATTAGATTGACAGATGTAAACATTTCATCTGTAGAGAAAGGCAATGTATAATTGACAGCTTTCTTAATAATGGGCTTCGTTTGTTTCAAGTAATAGAAGATGCCTTTAATTGAATTTGTAATATTACCATATTTATGACCTTGGTGTTTATTCATATATATATTTGCAGTTAGTTCCAGCTTTGAACGATTATATGTATGGAGCTTTTTGAAATATGTATAGATGTTTTCCCAATTCTGTATGATATAAATACATAGTATGAGAGGTGCAATATAGGACGATTCTTTTCCTATAAGAAGGAATAAGAGAGAAGTTGGATTGCTGAAATCCATTTTGTCTCTTATTGGATGGGGTGAATACTAATTAGTTCACCTATATTTTCAATTTTATTTGTATGCTATATCTTTAAGAGTAAACGGATAAAATACGTGCAGATGGGTCAATATATTTTGTAACTTCTTTGCCATCTGCTGACCATTTTGGTTGCCAGTATCCTGGTATAGAACTTGTGCGATTCGTTCCGAAAAAATCCGTGAAACGTTTGTAATAATAGTATGCCTCTTTTGTAGGGTAGCCTGAAGTATTAAATTCATCATCTGATACTTTTGTGTTGACCCATTCCTGTATGATTTGGAACCATGATTTTGTGGGCGCACTTATACCATCAGAGAATGCCTCCTTCTTTCTCCATAGGACTTCGCTGGGTAAAACACCAGTATCTTCAAATGCTGCGCGTAGCCACCATTTCTCCATATTTTTATAGGTCGGCATACGTTTCCCTGCAGGTATTGACCAATATTCAGAAATAAATTCTGGGTCTAGTAGAGCAACACGACCTTCTAATCCCCAACGAGCAATGCATCGGTCTGCACGTTTCACATCATAGTAATGTATATTATGTACATATTCTCTGGCGGCAACTTCTAATTCTTGTGCATTGGGTGCATACCAGTTAAAAAGATAGGATGAACATACTTCATCAGGTCCCTCACCAACCATTACAACCTTACAGTCAGTATTTTCTGAAATATATTTACATACTAGGTACTGACCAACAGATGCACGAATTGTAGTAGTATCCCATGTTTCTGTAGTATATATAACATCATCTATTGCTTCTAGACCTTGCTCAGCTGTGAAAAAAACTTCAGTATGATTTGAACCGATATGTTGTGCGACTTTACGAGCGTATTGAAGGTCGGTTCCTTCGCTCTCTCCACTTAGGGAACAACAGAAAGTACGTATGGTTTTACCTAAAATTTTTGAGGAAATTGCTGCTACTAGGCTGCTGTCTACACCACCTGAGAGAAGGAATGCGATGGGTTTATCTGCTGTCAACCTGCGTCGAATACTGTCTGTAACAGCTGCTTTCACCCTGTCTAAATACTGTCTGTCTGTCAAATGAATTAACTGCTGTGCTCTATATATGTTTCTAAATGTATATTCTGTTAACTGTGTATTATGGAAAGTATCAATATCATAAATATATAGGAGTCCTGGTGGGAATTCCTTTACATCTACTGTTTCTTTTGAAAAACCTTTTATTTCTGAAGAGAATTGTATGGAGTCATTGGTTGCTGTGAAATAGAGTGGTCGAATGCCAACTTGGTCACGGCCTGCAATGACAGTAGTGAGTTGTTTGAGATGATTAAATGCAAATATATTGAATGCAAATTCTCCTTTGATTTTGTGTTGAAATAGATTGTAGAATTCTCCTAGTTTATTGGCTTTGAGAAATGTATAGTATAGATGAAGGATAACTGCACAATCACTTCTGATTGTAGAGGGTAACTCAAATTCTTCAATGAGTTCTTTGTAGTTATAGATTTCGCCATTACAGATGAGAATGCAGGTTCTTAACTCATCTTCAATAATGAAGGGTTGATTAGAAGTGAATGTATCATTAATAATTGCAAGGCGATGAAATCCAATAGTGACATTATTATAGGTTTCAAAGTATGAGTTGTCTGGACCACGATGTTTTATACGCATAAAATTAGTGAAGTTTTGTTGAGCACTTTGCTCAGCATTGTGTAGAGTAATATAGGACCAAATTCCACACATTTTTATTGAAGTTATTGTGGCAATTGTTTATATTATTCACCAATATATTTATCAGTAATTGAAGGAGTCTTTGAAATAATATTATTAATAAATTCTAGTGCAGCAATTTTATGAGTATCAATATTACCTCCTGCTGTATGATTATCATATAACATATATACATCCTTTATTCCTAATAGAGCTAGTTCACCAATATTGGCAGTATGCATTGGTTTTCTGCGAAATTCTTTTGGATAATGAAATTCTATCTTAGAGAATATAGAGACAGTATCAGGGATAGGGTCAAACACAGGGTTTTCTTCCCAGGTGTCACAGCAGCGAAAGCCAGCTAAATCGACATATTCTTGACAGGTAGTAATATTGACAGTTTTTGCAGTAAATTGTGACAGGTTTAATTGCAGAGATTTATTATTTGCGGGTTTATTATTAGAGGTATTTTTGTGTATATGGTCATGAAATAATGTATCTTGTCTTTTATATTTGAAATCGAGGTCATCAGGTTTCTTCAGATTTTTAAGAAGTTCAGTTCCTTTATTATATTCTTCTTGTGTTAAATATCCTCTATCAGTTGTAAGCAATTCATATAAATATATAAGAACTGCAGTGGAGCCTGCAATTAAGAATGGTCTGTTTGTATCGTCCATTGAAGTTGCAGTTTGTTGGATGGTGCGCGCTTCATCAACGACTTGAGGATACCATGAATGCATGCCGCCACGTTGTTTTCTCTTGCGGGTAGTGCTTCGTTTTTTATTGCGTCTAGTGTATTTCATTAATTATAAATGTTAAAAATATAATAGAATGATATTCAAATTTTCTTGGTACATATATTATAACAGTGTTGTTTCTCTTGCATTTTGTGTATTTCATTAATTATAAATTTGATATTAAATATGTATGCAATAGTAAGAATAACAATGGGAGTTATATATAGAATTCTTAATAAAATTAATGGAAAGATATACATTGGTGAAACAACTCGAGATAATCCTAATGAGAGATGGATGGAACATAAAAGACATGTATTAAATGGTGCGTTTGGTTGTAGAGCATTATATAGTGCTATGACTAAATATGGTATTGATAATTTTGAATTCAAAATATTATTCTTCTGTTTTAATGAAGATGTAGAGAAGTATGAAATTCAAATGATTGAGAAACTGAATACAATTGCACCAAATGGCTATAATATTTTAAAGGGAGGTAAAGGTGGTGGATTTGTAGGTAAGAAGCATACTGAAGATGCGAAAAGAAGGATTAGTGAGCATTTCAAGAAGAGATATGAAGATGTTAAGGAAAGAGAGAAGATGAGTATTATTGTAAAAAATGCAATGAAAGGGGTAAATATTTATGAAAGAATGATGAAATCAGATAAATGGAAGAAAGCTGTTGAAGAGAAGAGAGTAGGTGCAACTTTGGGCTCTACAATATCAGATGATGTTAAAGAAAAGATTAGAAAAGGAGTTAAAAAATATTATGATAATGATGATAATAAAATAAATATAGAGAAGCATCGTGAAGCGATGGCAAAATCTTGTGGAATAAAAGTATCTCAATATGATTCAAATCATAATCTATTAGGTACATATATATCTGCTGCAGAAGCTGCAAGACAAACAGGCATACCTAGAAGTACAGTGCAAAATGCAATAAAACATGGAAAGAAAACGTTGGCAGGACATTATTGGATTGCAATAATTTCGGCCTAAAGACTTGCCTATATGATTAGTTGTGGAGAAATCCACAAGTAAGTGGGGGTCCGCTAGTGGTTATGCGGTTCGACTTAAGCTCGAATGGAGCAATCCTCGTGGGTTCGAATCCCACCCTCCACATAATTTACACCCTTTTTTAAAGTTTCAATAAAACCTTAAAAGAGTGTGCAAATACTCTGATAGCCTTTATAGCATAGTGGTATTGCGCTTCACTTGTAATGAAGAGGCCCGCGGTTCAATTCCGCGTGAAGGCAACGAAATTATTTATTTGCATTGATTATATTCAAATAATTAGTTCGTATCATAACTATTAACATATCCAATAGAATAACCACAATTCTTTTTAATTCTATATTTTGTTCGTTTTAATGTTTTCTTTAATTTATTACCCCCTCTCATATTAACTGTAGAAGTAAATAAATCATATGATTCTGGTTCAACTAAGTGAGTAGATGGTATTTGCCATAAGGTATTAAATATATTAATACCCATATCTTCAAAGAAAAAATCTAACCATTTTCCTACATTATAACAATATTGTTCTGTACCATATGTTTTCTTAATTTGTTGTATAAATTCTCTTGGAGAATGTGAATACTTCCATTCGGCTTCATATGGTTTAATATATGCATAATTTTTAATAGCATCATCAAATGATATTTGTTCCATATCTAATATTGTTAATAATTGCTTATAATGATTATATTTATCTTCTGGTAGAACTGCTCCAAAATGATATTCATACCATGTTTTATTGTATTTAATAATCATATCATATGCAAGTCGTAATTTAAATTGCTTAGAATTTTCCATACAATAAATATATGATTCATCTTGAAGATTAAAATGTGTAATATGTGGAAATAATTTGAACATGGTCCATAAAGCAGTTTTAACTAATTTAACAGTTCCTCCAGATTTAGATAATATAGCTGTTTTAATACATTTTTCGCCGTATTCTACACGGTCTATATATGGTATATAATCAGGGGATGACATACTTGCAACAAAACAATAATCATTCGTACCTCCAAATGAAAATGTATAGGTTGTATTATAATCTGTAATAACCTCTAAAACTTTACAATAAAACTCTAGACCATATGCACGTATCATATATTTGAAGGTAGTTCGTTTCATTATTTAATGTATGTATTATTACTTAAAGTATTACTGTGATAATATATTGGAGTAAATGACTCCTATAGTACCTGTTTAGCTCAGTTGGATAGAGCAACCGCCTTCTAAGCGGTAGGTCGTAGGTTCGAGTCCTACAATGGGTGTAATAAATTTGATACTTTAATATTATATAAATAATATTAAATTATCAAAATGATTAAAATAATTGGTATTTGTGGATTTATAGGTTCAGGCAAGGATACAGTGGCCAATATAATTAAAGGGCTCTATGGAGATAGAGCGAAGCATATAAGTTTTGCAGGAATTCTGAAAGATATAGTGAGTATAGTATTTGGATGGGACCGTGCATTATTAGAGGGAGATACAAAGGAATCACGTAAATGGCGTGAAGAGGTGGATGAATGGTGGTCTGTGCGACTTAATATACCAGGATTGACACCACGATATGTTCTGCAACAATGGGGAACAGATGTAATGCGTAATCATTTTCATACGGATATATGGATTGCAGCAGTTGAAAGGAAAATGATGGGCTTCTCGCCAGATAGTATTGTAGTTATAACAGATTGTCGGTTTCCTAATGAAATTGAGTTGATTAACAAAATGTGTGGTAATATAGTATGGGTGCAACGAGGTGATATGCCTCATTGGTATAATGAATATATTGTTAAGGGTGATGCTCCTATTGGTGTACATGTATCAGAGTATGTATGGGTTAATAGTGTGTTTAATAGGATAATTAATAATGATGGGGACCTCGATGATTTGCGACAAAAGGTGATAGAAATGATGGCTGAAATTGCTTAAAGACTGCATGACATATATAATTGTGTAGAAATACACGAATTCGAAGCTCCTCTAGCTCAGTTGGTTAGAGCATTTCGCTTATAGTATATAGCTATATATGTCACGGAAAGGTCCACAGTTCGATCCTGTGGTGGAGCATTTATTTTTTTGATTTTATAAGATAACATCAAAAAAATAAATTTGATATAAATATGCTGTTCGAAAATACTCTATGAATATTATAGTACATATAACCCGCCATTTTATAATGGAATCTGAAAAGTGTGATGATAATGGTACAATTTATGTATCAGAGGAGGCGTATGAATATATGGTAACTATGGAAAATGAATTAATGCTTATTGATAAATTGGATGGTGTTTTGCAGACTCTTAAACAATCCTATATTGATTGTACGAATGATTTTGATAAATGTACAACTGGAGAGGATTATACAGCTCTTCAAAAGAAGATTGAAACATCCAAAACAGATAATACACAGTTATATAATAAATATATTGTACATATTGAACAAAAAGAGATTGCACATGCAATTGCAAAACATTTTAAGGACCTACTAGATTGTAATACAGCTCTATATGAGTCTATAGAAAATAGAAAAGTACAGAGTTCCTATCTTCTAATATTTCTACAGAGTTTGGTATTAATTATATCTCTTGGAATAGGTATATATAGTATGGTTAACGCAGCAAATGGAAGTATGAAATTTGGCGCTAAATAAATTTGATGCATAAAGCGATTATATTATTTTTAATACAAAGAATGTCGACATATGTACCATTAGAACCACATGTGCCACCACCTCATTTGGAGAAGGAGGTTGGAGAGTATTTAGGACAGTTGGATGAAAAACATAAACGGCTGCATGAGATTGCAGTAAAAACTCTGGCATCATCATATTTTGTAGAGAGGTCACACGGATTCTTGAATTGGAAAAAGAAGCAAATTAAGTAATCTCCATCCATGATATAGACCCATTTACTGCTAATGTATTTGTGCCTGCCATTTGTGCAACTAGAACAATAATGTCTGGTTGTCCACTAATAGAAGATGTTATGGGTGGTATAGATGGAAATAAATATTCATTTATATTCACTTGTATTGTAGAGGCTTGTTCTGAAAATTTAGTTGTAATTATAGTTCCAATACTTGATAAAGAAATATCAGTACCTGCGGCATTATTATAGATGATTTGAGACATAGATGTAGATGTAGGATGGTCTACCCATGTTTTTCCTGATGCAAGAGTCATTGTAGGATTCCATAATATAGAAAATGTAGTATATCTATCTTGATTTGAAGCGCCTTGTACTAATATATCAACTTCTGTTAATTTAATTGTTGCACGGCAGTGTTTCTGTTGTAGTCTTACTGCACATAATACAGTAGGATAGGTTGATGTTTTAGATGCAATTGTTATAGCTTCTTTACTATATAATGGAGGCATAGAATACAATGCACCAATTGGTACGTAATTGCCTTCAACTTGTACAGTACCGCATATAGCTGCAAGTGTTTTTTTAGTAGTATTTGCGGCGATTGATTCGATTTCCCAACGCAGAGGTAATTTATTAAGACGATGATAAGGAAATTGATATGGTCGTTGGTAGAATGCATGAACAAATACGAGATGTCCATTGATAATGAAGCCTAGTCGTGTAACACCAACGCCAAGCCATTGTTTTTCGATAACAAGGAGGTGTGTTTCTGCTATTTTTCCAAGAATCATTCCACTTGGACTAGTTTCACGACGACCATTTAATGTATCAAGATTCCATTGACTTTGTGGAACTCGAACTACGTTCTGTATATTATCTGGTGAATTACTGCGTTCTACAACGCACCATTCATTGCCAGATATTTCAATGAAATGTCCCATACTTACCTTAGTTGGTGTTGACAACTCACCTGTTTTATCACGATAATCGTCGAATAATCCAACACGAGCTACACATCCAGATAAATCGCCTTGTAATGATGGTACAAATGTTATATATACAAGCTGTGTTTTACCAGGTTGATATAGTATATATTCATGTGATTGTCTGAATGCGCGTGAACCTGAACCACCTGAAATGGATAGTTCATATGTGGCATTTTCTGCATTATGTATGATGGTTGCATTACTTACTGTTTTTTGTTCCATACGATATGATGAAATATCAAATGATGCATGAGTTTCAAATAATGTTGTTGGCATTGTAACACGTTGACGTGCAAATAGGTCTGTTGCTGGATAACCACATGAACGTCCAATATTACTGAAACTGGGTGTATATGAATTATTAATATTCATTCTCTATTTTGTGCGGCGGACTTTATAATATGTATGTGGTGATGAATAAATAGAAATGCGGTCCAGCGGTCAAGATATCTTATTACCAGAAAAGTCCAAACGTAAATCTTCACGAAGTCTCTTTTTTGAAGTTCATAGTACTGATAGAGACCGTCGTATATATAAAACTAGTAATGAATTTCGTTGGAGATTTCCGGCCCCTATTAAGGAAGTACAGCAATTACGTATAATTGGTGGTTCTATACCACGTCCATTATATAATATTGATGTTCCATATAATTCGTTTTCAATTAATATTGCAGGTACTGTATCTACAGTAACAATTACACCTGGTTCATATGATGAGACAGCATTAGCATCAGAAATAGCTGGAAAAATAAATATTATTGCATCACCACTGAATGTATTTACAGTTTCTATTAGTTCAGTAACAAATCAATTCATACTTACAAGAACAGTAGGTAGTTCAGCATTTTCATTATTATTTAATACAGGATTGTATAGAGATTTGATAGATAATACAAATGGTGGATTATTAGAGCCAAATTCACCAGCAACTATATTAGGGTTTGAACCTGCAGTAGATGTTTCTGATGGTGGTACAGGTCGTATAACATCACCCTTTGCTGTTCAATTACGAGATAGATTAAGTCGCATATATCTATATTTGAATTATGAATCTACACAAGATTTAACAGCAATTAGTCGTGGATTAGGGCGCAAGGAACCCAGTTTAATTATTTATATGGATCAGGGGGATGCATTTGTGAAGTTTTTGAATAAGGAGACATATGACCTATTTGTATTATCAGCACCAGCACCAATCTCACGCATTAGTACATTGGACGTGAGTTTTCGCGATGAGTTTTATCGTCCTATTAATTTTAATGGACGAGAAGTAACATTACTCTTTGAAGCAACTGCATTTGATTATTAAATGATTTAAATTAAATGTATATAATAATATAAGAATGTTTGGAAAGTTGGGGAAATTAAATTTTACAAAAAAGAAGAATAAACCAAATGATATTATTCATAAGAATATGACCAATTCTGAGAAATTAAACATAATTATTGGTGAAATTGTAGGCATCAAAGGTGAAATTGCAGTTATTAAGAAAGACATAGTTAATATTAAAACAGACTTAGCTGATTTTAGACAAGAATTTAATAAGTATAAGAAACAAGATTCAGACTTTCAAGAAGCACGTATTAATAATTTTATTATATCTCTATTAAGTCGTAATAAAAATACATATAATATTAATTTGATACCAATAGAAAATATATATATGCCATATAGTAATTCTCCATTAAGTGAATTCGATGGTTTAATTTTATATACTCCTAACCAATCAAAAATGCCACATGTATCACAGGAGTTAATAGAAAGAGTTGACAGTGATTTCCATACAAAACTGAAGGATAATATATCACAAATAAATACAGTATTTACATTACCACAGTTAATTGTTGTTGAATCCAAACGGTCTGTATCAAAACAGAAGATTGATACAAAAATAATGCAAATGTATGAGTTTATTCATATGTTAAAAACAATAAAAACAATTGATATGTCAGCAACAAAGGAAGTATTTAGAGATTTCTTGGGTGATTTAATAGAATATTCTAGATTAACATTAAATGAGTTACAGAATATTGATATTAAAGTTATTTTTGGTTCTGATGATATTACATTAAATATGCATGAATATATATGTGCTATTCATGATGGAATTACTGAAGACAAGTATAATGAATTATGTAGTAGGATGTTTTATGATGATAAATATGCTACAAAATTCATAAGAGAATTATCATTATTAGATACAGTTTCAAAACCAGTTAAAAGTCTTTTGAAGCATTATAGAACATTTGATGAATTGAAGAATATTATAGAGACTCATTTTAAGGAACATAATATGGGTCATGTAGCATCTTATTTTACATCATATAACGATATGAAGCAATATTTTGAATTAATGGTAAAATCAATTGGCATTGTACAATTTAATAAGGCTACATTTCCAGAATTATTTCAGTTTTCTAGTATGAATGCAATCTAGTAAATAATTAAAGAATATTGATGATTATATAATACAGTATACTATAAAATCATCAAAAATGAGGGATATTAATATTGAAATAAATGGTTTATCAATTGGAGGCAAGGAACTTTTAAGAAAAACAAATGTAGTAATTTCTGAAGGAACAAAATATGGTTTTATTGGCCGCAATGGAACTGGTAAATCTACTGTGTTGCGTTATATACATGAACACCCTGAGTTAAATACTGTGGATAAGTACCTGGTTGCACAGGAGGTTCCTGCTGATGCTGTTAAAACTGTTTTCGAAACTGTCATAGAATCAAATACTGTGTTATTATCCTGTTGGCGTCGTTATAATGAATTATGTGCTATGGAAAATCTTGGAGAGAAAGATGAAAATGAATTACAAACAGTTACACAGCAGCTGGGTGAATTAAATTATGACAGGGAAGCAGCACAGGTAAACAGGCTGCTGGCAGGTTTGGGGATTGGACAGGCAGCAGCTGCGAAGCCAACAGCACAGTTTTCTGGTGGATGGAGAATGCGTATTGCACTGGCTTCAGCATTGTATAGAGCCCCTGAACTATTACTATTAGATGAAGTATCAAATCATTTGGATCTAGAAGGATGTATTTGGTTAATTGATTATTTGCGCAATTATAAGGGGACTATTATATGTATTTCGCACGATATTGAATTTCTGGATTCTGCCTGTAATTGGATTATGAATTTGGAGAATTATAGTATATCCTATTATAAGGGAGGATATTATCGTTTTAAGGCACAATATGATAAGGATATGAAAAAAGCTGTGGCAGATACAGATAAGATAGAAAAGAAGATTAAGGAATTGAAGAAGGGTGGTGCAAAAACGAAGGCTGAAATGGAATCATATATTAAAAAGAATCCCCTACCATATATAGGTCGTGAAAAAGCTGTGCGATTTGATTTTGGAACTGTTGCAGATGGATATGAAAATCTTATAACTTTGGAAAACTGTAGATTTAGTTATGCTGACAAACCGATTCTTCGCAGTGTGGATTTTACTGTTGCAATGATGACACGTGCTGTATTAGTAGGTGCTAATGGAGCTGGTAAAACAACTTTAATGAAGATTCTGAAGGGTGATTTAGCTGCATCTGGTGAATATAGAATTGACGAAAGGGTTCGTATAGGATATTATAATCAGCATACTGTAGAGGAACTACCTGTTGACCTGACTGCTATAAATTGGCTTCAAGAAAAGTATGATATGAAGGAGGATATACTGCGTAGCTGGCTGGGCCGAGCTGGATTGGAGGGAGCTGCGCATAAACTGCCTATGGGGCAACTGTCTGGCGGTCAGAAGGTAAGAGTTGCAATGGTTGATTTGCAGTTGTTAAAGCCTCATATTCTGTTATTGGATGAACCAGGAAATCATTTGGATATTAATACATTGGAGGCATTGAAGGATGCTATTAATAATTTTAATGGAGGTGTAGTGATGATTTCACATAATATTGATTTAATTACTGAGACGAACTGTGATGTATGGGAAATTAATGGAGGTGCATGTATAAGAACAACATTTGATGATTATACTGCTAAATGTATTGCAGATGTTGTAACATAAAGTGCATGATTGTACTCGTTTAAATAATGATAATATATATTATTAAAATGAATGCATCAGTTCAACACATAAAAGAAACCCTACAGGCCATAGTTAAAGTATCTACAATAAATAAAAAAATACTTTTTTATTCAGCAGATAATTTAAATATCCCTAGAAAGGTAATATCAACTAAAAATCTCAAAGCAATCAATCTATTCAATGTATCAGTTACTCCTGCATCACCATCAGGATATTATATTACTAATTTTGAGTATAAAAATGATGATAGAATTGAACAAGTGATATGGAAATATGCATATGATATACATAACTGGGAAAGTGAAACTATAGAACTAATTAATAAGACAATTAAACTTGCTTAGAGGCATTGATAGATATAGCATACAATATTTGGGGATTATGCTGCGAAATGTATTGAATAAAATTTGAAAATGCTGCATAAACAGCAAGAGTTATTACATATAATAGTATGAAAGTATTGGTGTTTGATACAGAGACCACGGGTCTTCCTAAATGGCGTGGACAGGATGGTTATAATGGAGGTTGGCCAGATTTAGTTTCTATATGTTGGGTTGTATTGGATTATAATAAGGAGATAAAACGTAGATATTATGTAATAAAACCAGAACGTTGGACAATACCAGCAGATTCAGCGAAGATTCATGGGATTACACAGGAGTATGCAATGGCAAATGGAGTGAGTTTGAAGACAGTAATGGATGAATTTAAGCAAGATGTAGGAGATGTAAGATGGATTGTAGCACATAATTTAGAGTTTGATACGAATGTTGTGATTGCAGCATGGTATTGGAGACTACGTGATGACCCCAAGCGTTTTTGGGATAAACGCAAAGAGTTCTGTTCAATGCTTCAGGGTTCCAAAGAATTGAATATATTGGATGAACAGGGTCGTCAAAAATGGCCAAAGCTGGATGATTTATATGAGATATCATGTAGTAAGAAGGCTCCCGCAGATGCACATAATGCACAGCGTGATGTTGATGTTCTTATTGAAATTTTGAAAAATCGTAATTGGTTAGATGCTCTCCTATTAATTTCATAATTTATATTCATAATTTATAAATAGGTATAATGGAACCAGATGCACATTGTAATCCGCAGTGGAAAAGATTGCTACAAAAAGCCAAATTGGAGGAATGTAATGTAGGCATTAATGAGATTTTTAGTATAGTTAATGCAATAGCACCGCCGCTACTAAAGGGTTTGGCGCCGCCATCAAAACCAATTGCATTAGTAATGTGTGGTCCTGCAGGAGCAGGTAAGACAACTATAAAATCCAAAATATTTGGTGAATTAGGTATAACACCAGAACAAACTATTCTAGCGGAACCAGATGCTATATTGGCTGCGCTAGAACAATGGAAAAATCCATTAACAAAACTGAAATGTCAGAAAACATCAGGGCAACTCTTATATAAATTTTTACTGGAGCGTTTGGCAAAAACGAAACATCATATAGTATATGATACAATTTGTCGTGGTATTGGTAATACAATGGATGCAATAAATCTATTTGCTCGCAATGGATATTATGTAATATTATCAGAAGTGTATGTGCCATTAGATGAGATACAAAGACGTGTAAGAAAAAGATATAATAATGCTGCCGATGCAAATAAGAGATTTATAGAACCAGCGGAAGTTCAAAGGATGTATGAGGAGTTTTCAGGGAAAGCATCTGTGTATTTTGGTAGAACTTTCAAAGGAGAACCAGTGCGAATTAATGAATTACGTTTATATAATAATGAAGGAGATGAACCATTATTATTGTATAAAAGGGTGGGTGATAAAGTAGAAATGGGGTCAAATATGAGACCATTTTATTTTAATTATAAAGGCGCAGGAAAAATAAAGGGTCGCAAAACAAGGCGTAAAAGACATCTTAAGCATTGATACACCTAAGCAAACAAGTGTTTGCTTAGTATGTATACCTATTCTTAGAGATTGGTCAAAATACCTAATTTGCCCACCTCTAAGCATTGAAATGTTTGCGACAGACAGGTTTATATGAATCAGCTGCACCAATGAGGACCTGTTCAGAAGATACTACAACACGTTTAGAGAAATGTGCGAGTGTTCCATCACGACAATCAGCACAGTATGCATTGAGTCGTACAAATTCCTCTGCATGTGGTACAAGACGTAGAATATCACCAAAGGGCTTGCGTGTAGCATCACCGTCAAGTCCGCATACAACAATATGGAGAGGTAGAGTATCTGCCCACATTGTTACTTTTTCATAAAGGTCACCAAAGAATTGTGCTTCATCAATTACAAGCACTTGATAATCCTCAATATTAGCATGTTCAGAAATCTCTGAAAGATGACCAATGCCTAGAGCAGGATGTTGGTCAATATCATGACTAGAAATTACATTTGTGCCATATCTAGTATCATGTTTATAATTGACAACTAGAACTTTGTATCCAATTGATTCATAACGACGGATACGTTTAAGAAGTTCCGTTGTTTTTTGTGCAAACATGCAGCCAGCAATTACAGTTAGATAACCCATTATATTGATGAGAACGATTAATATGATAACTTTATAATCGCATGGAAGGCGAGTCAAATTTTATGCAACTATTGGATTAAATCCCATAATAAACTAAGGTATTTTTAATAGAAAATGTTGAAGAATATTGAAGATGTTCCGGCTTATTGTATTACATTAGACCGTCGTCCAGATAGATGGCAGCGTTTTATGAGTCAAACAGTTGCAGCAGGATTGCAGGTAAAAAGGTGGTCTGCTGTGGATGGTCAAACAATAAATGTTGAAACGGATGAAAGAATATCAGTATTTACGAAGCGTAATATTATTGAGAAAACACGTCGTTCACATGAAGAATTAGACAGTATTGGTGGTATTGGTTGTGCACTGTCCCATATTAGTTTATGGAAAAAACTAATTGATTCCACTGATGAATATATGTTAATTATGGAGGATGATGCTGCTGTTTCTGCCGATTTTGTGGAGAAGGCAAATAGATTATTAGAATCATCGGCGATTTTACAGAATCCTGCTACATGGGATATATGGATGCTAGGTGGTGCATGGAAAGCCGAGCAATCAGATATAGATAACTACAAAGTGCATTCACAATATGAACCAATAATGACCCTAGGTAAATTCTATTTAATCCATGCATATGTGATAAATAGAAGAGCGGCTGCAGCATTTCTTGAACACTGTTTTCCAATTCAGGCACATATAGACCATTATATGTCAATGTGTGCGCGTTTCAGCAATTTGAAAGTTGTAGGGAGTCCACTTCTAAAAATACGTCAGAATGGACAGACATCAGATATTCAAATGAAGGGTCGTTGTGAGATTTGTGATGTACCATCAAATGTACAGAACTATTATTTATGGAATCGTATTGATATTGGTATAACAGCAGGGATTATTGGTGTGATTCTTATTGGTTCTACACTATTTTATAAGAGCTAAGCCTAGAGCGACAAGTTAGTCCCTATACTGTCTATATCCCAGAAATATTTCACCATTAGATGTAATCATTTTACTATATATATGCAATATATCATTAATATTTTGCATATATTGTGGGTCATTTGTAATAGTAATATTTCTTGTAACAGAGAATGGGATGTTTACTTGAATATTGCTATATATTGTTTTATCAATTGTTTCAAATAAATTGGATAGGAATGAGATGCAATTACTGTGTGTATCATTAAATACGTGTTCAATACCATCATTCGTATTTATTATTTTAATATATGCGCTATTTAATTTATTTTTAATGGAAATGCTAATACAATTATTATAGTGTGTGGATGTGATATAGAAATTAATAAGTTGCATGATGCCTTAAAAAATTGTTGATAATAATATATCAGACTGATTGTTTAATATATTAAAATGCTGTCTTTAGTAAGTATTGAAACAAACAATGAACGCTTTTTGCAATTTAGAGTATCACACGACTATGTAATACAAGAAGAAATACAGCAATTTACTATACATGATTTCGAGGGTTATTTAACATTAATAGCAGGTGTTCATAGAGATTTGAAAAACAATATAGGGAGGATAACAAATAAGGAGAAGAATGAAATACAGGAAATGAGGATGTCATCAGAAATAGCAAAACAGGTTTTAGCAGTTAGACAGGAATCCATGAGACAGTATAATGATGCAGTATCAGAATGGGACAGTGAACGCAGTAAAATGTCAGCACAGTTACAACGCCTGCAATCACAAATTATAAAATATGAAACACAGTTAAATGATGAAAAATCAAAAATACAGGAGTCGATTGAGAATAAATATGTACAAATAATAAATGAGCTACGAATAACAAATGATAGGTCACAACAAGATTCACATAATAAAATAAGATTAATGGAGGAAAATAATAAGCAAATGGTGGAATTCTATAAGGACCAAATTAACCAATTACAGAAGAAAACGGATGGTTTAGAGGAAAAACTGTATGAAAAAACTGTTGTGTCAAAAACATCTGCAAAACGAGGCAGACATGCCGAGGAGGAATTTGCTGTGCAAGCTGCTGTAATTTGCGGATGGAACTGCGAACGAACTGCGGATACATCACATAGCTGTGATTATCGTGCAACTATTGCAGGTGTTACTGTATTATTTGAATTGAAGAACTATACAAATATAGTACCTACAAAAGAAGTGCAGAAATTTAGGCGTGATATGGATGAACATCGTGAAGTTCATGTGGGAGTATTTATTACAACTGAAACTGAAATTACAGGTATGCGGTCAACTGATGGTTTATTTAAAATAGAATGGAGTCCATCAGGACAGTTATTAATCTTTATTACACAGTTTAATAATGATATTGATGGAAATTTACTGTTATTAGACCGTATAATTACTACAGCGGCAGAACCATTATTGAAAAAGACGGATAATAATATATCAAATGAGGCAATTATACGATTAGAGAGGGGTCTCAAATATGTGGAAGGAGCACAGGAACGTCTGCGTGGAATTATAAATCGTATGATGATTGATAAAAGAACAGCAGAGGATAATTATACACAAAGTCTAATGACATTAAAATTATTGAAGGAAGAAATGATATTAATATTTCAAGAGTTATCTGGACAAATCATACATACGCAGGATGAAGTTGAAAAACAAGAGGAGGAGAAACCAAAAAAAAGGGCAAAAAAAATGAAAACCGTGACGCCTTCAAATGATATAGCATAAAACAACAAGATGGAAATTCAAGTAATTGATATTAGCAATGTTCGCGGTGATTTACCAGCAGATTTAACAGAATCATATTTAATTAAATTCAAAACAGGCGATTCAATCAGCACATTAACACCTGTACATCTCTATATTGCAATTGATGTAAGCGGTTCAATGATGCATGAAAACCGTTTAAATAATATTAAAGACACTTTGAAAGCACTTCTAACTTATATGAAAGAAACAGATATAATTACACTATATACATTCAATAATAATGTAATAAACTATGGCGATTTTGTATTGAATGATACAGGTAAAAGTCAATTCATTAATATTATTAATCGATTATATCCAAATAATGATACAAACATTGAAAAAATCTTTGAATCATTATGTTTATGTAAACCAAAGGAACACTATAAAAGCGCAATCATATTTATGACAGATGGTGAACCTACTACTGGTAATTTAGACAGGGATTATCTAATTAGCAAGGTGGCAGGTATTACAAATATTGAATTTGTCTCTATTGGTTATGGGGTTGGTCATGACGCAGGGCTTCTAGAGAAAATCGCATTGAGTACAAAAGGTTCGTATTATTCCATATATAATCGCGCAGCAGTTGCAGAAACAGTTGGTATAGTTGTTGGTGGTGTAATGAGTATTATAGCATCAAATATTAAAGTATATAATGATGGAACACTCATTACAACCCCACCAAATATGATTGCAGAGTCTGAATATATGGTTTTATCGCATATGAAACCGACACATATTGTATGGAATGATTCAGATAATAATGAACAACAAGCAGTATGTGCATATATTCCATGTTCAGATGAAGATAAAAAATATGTAATTCAAGAGTACATACGTGCTATTATTGTAAGTGGTAATTTAACTAGTGAGAAGGCAATCAATTTGGTTCCTATGTTGGATAAACTACCAGATACACCTTTTGCAGTCTTATTGAAAGAGGAAGTTCGTGCAATGAATCGAGGTTCTACAGAACATGCAGAACAACACAGAGCATTCTTTAGACAGCAACATGGAATTCTTACACCGAGACATGATGATTTTGGTAGTATGAGGTCCATTTCAAATCATGTACAGAGACATTTATCACAAGGGATTTATGATACAATGACTCAGCAAGTGCCTCTTCAAAGACAAACAAATGACCCAATGTATTACACAGTGAATCAAGAAGTTCTATTATATAGTAACGACCCATTAAATATTGATTCGAATACAGTATAAAATATAAACAGTGTCTGCCTCTAAAATTTGATTTATTATATATACATTTTTAATGTTACATATATAATAAAATGTCAATAAAATGCATGGGTCGCATAACAAAATTAGATACACGTCTACATATGGGTGATGGACAGCATTGGTTTTATTTGGAATATAGATGTGGTAATGAAATGAAAATAGAGCGTGATGAGAATGGGCGAATAAAACAGTTATGTGATAAATGTTCTCATAAATATGATGATTGTAGAACACAGTATTCGCGTCGTTTTAAACATGGTTTTGTAGGTGGAGAATATGGTTCAAAAAGTCGTATATTTGGCAGTAGATGGTATATGGACGCTGTGAAAAGATATGGAGAACCGCCAGCAGAATATATAGAAGAGGCTCTACAAGCACAGAAGAGGGTATATGAATCGCTAGGATTGGCATGGAAAAGGCCAACTAAAGTTGAATTGACAGATACAACCAATGATATGGCGCCTCCTAAAAAGTCAGGTCGAACAATTAAAATACTGAGAACATCAACTTCAAAAGTAGAGGAAACTGTGCCACCTGTTCCTAAGAAGAATTCCAGGTCGAATGTGAAGAAGACTGCTATTAAGGAGGAAGTGAAAGATGATACTCCCAAAAAGAAAAAGAGGAAGGCGGTGGAAAAGGTTGAAACAATTACACAGGATGAATTGAAAATGCCAGAACGTTTTCAAAGTTTAACAGTATCTGTTATTGAATCGAATGATTCTCCAAAGGATGTATGTGATATCCAATATATAGATTTAATAGAAATGGTAGTAGATGGTAAAACAGTATATGTTACTCCAGAGAATGATGGAGAAGAACAAATAATGTTTAGAATAGAGAATGGCTCATATGTATATGAAGGGATGCTAACAACATAATAGATAAATAGATATAAACGATAATCCAACACCACACATTTTTTTGATAGTGAGAGACTCTTTAAAATAGAATAAACCAACTAGCGTAACAAGAACATCACTTAACATATCCCATATTAGATTCATTGATGTTAATGATTCGAACTGTAGTGATTTGAGGAAAACCCATGGTTGTAGGGAATATATAGCAGTAGGTATAATCATCCAAAGAATGTTTTTCAACCATCCAAGACTGATTGCTTTTAGAAGACTTAATGAAATTACATCAATGAATGCCATTATCAACCCCAATACAAGAGATATTGTCATTTTATTAATTATCAATAATAATTAATATGGCGACAATGGCGGCAGCAGTATCAGTTGCAGATGCAGAAAGAGCATTACGAGATGCAGAAATACTTGCTAATAATGGCGTTTTAGAGAAGCATCAAAAATATCAATCAATATATAAACCAAATGATGTCTTTTGGGGGCTAGGATTGGAGCATGAATTTTATATTGAGACGGGACAATATGATATAATAAAAACAGATGACATTATAATACATAATAAACCCGAACGTTATTCAGTAAAATACAATACAGTATATAATACTGAATTATATCAAAAGGCAGTATGTGATATTGGTCAAATTCTTCCAGAGATGACAATTCCAATTTTATATAATGCATATTCGTGGCAGAAAACGGATTTATCGGATAATCATATGACAACCTATACAAAAGTTCCTCAAAAGAATCCCAAATTTAGTGGAAAGACGATACATGAGTATATTATTGAAAAATCTGAATGGTGGCGTAATAACTATGAGAAGACATATACATATGATGGCGATACATTTGAGATAATGACGCAGGATTTTTATAAAACAAATCTGAGAAATGTTATTAAGGAATATCAGGGGCTTCATACAAATTTCATACATGAATTGCGGCGAATTAATGGATTTGACAATGCACGAATAATGTCCAAAAATTATCCATTTGCAAAATACATAACAAATATGGAAAATATTGCAATGTTTAATAATGGAACAACGCATATAAACATTACATTGCCCACTAAACTCAATAAAGATGGAAAAATAGAATCATGGCAACGATTTGTTGAGCAACATAGGGGTTTAGCAAGAGCAATACAATGGATAGAACCATTATGGTTAGCAATATATGGTGCTTCTGACCCATTAGCAGCATCTAAATATTACGGTGAACAATTCTCTGCATCTAGTCAGCGCTGTGCAGTATCACGTTATATAGGTATAGGCACATATGATACTATTAATATGCCAACAGGCAAAATTCTACAGGTTGATGTGTCATTTAATGATATGTCTAATACAAAATATGGTTGGTATGATGCATTTTACAAACAATGTAGTGGTTATATGAGGCTGCAAAAAATAGGTATGGACCTCAATTTCAATAAACATCCAAATCATGGTCTAGAACTCCGTTTTTTTGAACAGTTGCCTGTTGTTGCAATAAGAGAGATTTCTACATTCTTAATCTATTTAGCGGATTTTACATTGACAAGACCAAAAGGATGGATACCAATACCACAAGAATCGAGTGAATGGAAACAGTTAGTATGCAGTGTTCTACAATGGGGTTCCAATACAGTTATAACAAGTGATATAATTGCAGTCTATTCACGTATATTTGGTATAAATACATCAACTGCTTCACTAAAAGAACTATATGCAATTATTGGTGATAAATTAGCAAAAAATAAGAGAGGTATATGTGTACAACATATGCTACCTGAACAATGGATTGCTCCATCAATACGAGAAATTCCTATAGTAGAAAAACCCTCTAATTGTAAATGTATGTAACTAAAATATATGTGATGATATGGCTTTTACAATAGCAAATAGTATACCACCCCATAAAGTATCAGCAATAGCAAATGATAATTGATAATCCTTTATAGTCGCAAGATTTGTGAAATCATATACAGCATATGTAGCAGCTCCAATGGTGGCGGCATGAAGTATTGAGGTTGATTGCAACAATAAGAATGCCATTGCAGGGTAAATAATGATTGTAGGCCATAATAACATAGATACTTTACTGCCTTGTATTGCTGACATCATTGGAACAAACCATGATTTATTGAATAATAGCCATGGAATATCACATATAATGAATAGTATGGATATTATTAATATTTTAATAAAATGCATTTCTAATTATATGAGGATATAAGAAAATTGTGTATAAGTGTGAGTAAAGAAATGTGGTCAGGCGCGGGAACAAAACAACTTGATATCTTTGAGGATACTATAGTAGGATGCGCATCAATATTTATAAATAATAAGAATATACAACCTTATTGGTACGCTGCGTCAGGTGGTCCTCAATTTAATAAGAAGATTCTAATAACCCATACAGTTGGACTTAATAATGATTATGATTCTATTTTCAAACCGAAGGATGGTCTAGATTTTTCATTAATTTTATCATATATACTTCATCTACAAGGGAATATATATGTGCAAAGTGAAATAGAGTTGCCTGAACAATTTATATTAGGGTTATATAAGACTGGTGGAAAGAATATTACATTAGTCACATTATTACAGCAATATCCTCGTTCAATAAAATATTATACTAATATATTTTTTCAACATATACCAGATTATATGTCATCAGATGTATCGGTGTTAATAAATTTCCTTAAAAAGGAACATATGATATCAACATCAGATGATGAGATACGTGCATATGTAAAAGAGTTGAGAGTAACATCAGGTGGATTAGTATGGAATAAAATGAGTGGTATAATGTGGTATGATTTATCAGATTGTAATCCACCAGCAATATCAAGTGTAAATGCGAAGGCTCAAATACAAAAACAAATAATTAATGGTTTACAAATGTTGACGGCACAGCTCCAGAGTATTATATGATCGCCTAAAAAATTGGTATGTGTTTAATATAATATATTAGTTCTGATATTAATCATAAAATGAGCAGCAATACTCTACAAAAAAGACCATTTAAGGAATATGAAGAATCAACGACATCTTCACAGTATAGTGAAGAGGGTACTACTGAACGAAAGGACCCATTTCAGCCGTTTGCTGCGCAAAATCTAGTGGCACCACCACAGCCCTATTATGCAACAGAGGGTGATATGAGTACATTACCAAATGCAATAACTGAATGGCGTAAATTAAATTCTGCAATGGAGGAGCTCCGACATGAGATACGTGAGAAGAAGAAGCATGCTGATGTATTGGAAGAGTATATCTTGCGAATTATGAAAAAGAATGATATTGGTGCATTAGATTTGAAAAATACTGGTGGGCGAATTCTGTATAAGAAAGTGAATCGTACTGTTGGTATTGGTGCAAAGAATCTGGAGAAACTAGCTGCAGAGCATTTCAAAGATGAAACGAAGGCACAAGAATTCATTAAATTTTTGAACGAGAAAAAGGAGAAAGTGATTGCTGAAAGTCTAGCATATGAGAAGTTTTAATAAATTTGATATACCTGTGCAAACAGGTGTTTTGTTCCACCTCTAAAATTTGAATTGTGTAAGATTGAATATATTATATAGTTAATATCATAACAATATAATGTATAGTAAATATGGTCTATATGCGATGGGTACTATATATCAGACAATGATGTTATACAGTCTCTATTCTATGGTGAAAGCGGATTATACTAAACAGAAATATAATGATGCCTTATTAAAATGTATAAATAATTCGAAGAATTATATGAATTAAATGAATTAAATTTGTATGATTTAATAAAAATGCTATCCGAATGTTCAAGAGCTGTAGTTGAGTCAATGACTGACATGGGTTCAACTGGACCTGAACACAAGAAGGAATCCTATATGAATTTTATTGCTGCATTATTGGCCTTTATTGTAGCAGTAGTATTATTATCCTTCATTGGCAAATTATTATGGAATACTGTAATTGTAGACCTTTTTTCATTTGCTAAACCAGCACGTAGTGTATGGCAAGTATTAGGTTTACTAGTATTTGTTTCATTAATACATCCTTAGAAGACTTTGGCATGGCGCAAATTATAATAAATTTATTTAAATAATTCTATTATAATTTATTAAACATAATAATGGACCCATCAACATTATATAGTACAGCACCGGCCTATAGTAGTATAATACCTAATGTATCTGTGCCTGTAGAGGGTTCAAAAATACCATGGAAATATATAATATTCACAGTTGCAATTTCAATTGTCGTCGGTTTAATTGCATATATTGTAATTAAATTCCGCAAGACTACTCCACTAAACGAGGGTTTTAGTAATGATTCTACTGGTAATATAGTTAATTCAATTGATTCGGTTGTACCAGGGGAGTTTGCAGGAGTATGTAAGGAATATGAGGGGACTGCTGTGCAAACAGAGGAGGGTCGTGCAGATTTGAGAGAGCTGTCATTAATTCTTGGAAAACTGTCTGCTGTCAAATCAGACCTGCAAAACCCTGCAAATACTGTCAATAAAACTGCGAAACTTCCATACAGTACAATGCATGACAGGGAACCAGTGGGTGAATTAGTTGCACGTTGTTTATCAAAGACAATACCACAACGTGAACTAGATATAACTTTTGAAACTCTACGTAATCGTGGACAGAGTCTAATATATCGTTTGGCTAAACAGGCAGGAAAAGATACAGCAGTTGCAGCACAGCAGTTTGCCGGCATATGGAATACAGTTTATGAGACAGCAAAACAGCAGTGTATTGCAGGTGCACCAGCTTCAAAAGTATTGGGTCCACGTGAAGCAGCTCCGTATGATATTGGTATAAACAATCTTTCACACCTATAATATAATGGAAGAATTTGAACCGAAATCACTTTCTATTAATAATACACAGTATTTCTACAAATTTATTGTGGATGGTCGTGAAACATTTGTAAATCCATATACTATAATGAATTATAGTAAAGAATCAAAGAAAGAATGTCTACGAGTTCATATAGCAGACACTTCAATAATCACGCGAGGTGTATCGAGGGAATTCTTGTGTTGTAGGGATCAAACACCTGATACATATATTGCCCTCTATTATGGTTATGGAATCCCTGGCAAGCACTTAAACGCCGATGACAATACTTAAACTTTGGTCACAATATAATACTAATTAAGATGGCGTTTGTTGCTGCAATGAATGATATGAAAACCGGTGTAAATGGTGCTACAGTATATACTGAAGATGGCGTAGGGGACCATCGTGTATCCCTATTTACTATGCTAAACCGTGGGTTAAGCAAAGAATATATTAAAAAAGAGGTTGATGCTATTTTCAACTCAAATATAGATAAAAAAGAGGCTATACAAGATTTGTGTGTAATGGCATTTCAGACTCGTGATATACGTGGTGGAAAGGGTGAAAAGCAGCTTTTCTATGATTTTATTGAGACGTTATATAATCATAGTGATGAAATGGAGGTTATTATCGAGGCAATTATTAAACATATTCCAGAATATGGATGCTGGCGTGATATGTGGCATATTGCCACAACAAATATTTCTGAACAACGTTCAAATATCCTAGCATATACAAAGAAGGTATTCGATGAAGATATGGAACATTATAGAGCAGGTGAATATTCTAAAATATCACTACTTGCTAAATGGCTTCCTCGTGAGAAATCTACCACATACAAAGAACTTGTATATTATATGGCAAGTGCTTTAATTACAGATAGGAAGGGGAAACAAGCACAGCTAACAGAATATCGTAAGCGTGTTGCACAGCTAAATAAGGCAATTAAAACCGTGGAGATTAATATGTGTGGTGGTACATGGGCATCAATTGTACCAGAGAATGTACCAGGTCGTTGCATGAAGATTCATACAAAGGCATTCTTTAATGAACCAGTTAAGACTGCAAATAAATTATGGCTAAAGAAACAGGGACTTCATGCATCTCGACGCTATCCAGATAATGAGGACCGCGAGGAATGTCGTCGCCATTTCGAGGAATTTACAGCTGCAATTGCAGCAGGTACAAAGAAAGCAAAGGGTGCTAATGTAATTATGCCACATGAACTGGTTGCACAAATTCTTGCACATAAGCAGTCAAATGATGAACAGATTATTACACAATCACAATGGGAATCTATTCGTGATTTAGTGGCGGCTGGTGGTGGTCTAGGTAAAGCTGTGCCAATGTGCGATTTTAGTGGTAGTATGAGTGGTCTTCCCAAGCTCATTTCATTTGCACTGGGTATTCTTATTAGTGAAATTAATCACTCTGCATTTAGGGACCATATACTTACATTTGATGCATCTCCCAAATGGCATAGTTTTAGTGGACAGTCTACACTAAAAGATAAAGTGAAATCTATTAAACATGATTTAGGTCAAGGACTAAATACTGATTTCTACAAGGCATGTATGATGATTCTAAATAAGATGGTTGATGCTCGTGTACCTATTGGAGAAGAACCAGAGGACCTAATTGTACTAACTGATATGGGATGGGACCAGGCAAGTACAGCAACTGGATGGGAAACACAGTTGGAAACAATTCGTAGGAAGTTTAAGGAGGAGGGTGAGAAGATATGGGGTACTGGTTGGAAGATGCCACGAATTGTAATATGGAATCTATCTGCGAAGTTTAATGATTTTCATGCGAAGGCGGATGAAGAGGGCGTTGTAATGCTTTCTGGTTGGTCTCCTGCAGTACTAAAGGCACTACAAAAGGGTGGTATAGAGTGTCAGACACCTTATCAAGCACTACGTGAACTCCTCGATGATGAACGCTATGATAAAATTCGTGAAGAACTTAAAACCCTATTTCTATAAATAAATAAGTCTATTAAGACTTACTAAAGGATTCATACAGCAATATAAATCAACTGTTTAATGATTATTTGAATCCTGTTATAAAAAGAATTCATACAGCAATCTTACGAAATCAAAATTTTTTATTCAAAATTTTAATTATTTTCCTGGAGACTTCTCTGGTTAAAACGAATTCTGTTAACCATTTAATATGGAAGGTGTTATGAATGTATGACTATAGTATGTCCTGGACAATACAGTCATAACACCGAACAACTAGTATTCGAACAGCAGTTTATTATCGAATAGCCGATAACAATGTCTATTTCTACTTAGTAGAAGTACATATTACATGTATATGAGTCTAGTTGATTCTAGCTGATATATTTACTATAACACTTATTGTATATTGTATGATTGAGTACTATGTTCATGTTGTGTTAATATTAATATATTTTCAGTGTGAGTTTTACTACACAACAGCTATACTATAATTCTGGCTAGTCGCTATGAATTGAATAGATGTAATGTGAAATTGTGTCACAATGATTAATGAATACCGTGTTTTCTTTGTTTTCTCAAAACAAAGTGGCAATTTGAATACTGTGTTGTCCTTCTCGGCCGAGATGTGTAATAGCATAGACAATTAGTATTTATACAGCAACTACAATCTAATCAAACCTTTTTATTAAAGTATCCATGCAGCAATAAAAAATAATTAGGGATTTAATTAACAATAAGGGATACTGTTTCCCAAGAATATAAAATATTATTAGGAAACAGTTATTATAAATAAATCTACTTAGCCCCTATCCTCGCGAGTGTGCCATTGGCAAACAGGAGCTCTGGATAGGGTCTATTTAGCCCCTATCCTCGCAAAATATGCATCCATTGCAGAATCCACAGCAGATGTTTTATCCTCTTCCTTAATCGGTTTTGCCACCTTTGGAGCCTTAGTGCCTTTCTTACCAAGTGGTTTCGATAAAGCAGGATGTTGTAGAATTTCACTAAAGAATGTAGGTGCCTGGTCACACATACGTTGTAATACAATAGAATCCTTCACAAGAACAGGTGCAGCAGGTATTTTCCAACGAGGAACTTCACTACATATTTGAACCATGAGACATAATGTATCTAATTTACGCCGCGATGAAAGACCAGATACAGATGAACGATATAGATTAAGGAGTGCTTGAAATTCTTCATGCATTCGTATTAGCCCCTGACCAGCTAAATCCTTATAGATTTCAGCTAGAAGTTCAGCAATATAATATCCAACATGAACTCGCTTATTGCCTTTTAATCCAGCCGGCCCACGCTCCACAGTAGTAAGAGCAACAGATGCAACAGCAGCAGCGGCACCCTTTTTACCTGTATTACCCATTTGTTGTATAAATTCCTTTTTGAAGGCAGTCTCCTCTTCAATTAACCATTTTAACCAGTATAATGCCTTCTCAGTTGCACCATCAGTTATAGCAGCGGCTATTTCATTTCCAGCAATACGTAATACATCCATATCGGCACGAACACGCCATACTTTACGAACAGCAGCAGATTCAGGTGCTTTAACAAGATTATGTATCCATTGTTGATTTCTGTGTGTAGCAGCATCTATTTTAGGAATTTTTGGTTTACCGCGACGAGGACAATCCTTCAATACAAGTGCAATCTCTGCAACACGCTTTTGATAGAGTCCTTGGCGCCACATTTCTTCATCAGGTAATGAACGTGAAAATGCACCCAGTTCGCCTAGTCGTTTTGATAAATATACAAATACACGAGGTGATGCAATACCAATATGTTCCAATGAATAATCATATAGGAATTTCTCCCAAAGAGGAAACCCTCCCGAACATATTAAATCAGCAGTATAGTGCAATAGACGTCCTCCAGCAATTGCACCATTATCAGCCATAACTTGGTATAAACCACGTATTACATCCGATACAACATATCCATTTCTTGTTCGTATAATCTCCTCGTTCTTGGCCTTTGTAAGTTGTCCAATAATATCTTCTTCATCGGACTCGTCACTGTAATCATTTTCCCAGAACTCATGTGCTGGTTTTGTTCTCGCTTTCCATGATGTATTTCCTCCGCTATATGGATACATAATTATCTCGTTTATAGTATAGAAGAAATGGCAAAGGCTGCAAAAACTCGCAAGACCGCAAAAGGCAAACGTAAATTATCTCCTGCACTCGCTGCATGGAACAAGAAAGTAATGGCTCTATACAAGACCATGAAAGCTAAGAATCCTAAGACTCGCTTAGGTGATGCTATGAAGGCTGCTAAACGTGCTAAGTAAAACGACCACTAAGTAAATACATTACAAATAAGCATAATACTATAAATTTTATATGAATATGTTTATTAAACAATATTAATGGATTAGAAAACATAATGAAAGTCATCGATAAATTTGACATCATACATTGCCATAAATCAATTGTAGAATAAAATGACATCTATTGAACTGGCTCAACAAAAGTTGCAAAATGTTACCAAAGTTACACAGGAAAATATAAATATTGTATTTAAAAATATGGATAGAATGGGAGATATTGAAGAGAAATCAGCAATACTTCAGGAATCTTCTCAGCAATTCAAAACATCTTCTAATAAACTGAAAATGAAAGCATGTTGTCAATCCTAATATCTATACATTGGTATCTCTCTAATAATATTGTGTATTCTTGCTACTATTATTATATTATTTATTAAATGATAGATAAAATATATTTTCAGCCAAGAACATAAATATGGATGATACTATATACAGTAAAAATGGATTTATCACAGTTAAAAACACAGGTAATGACTATGATGATGGTGAATAAATCATCAAATAATAATGATATATATTCTATAATATATACAATGTTAATGGTTAATATAATTGAATATATTTTTAGAGGTGCGCCATATATGTGGCAGCAGTTCATTACATTTATGAAGGAAACATTTTTGAAGAAAACAAATGATATTGTGAAATTCATTCCAGATATTAAATCAAATGAACCTGTATATAGTATTACATTATTGCGCAATTATGATAAATCAAACAGTTCTGATGCAAATGTAAATATTGATAAAGTAGATAGTGTAATTGAATATATATGTAATATAAACACAATTACACAGATAAAACTGGATAAGAGATATAGTATAAATACAAAAGATGATGTACACGTTACACCACAAATTCGTGCTAAAATGAATAATATTGTAATGGATGACAAGGGTGAAATATCAATTATTGAGCTAATAATATATTCATATATTCTTAATGTAAATCAGCTGCGTGAATGGATTGATGAGGTATATAGAAATTACTGTTATGAGAAGAATAATAAACTTGGCAATAGACGATTCTATTTCGACGAAGTTCCAATGGAGCCGCAGAAGCAATTAAATATGAATAAGAAAACTTCTCAAAAAATTGCTGAAGAATATAATTGGTCAACTGCACCGAAAGCACTTACATTTACAATGAATGAATTCAAGACATCAAAGAGTTTCTGCAATGTGTTTGGTTCGCATGTAGCTGAATTAAAAGAACGTATTAATTTATTTGTGAATCATCCAGAATGGTATGCGCAACGCGGTATACCACACAGTCTTGGTATATTATTACATGGTATACCTGGTGCTGGTAAAACATCAACAATCAAGGCTATAGCAAAGGATACGAATCGTCATATATTTAATCTGTCTCTACGTAAATATACAACACAGAAACAGTTAATAAATTTATTTTTCAATGAAAATGTAAATATTGTACCAGAAAATAATGGAGGTAAACAAACGACATATGCAATACCAGTAAATCAACGTATATATGTAATAGAGGATATTGATTGTTTAACAGATGTAGTATTTGACCGCCGTTTGAAGAAGAGTTCTGTACAGGAGAATGGAGATGGTATAACGCTTTCATTTATTTTGAATCTATTGGATGGTATATTGGAAACACCAGGACGCATTCTTATTATTACAAGTAATTATCCTGATAAGCTTGATAAAGCATTAATACGTCCAGGGCGAATTGATATAAAAATTAATTTTAAAAATGCTTCCAAAGAATTAATTTGCGAAATGATTAATAATTTCTATAGTATTCAGATATCAGCTGATGAAATTCCAGATATGTTAGATAGTTGTTTATCACCTGCAGAGATTTTAGAGAGCTTATGTACAAATTTTAAATCTTATAAGGATGCTATTGAGCATATGAAACGTAAGAAATTTCTAATGCCAATTGATTTAACGAAATCAATACTGTTTTCATTATCACCTGAAAATAGTACTAATAATTTACATTATATGTCTGAAGATGATTCAGTTGAAAAGGTAAAGAATATTCAAGAAAAGAATGATGGTGAGAGTTCTGATGGTGAGAGTTCTGATGATGAGAGTTCTGATGATGAGGACACTGATGAGGGCTCTGATGCAGGAAAAGCTCTAAGAAATAATATAGAATTGTTAGACAGTTTCTTTGGAAATACAAATAAACGCGCTATAAAGGGTACTTCTATTGTAGATATATTAAGTGATGGATATGGTCCATTAGATATAATGAATGATAATTTGCTTGGCTAAAGTTGTAACAAATACTATTTTTTCCAAATATATATATATTCATGGCGGCCACCTTCGTGCTGTATTTTACGTCCAACAGCAGCATTGACAGGATGCCGATTAGATACTGGTAGTTCTATTTTCTTATGAAGTGGTGGCAGCATTGGTTCAATTGCATCATACATTTCTTCAGGCATATTGAGAGCCATATGGCCACCTTTATGAAGACCGTCCCATGCAGCAGCAACAACAGGGCGGAAAAAAACCTGTAGGAATGCTTCTTTTCCTAAATAGCCTGGCATACCTTCATACTGTTCAATCATGAAATATGGTGGGCTTGTGAAAATGAGGTCATAATCATACTGTGCAAAATTCACTGTCTCTGATGGTTTGAAAACCATTTTTACCTGTGGCTTCTTACCTGTAATACTGTGTACTTCCTCAACTAATTTCTTATATGTTGGCTCCATCTTTGTATTAGCATCAATACCAATATATGGAATGCCTGCAGCCATTGCAGCTAGACAACGACCACCCCAACCTGCACTAAAATCAAGTATACCAATACGTGGTTTTAATGCACAATATACTTTTAATGCTTCACTTGGACGGAATTGATTAATTGATCCATAATATAGTTGAAACATACTATAGCGTTGTTGTAAATGTTCATCAGGTATAATACCAGCACGAATTTTTTCGATTTTAGTATTGAGATATTGGAGTAATGCAGGGTCAGCTAGTGCATTATAGAAAGAGATTCCACGACGTGTTTTAGCACGAAGCCGATGTTTCAAGAAATAGTAATCTAGTAATTTGAGACCAGCTCTACTGAAATCGGGTGCTTTCTTACATGTAGTGGCTAATTCGGTTAATTCACTATATGACTCTGTGGTATTTTTGCGAGTTATCTTTCTTAACTTTTTGGCAACTCTATCAGCAGAATTTCTTTTCTTTGTCTTCTTTATCATCCTCTAATATATTAGAACTTAAAATATTATACTGATATTATATTAATTATAGATATGTCAATAATGAAATATTCAGTTGTACCTTTTAATGTAGAAATTGATGAGGAGAATGTAGAACAATTTGAAAAGAGAAAGGGGCTATTTTTCAAAGTAATTACATTTAAGATTAATTCTTTACCAATTAAGAAATATATGATTGATATTCTTAAAGAGCATGAAGGCGCAATGTTTTCAGAACTATGTTGTAATGCGGTATTAGAGGATATTCGTGTATATGCTCGTTATGCAACTATTGCTGTGAAGGGATATAATGAAAAGAATGATACACTATATGTATTTAAAAATAAGAATGCAACGACTGATAAAATACTATATATTACAATTCATGAAGAACAAGAGTCTGAATGCGAAGCACAAATATCATCTGAAATTGTATGTAGAAATATGTATTCTATTAATAATGATGTTTTATATGTACTACGTCTATTTTGCATTGGTTATATTTGTATGGGGATTTTAATTGGGTTTAATTATTTATCTAACATTAATTAATATATAAAAATTTGATGCGGTTCAAATTATCTTAAAATATACAAGAAATTATATATTAAGATAATATATGAGTGAGAGTTAGTAGTGGATGCAAAGCGACATTCTTCTAGATAATCGATTTATTGCTTTTGTTAATGCTGAATTAGCCGAAGTTAATAAGGAACTACCTGCTGCATTTAAATTCAGGAAGAATAAAGGCTATAGGAATGTAGATTATGATTGTGGTCCTGGTAACAAGGATTGGAAATCATCTCCTATTATTCAAGAATGGGCTGAAAAGGATGCAGAGCTATTAAGCAAATAAGGATAAGTTGCTCCCAAAAATTTGATTTTTCATGTGTGTACAAAAGTATAATATAAATTGTGATATATAATTATTAAAATGGTCAAGCCTATTCTAGTTTCTATTGAAGGTAATATTGGTTCTGGTAAATCAACCCGTCTTCAAGAACTCCGTGAAGCATATCCAACATGGCATTTCATTGATGAACCAGTATCTGAATGGTTTAACTATAAGGAGGGTGATAAAACAATTCTAGAACTATTCTATTCTGATAAGAATCGTTATGGTTATACATTTCAAACAATGGCATTTATTACACGAGTTATTAATATTTCCAAAACAATTAAAGCATGGGAGGAAGAATGTAAGGTGAATCCAGATGCTGCGCAACATAATATCTTTGTAACTGAGCGATGCATTGAAACAGATTATAATGTATTTGCAAAAATGCTGTTTGATGATGGATATCTTACTCAACTAGAAATGGACCTCTATATGACATGGTTTAATCATCTACGTGATAAGTGTAGTGTTGATGCAATTGTATATATTAAAACTGTCCCTACAACATGTTCTGAACGTATTAGTGTTCGTTCACGCGATGGTGAAGATGGAATTCCTCTTGCATATCTAGAGAATTTGGAAAAATACCATACAAAATGGCTAGATAATATGGATACTCCTATTCTACATTTTGATAATAATGGTACTGGAACTGATAATAAACTAACAGATATTTATGATTTTGTAGCATCTATTCAATCTTAATAATATAATATACATTATAATATTAAAATATTTAACAACCCCATTGAGTATATTCAGAGAATTGCACTTGTTCTTCATTTAATTTTAATTTTTTTAGTATTTCTTCATTAAATAGTGACTTTTTATCGAATACAACGGTTGCTTGAACAGGTTTTACAGCCTCTTTTACGGTAGAATGGTCTTCCATTAGAGCTGCCCATGAAATAGGGAAATGATAATGTAGTGCGCGTTCAATTGCAGCTGCATAATCACGAATTTCCTTTTGTGCATGAGGGTCAAGACGTAGTTTGCATAGACGTGCATAGGCAGCAAGGGATGCAGTTTCAATGAACTCAGTCATCATTGATTGAGGTAGTACAGCACGAGCAATTTCTGGTGCAACACCAGCAGCCAGCAAATCATTATAACCCTTTAGTGCAGCTGCTTGTGCATCACACATAATACGGTGCGCATCACTTGCATTATCTACTGCACAGTCCTTGGAACCCTGTTTGGCACGTGGGTCACGTGCACGAATATGATGTGCAGCTGGTTGCCATAGTTCAGGTGCATCATCTACATAGCGACGACTTACTTCATTGCGAGAGAAGCCGACAGTATGGCGAAACCATTCACGTGCAACAAAAATGGGCATCTTCAGGCGAAAACGAATTTGTGGATGAAAGAATGGAGAAATATGATTATGGCGTGCAAGATATTTCACAAGCTTCTCATCCTGTTTAGAAAACTCATAGGATTCTTTCGCAAATGATACACGTGCTGCATTTACAACTGTTAAATCACTTCCAAATACCTCCAAACGCTCTACAAAACCTCCATTAACAAATTCCTTGTATGACATTTTATTACATTTTATATGTATATAATACTTAAGTCCGAATTAGACCTGATAAATATAATACTATAAAATGTCAAAAGAAAATATGTCAATTGAAGAAATAGAGAATGCATTAGATAGTGTACATATTGACCCATTTATTGAGGAGCTATCAAAGTATAGAGAAGCGAATAGAGATATTAATGAAGTAGATGCAGCTGGTTATACATGGTTAACACGTGCAATAATTTCCAATTATTATAATCCATATGAGGGCTGTATAGAAAATAGAATGAAAGCAGTACTATTGGCAGGAGCTAATCCAGATAAAGCAGATGATGATACAATACCATTAGTCTATGCATGTGGTTGGCAGTTCGGTTATGGATTAGGTCCATCTTCCAGTTTAGTAAAAGTATTATTGGAGGCAGGAGCAAATCCATCACCAGTATTAGATATTAATATGCCATCTACATATATTAATGAAGATGGTGATATTGATTTTAGTGATACGAATATGACCCATATAACAACAATTGATGCATGGTTAGCAGATATAGAGTATCATAATGATTTAATAGAGGAGAAGCATATTGAATATAATGTAAAATGTACAGATGTTAGAAGGGAATTAACACAGATTCGTCAATTATTGGAGGCGAGTAGGTCTGCATGTTAATGTAGGATTTTATGTTCAAGTGATTTGAGTTTATCCATGAAGCCATCATTCGGATCAATATTTGGTTTAATTTTGCTGATAAATTCAATTGCATCTTTTCGACTAATTTTATTACGTTGCATTAAGAATGCTGCAATAATAGTTGCACTTCGACTGATACCTTCTTTGCAATGAACAAGAACATTTTTACCAGCAGTAATATGCCCTGTAATATCAGTATAAATTGTTTCGAAATATTTATCGATTTGTTCTTCATTTGTATCGTTTATTTCGTATTGTTTCCACACCACATTATGATTCATAATGTTATCTGATGATGTATATTTTAATTGAACAATACATTCATTCGTAATTATTTTTTCAATATTATTATCTTCAATTGAGTTCACCATTTCTTTCTCAGTTATAATTGAATATATTACATTAATATTATTTTCAATTATAAATTTGCGATTTGTTGCTGTATTAACACAGCCTAGATAAACACCTGGAATAATTTGTGCCATTTTATATAGTATATAATACAGTATATTTAAATAATCATACTTTTTATTTCTAAAATAGTAAACCAGCACGCCCTCCAAAAATACGCAGTATATTTACAGTCTCAGCAAACAGGTAGACAGTAACAGCAGGAGGAACAAATGCAGTTGACAGTTTTCCACGAACAGGTTGCAATCCCAATTCTAACAGTACGCGTTCTATTTTATCATAGTTAGCACAGGAATCTCCAAATGGAAGTACATAATAATATTTATTATGCCATGCAGTTTTTGAATCACCATACATTAATGGCATACATGTTCTAAATTGTACAGGCGAGTCTGTTGAATATCTTATTAATGTTCCATGATATTTTAACTGTATTCTGGAAAATAATTCAGAATTTATGCCAGCAAACCCATTCACAATATTATATTCATCTATTGAACTAGTGGACCACCATAATTGTGGTGATGGACCATATTGATTTATAGCTGCTAATTCACGAGTTGCCAGGAAATAGGAATTCAATTGTTCGGCTTGAGGTAATTGTCCATAGAATCGTATGGATTTTACTGGATTACCTATACGTATTGGTATCTGTATTTCTGGTCGTCCTTGACTTGTAACTGGTTCAATAATTGTATGTTGTACTATAGGAATTTCTAAATCTGCTAAACGATATCTATTTGCTTCTGGAGAATCTACATATACATATTCTGCTAAAATGTATGTATCATCTAATTTATAACTATCAATAGGACGTCCATTACTATTTTCTGCTTTGAATAATCGCCGCGTATATTGTTCAGGGTCTTCACCAATAGGTGGTATATATAGATTAGGATATAGTTGTCCAGAAATGTCATTGTATGCATAATATGTAGGTGAATCTAATGGATATAATGCACCATCTGTGGTTCTTGAACGTGTATAGTATAGATTCACTAAATTTCTTATTGAAACTTCTAAACGGACCTCGTCCACTGCAATAGAATCAATAGGAAGGGAATATGCAGGGTTTTCACTACAGAACCAGAAAGGTAATGGGATATGTAGTTGTTGAGCAGGAAGACCATCGCCTATGTCTGCATTTGAACGTCCAATGAGTTTATTAACTGTGGGGACTTTTTCTAGTGGAGTATATGCCTCATCTAATACTTCAAGAAGACGACTATTGAGTGTATCTATTTTGGCACCACCAATTGTAAGAGTTGCTTCATCGACAAGAGCATGTCCAATAGAATTTGTGTATCCAAAACGAGGTGTAACTGCACGTCGAGCATTTCTACGGTCTTCATCTAAATCAGGTAGTGTTGTAACGAGAAATAGACGACGAATAAAATGTCCTTTTCGTGGTAATATAACGGATGATTTACGTCCAAATTCGGGGGGCGATATAAAATCCAAGCGTACCCACTGTGTTGTTGCACGACCTTGTCGTTCAGATAGTAAATTCTGTATATATCTTTTTAATCGAATGTGTGGTTCTTTTGTTACTCCAAGTCTGGCATCTTCTGCACCACTATATATTGTTTTAATTAATGATGCAACCATATTCTATCCTTACTTCTTTCATCCGCTTTTAACTGCACATATGCACGCTGCGCTATTGGAATACACGTCCAACCATTTTATTTTCAAAACGTAGCCAATTAATTGCATCTGTAAAAACAAATACTTCCCATCCATTCAATTCTCCAAAGCCATTCTTATTAATATATGAGGGCAATGGAAGTGTATTTTTTACTGTTAGTGCTAACTGTATGGATTGTATTTTGCTTGTATTAATATGTCCAGGTGCCAATGAATATGAATATAACCAGTTATTTGCAGATGCTGCTGTAGATTGAGACTGGAGTTTTCTGAACTCTTCACCTGATTTCTTAACCAATTCCATACCATTTAATAGTATTTTTGCTTCGACTATAGGGTCTTCAAAACTGTCAACATTGCTTGTATTATATGTAGAATAGTCTATTTGTTGAACTGGACCAAATGTAGTCCAATCATTATTGAGAACTACTGCTTTTCTACGTAGAATCCATTTTATATCTTGTATGGGTCCATTCATTTCTAATGGAAGCATGAATTGTATAGTATCATTGTAGCGAGTACCTGTGCTAATTGTAGCATACTGCAATGGTTCACTAAATGTATTTATGTATAACTGTTTATACAACACTTCATGAGGGTGTTTAATATATTTTTCACGTTGTACTGTATCAATATACTGTCCATATATAACTAGATTACATTCTTTGAAAGCAGGAATACTGTCATCTATATTTATTGTGATTTCACTGTCATCCTGTATGAGAACCTGCTGTGTCCCCTGTGGTTTACTGTCACAACTGTTCCTGTATCCCTGTAACTGTCTAACTAACTGTTCAAATTGTCTTAATTTAATTATAACACGAACATCATTATCTTTACATGATACTAATGGAAATGCTGTTTGCTCTCCATTTCTACTGAAAAAGAATGGAAGTATACATGTTAAAACCCCATTTTCTGTTGGGAAAAGTTGCGGATTCTTATTTGAGAGATTATATACAGGTGTAGAACCGATTAAATCATTTGCAAAAACGACCTGCTCAGCAACACTTTGAATACTATATAAATGGGCTGCAATATATTCGCCTGTTAACTTCTCAATAGTTGTATCGCCAATTTCAAAGGACGCTTCTTCTATAATAGAAACACCTAGTGCATTTGCATATTCCCATACATTATTTGTATTAGATGGCCAGTTATATGTACCATCTTCTATTTTTGCACGAATAGATGCAGGTATCCAGTGGTCTAGATTTATTTGTAGTGATATATGGTGAATCATATCAGGTAGTAGAGATGATTGTAAATCAAAAACACATTTTGAACCGAATGTAGTGGGACCACGCGGTCCTATGTATTGTACAGATGGGGATGTACGTAGTGGTTTCTTATCACGGGGTACAGTAAATAGTGTGGTTTCTGATGTTAATGGGTATAGTATATCATCTTGGCCATCACGACTTGTTAAATCTAATACTGTTGCAATATCACCTCTAGCAAATGTATCTTGATTTACAAATTCCATTTTACTATATAATATTAAATAAATTTAGACAGGGATAGATATGGCAAAAACTGGTGTGTTTGATACATCTATAGTCCCTATTGAAAACAGGGACTAGACTAGAATATCTAATGATAAGGATTCTAGTTCTTGTATATATTTTTCAGTCTCACTGCATTTAATAGGATTTTTAATATATTCAATATTACATACTGAATGGATTGTTGTGGGTGTTACACCACATACCCAACCATATAATAGAATTTTTTTATACTGATTAGTGAATGTTGATGGATTAATATTTCTACCATATATATGTAATTGAAATGGTCGATTATTGGATAGGATTTGCATAGTTGCGGAAAGTCGCTGCATTTCACGAATATGTTCATATGGTGTATGAGTATTAATCATATATATGTATGGGCGCTTGTTATATTTTGTTTGTGATGAGAGTGCTTCAGCAAAGTTCTGTAGAAAGAATGGATTGTGTTGTTCGAGTTGTAGGGGATATTTAGTAATAGTGGAGATTTTTGTAAATTGTTTGCATAAGTAGTTCATTATATAATATATAATTGAGAGTGAAACTTTTAATATGGTGCTATAAATTTGATTATATTATATAACAAAATAAGATGATATAATCAAAAATGAATTTGAATGTTCCAATTATACCACGTGAAGATGCAATACGATTTCTGAATAATTATTGGTTTCAAATAGCAGCATCTATATTTGATAAGGTTGTGGAGGTATGTGAACTCTCTGAGGATCAGGCAGATTCGCTGCGAATTGTTGCATTAAAACCAATGATGTTTGGAGTTAAAGAAATGGGCGTAGATGATGAAGGTTAATTCGTACATCTGGGCAAACAGGTGTTTGCTCAGAGTGTATTCCTATTAATAGAGATGGGCCAAAATACCGGTTTTGCCCAACCTCTATTAATTCGCCGCATGGTTTGCATCAGCAACTCTTTTATGAAATAGTTCACGTGTATTTTTCGACCAATTAATATCTAACATTTCATCTGGCAAAGTATTACCATATAAATTAGACTCCTTTTCTGTTAATGAATAGTATATATCTTGCCATTTAAATATCAGTTCATTATAAATTGACCATATTTCATTATCACCAAATATAAACATATAATAATCTTGTTCATTTTTATCTTGAAACATATCCAATATTTTAAGAGCTTTAACTTTATCTTTCATATTTGAAACTCTATTTATTGTATGATTAACATCGTTAATAAATTGTTCTTTATCAAATGTGCTCATTTTGTATTAATATTTATTACTCTATTATTATAAATTATATTTAAACATCAATTTTTTGTATATCTTCTTGAGTCCAACACTCATTATTATTCCATATATCGCTATCAAATGTATTATGTTTTGAATAGTCATTAAAAGTTCCATTTATATATGTAGGGTCATTATCTTGTATACATCCAACTTGTAGTGGATTCGCGAAATATATATTGAGGAATTCATAATTATTGATTAACATATGGTCTGAAGGAAGAGGACAGCCGAATTGTTTACAGAATTCCATTAATTTTTGTGCGCCTCTTTTAGATATAATATAAGAATATGTGCAGAAATGAAAATATGGTGTTGGTGTTTTTTGACCAAATACTGTATTGGGTTTAATTTTTGACCAATGAGAATTATATGGGTCTCTAATTATATTAATGGCCGTCATATTTTGTGGTAAAACACCTCCAAGAAAGAGTATATCATAATCAGATGGAAGATGTGCCTGTGCTCCATGCCACCAATACTGTATATGTGGGTTAATTACAGCATCATCCTCAAATACGAAATATAAATCCTCTGCAGATTCTGCTAATTGTTTCCAGAGTCTATAATGGGAATCTGCACAACCCATTGTGGATTTCTTCCACTTGTATGTATTGTTGCGAAATAATTGTACAGTTTGTGGAGTGAGTTCCATTGATTTACCATCAGTTGCACTCCATCTTTCAAAACTGAAACGCCCTCCTTTATTATTTTCTAGAAATGTGGACCATCTATCTGTTCGTCTATCAAGATTTACTACATACGTTTTATTGGCTATGATGAAGAGTTCTTTATTAAGAGCCGCAATTGATTTTAATTGGCGATGAACATAATAGGATTTTTTATTGACGATTGCATCCGTGAGTGATTCGTGTGTATAATCTTTTTCTAATGGACGCCAAAGGGATTTATAGCGTAGTGCAAGAAGAGATAGAATACTTTGGTCATGTCGATGTCCATATGGTTGTCCTTTAGAATTGAGACCAGCCCATTTTGGCCCAACAAGTAGTCGTGCTGATTTTGACATAGTATATGCTTCTTGAATAAGCTGTTTAGCTGCTGCTGTAAATCCAACAATGGCCGATAAACATTGATGTGCCGCCAATTCATCCTGTGTAACTGACATGTCTTCGCAGAACTCCTGTGAAAACCACTGTTTATTGAACTGTTCTGAATCCTTATAGAAAGCAATTCCATTGTTCTTCACTAACAGTATATATTCTTCAGGAAAGTCTACTAGATATACACCAATATCCATAAATAATATAATATCATTTGTGGAAGTTTTATTGATGATATCATTAAATAACCAGAGTTTGGCGCCATAATGTAGTGGATTCCAATAGTCTGTGAAAGCACCTTCAGGAATTTCTAGAGGTAGTTTAATAAATTCTGTGCGAGGCCATTGTTGTTCTAAAGTACTAATGGTGTTGTCTGTTATATTGTGATATAGGTATATGATTTGTTTCGCAGTTGGTGCTATTTTTGTAACAGCTGCACACCAAATATGCATGGATGGTATGAATCGCTGTGATGCATATGATATATATGTAATATCATTCCTACTAATGGGTGTTTTTTCAATTATTTGTCCTGGTGTAATGGAAGCGTATTTATAGAATGTTTCAGAAATTGTCTTAAATGTTTTAATCCAATGCTCTACACGTGTTTTATCTAATGGTGGAATGGCAGCCATCTTCTTATAGAGTTCTTCATTCTCATCAATATATTTAACGACATCTACAATTTCTTCAGGATGTTTAGTGCAATCAATAAAGGAACCCTCAACAAAATCACTATTTGCCCATTTGGAATCACCCCAATAGATAGGTATACAACCAGCCATTTTGGCATGCAGCAATTTCTCTGTTACATAACCATCACCTATTCCATTCTCATATGTAATTGCAAATTTGTATTTGCGCATCCATTCCACTTTCTTTTCTTCTCCACCACCTCCACCTGCTATATTTGTAAATAGTATATCGCCAATATTATTGTATAATCTACCCCCTGAATGGACTGGTTTATATTGTGATAGACGATGAAATGATTCATTACGAATCTTATTACAGGGGTTTGATACTACAAATGCAGCAAAATTTTCTCTATTTGTCTGTTGAGATTTAATAGCCCATTCTAATGGAAGCTGAATTGGATTGCGACCAGTTTGGTCAGTATTAAACCAATTAATGGATGTAACCCAATGTGGTAAACGTATGGTATTGGGGCCATCAGGTGAATGTCCTAAATTTAATATAACTCTATTATCATTTTGCGGTAGTGTATTTTCACCACTATAATATACTATTGGGGATGTAATGGTCGCGGGTAACTCGCCAAATGGTCCTGCGACAACTATATCATATTGTCTGCCATTAGTATAGATTTCTGCCTTAATTTCAATAGTTTTTGTATTTGCTTTTAACATATCTATAATAAAATTTGCTGATGGATTAAATTTATCCCACATATTAATGAACCCAATACGCAGCACAGGAGAACAGGAGACAGGAGGCAATGCAGGAGACAGGGAGGACAGGACAGCAGGACAGGATGCAGCAATATTATCAGACAGTATTTTTCTCACTAATGTATGTATATTGTGCCCAAAGAAACCCTCATTATTTCTCCAATCATTATGGAGTCTATTAAACGCAGCAACAGCATTCATTATAGAATTATCATCATAATAATAACGTTCAAATAATGGATGCAAGTCTTTCAAGAATATAGAATTATGTATTACTGGTATACCCATCCATAAAGCATCAAATAGAGCAGGTCTCCATCCTCTCCATCTCATATGGCTTAATATAACAGTTCTAGGAGTCAATATCCAATCTACAACACGCTGTCTGCCGGCAAATTCAATAGATGATGCATCAAAACAGGAGGGCCAATGTTTATGTATATTTGACTGAAAGAATTCATTGTCTTTGAAATGTGCTGAATTATTAATAATAACTTTATTAATAGGAACAACACCCTCCTTCTTCAATTGTTTAATAATAAAAAGCTGCAATAAAAATGGATTCATTTGCGAGTAATTATTTTCACACGTTCTTATTGTCCATCCATTATTCACTAAATGTTCAGTATGAAACCATGTTAACTCGTCATTATTAATTCCTGGAATGTTCTTTATCAATTCTTTGTTATGTATTCCAATTATATTAGATGACCATATAATTGGAATCTTAATTACAGGTACTTTATATAACACCTCCAATGCAATCTTATCGTCAGTAGTAATATCATTCCAACACCATACCTTCGTATAACCTGTTGGATAAAATTTATCCTGTATCTGTGGATATATAGAACGCTCATTCATAGAAAATAGTGGTGGTTTCCTTACAAATAATATATTATCTTGTATACCTGGTCTGTAATTTGTTATAGCATCTGTACAGTCAATGAAAATTGTAACTGAGGAAATATCGGCTGCATCAACTGTATTAATTGCCGCACCAATACAATCAACATACCATTTTTTCTTATTATTGGATAAATTAATAAATCCTATTTTATAGGATGGATATTGTGCATGTAAATATTCATATAATGCATAAGCACATGTAGGTGCGCCATTAATAAAAATTGAACTTTCAATCTGTATACCAATTCCTATATCCATAATTATGTATTTTGTGGTCTATACAATTTAAGCACTAAGATGATACGTATATCAAATAGAATGCGAACATTTGCTGATTATATTGCTGGGACAGCACAAGAACGTAATGCAGCAATAATGCATATACATTCTCATATTATGTATTTAGCGCAACAATATAATTATAAAGTAAATCTATTGAATAATAAGGATGTAATAAAATGGTTGTTTAATGACCTCCATTATCTAGAAGAACAGCTATCAGATGATATTAAAACAAAAGGGAAGCGTATGGATGCATTGAAAGTATTGGAGGATAAATGGGGACAGGAAACATTACGTGTGTTGCGCCCTGATTTGAAATTGGATAAACAGTGGACAAATCGTTTTGGAGAATATATATGTCAGGATTTATATACACTACAGGGCTATACAGTTACAAAACCAGAATGTAAAAATCATTATCAACCAGATTGGGAAACACAGGTAGATATTGTTGAAGCAAAGGCACAGACTCATTTTACAACAGGTACAGCAGGTGAAAAGATTCTTGGAACTCCATTCAAATATGCTGAGGTTCCTCGACTATATGGGAAGCCATTAACTATAGTATGTATGGGTGGTGCAGAGGCGATATGTAGGAATTCATATGGGAATTTAGTGGGTGATAAGATTTCAGAAGAGAAGAAAGCAATGTTGTATTTCTATAAGAATGATATGAAAATACAATATATTGGTGCAACTGATATTCTATTAAATCTTCTACAGTTATAGAAAATAAAGAAAATGAATACAATTCAAAAACGTTTCTTATTATTTTTATTTGGCTGTATTGGAACCCGTCTTGCTTTTACAGCATTCGCTAAATATGTATCACTAACTATATTACCTTACTTGGGTGCAATAGCATTAATACCAGTAATTGGATGGTTCTATATAATATTTATAGGTTCACGTGATACAGGTGCAGAAGTGTTTGGTGACCGCATATGGTGGAAAACTCTAAGACCAATACATATGATTCTATGGGCTATATTCGCTGTAATGGCTCTCAATAAAAATAGTGATGCATGGTTCATATTATTGGCCGATACAATGCTAGGTTTAATTAGCTTCCTAATACACCATTATAATACTGGAAACTTTTCTAAATTATGGTAAGTATCTAATAAGAACTTCATTTGTGCGTGAATCAGGTTTCTTAGAATTAATGGATCGTTTACAGTTAATTTGCGCAATGGTTGTGCGTGAACCTAATGTAGAATGTATAAGTGGTACATCAGAATTACTCATTACAAATGGTATGCGTTGTCTAATTAGTTCTTTGCAGCATGTAAACAGTTTTTCATGTTCTTCAGAAGAGAATCCATCAGCAGTGTATCCCACAAATGATGTAGCAGTTTCAGGTAGATATGGTGGGTCCATATAAATGAAACAGTTTTTCTTAGACAGTGCCGCAGCTAATGTATCAGTATAGGGTTGACAGAGGAATGTGACAGATTTTATGGCAGCAGATACAATACGCAACTCAACAGGGTCAAATATTCCAGGATTATTATAATGACCATATGGAACATTGAAACCATTTGGACCCATTCTATATACTCCCCTGAAGCAGGTCTTATTAAGAAAGATGAAATATGCAGTTGCTTGGACAGTAGTATAGTTCTCTAATGAATTATATTGTTGTCGAATCCAGTAATAATAGCTTTCAGCACAGGCAGCAGCCTCTTGAATTGTTTGTGGTTTTCTATTAGGTGTTTCAATGGTATTTTCTGAAGCGGCTTCAAATTCTGATTTAAGAGTGTCTAAATGCTCAATAACATCATCGACATTATCACGAATATTTATATAGCAATGTATGAGTGCTTCATTAATATCTGATACAATTATATTATCAGGTTTATTGGTTGATGCAAGCAGACCGAATAGTACTGAACCGCCTCCTAGAAATGGTTCATAATAAGTTTTTCCATTGAGTGATGGGAATGTTTCAAGAACTGAAGCAAGAATCTGTGTTTTACCGCCAACCCATTTAATGAATGGTGCTGCGCGTGGATGAGACTGTATGTGAGTCTCTAAGAATGTATTATTTATAAATGTACGATTACAAATAATACATTTAGGCATTTTACTGTTATATTATATGAATAGTATATAGGTAGTTTATATCAAATTTATGGATGCTTTGTTAGAAAATTATACCATGTTTCTTGTACTGTAGGATTATGTATTGAATGCTGCCAAAAGATTTGCTGTGTCTGGCTCCTGTAAACTGTCTGTCTGTCAGCATGCTGCCTGACTGCCTGTAAAGCTGCTGCGCAGCCATCAATGCTGTCTGCTGTATAATAATACCCTGCTTTCTCCCATGTTTTAGCATTATGTACAACTGGATATCCTGTATATAGAAATTCCAATGTCATATAATTCAATTCATTGTCTTTATGATAACATATAATAGTAGCTGATGGAAATTCTTTCATAATATCTCTTACATTCATACGGTCTCTACTGTCAATGAATCCATTTTTATGGATAGTAAGGGATGCTATTAACTGATTATAATATGTAGAGATTTCCAGGCGTTTTCCATTAATAAGAATGATTCGTGCATTTGTAATGGAGTTTTCTGTTACCCATTTTTCAAGGGCGAGTAATGGAAGTATGGCATTCTTTTGGAAACTAATATTGGGTTCCATAATAATGAAAGTAGGGATAGTATCAGTAGGAGGCGTCCAAGAAGGTATGTCTGTATTATGTTTTGTAATGAAATCTGGACCCCATACATATGGTGCAATATGAACAGATGACATATCAATATTATCTAGTGATGCCATGTATTCACTGTAGTGTGAATAGTGTGGACTAGTCAATATAATATCTGTTTCTCCAATAACATGATGACTAAAATTCATGGGACCATAGAATAGAGGAGTTTCTACATCAATATTGAAAATATTACCCAGATATATACGTGCTATACGTGCTCCACAAGTACGCATGAATTTTCTGATATGTGGTGCAGTACTCAAACCGACTTCTAAATAAACTGTAAGAGGTATTGGATTACGTACTAAATCATCAACAGTAATACAATTGAATTGTTGCATAAATTCAGGGTATTTATCCGTTTTTTCATTGACAATAAGAATTGGTGTGCATCCTATTGCCTCTATAAGTTTATATATAAAATAGACATTTTGATAAAGACCATTTTGAAATATGGAATCCTCAGTTATTTGTGCAGTGACAATTGCAATAACTGGTCGTTTAATAATATTCGGTAGTTCTCGCGCTAATAACATATTATGTGATTGTATAGGTGATTGTTTTATATAGAAGGATTTATAAATATGTCATTACCCTATTCAAATGCACTCCCATATAGTTCAGATAATTTATCAAAGTTACCGAACTATAAGTTTATGAATTCAACTGACAGACAAAATATGGTGGAGAGTTGGAGATTATTTGAGGATATTTTTGCTAAGAATCTTGATGTATATAATCAACGACAAGCAGGAAAGCAAGTAGGATATTATGTTTTCACATCGAATGCATATAGAATATCATATAAATTGGGCGAACAATTACATACTACAATATTTCCCGAATATAATTGGAGAATTAATTATTAATAATTAATAAATGAGTGTTGAATTTACTACATTAGTTCAAATAGACTATGATGGATCCAATCTAATGTATCAACAAATTGTTAAATATCACGATTTCTATATTAGCCATTTAGCATTTCTATTAAAAAATTATAGATATATTTATTCTAGTGATTTATCACCATTTGCAATAGATAGTGATAATTATCGTATTGATTTTAATTCAACATCATTATATGATAGAAATTCTGTAATTGACATTACTGATAAAGATAATTCATATACTACTAAATTATCAGTATCAACAGATTTTATAGAAAGTATAAGGGATCATGTATTGGAAAATAGGAGCTTGAATATAAATGAACGTCAAGCAAGGTCTTTTGAAGGTTTATTACCTGTAATTGATAATAGACTTAATTACGGAAATACTGTAAATGTAGAAAATGTTCAGCAATATCAACAATATCAACAAAATAATGGTTTTGAACCATATAATATAAATCAAATGTTAAATAGTAGTTCAGCAGTGCGTTCAACACAAAATAGAATTAATGTACGTGTAAATAATATAACTGATCCAACAATTAATCCAACAAATAATAATGACCCAGTTGAAATAAATCAAAACGGTTCTGGTCTGCGTAAAACTAAAAAGAAGCAAAGAAAGAACAAAAGAAAAACAAGAATTAGAAAATGAGCATGCATTAGAAATAGTCCCTGTTTTAAACAGGAACTATTATATCCTATAGATATAGCAAAAATGGGTTTTTGCTATATCTAGTTAGAAAAGAATAAAAATATATATAATAGAAATGGAGGAAAATAAGGAAACTACAGATCAGCCTGCAACAGATGTAAGTGGTAGTGGTCCAGTTGTTAAGAAATTTCATAATGGTTGGACACCAGAGTTGGAATATTTAACTGCTGAATGGGCTGATAAAGCTGCATGTTATAGATGGATGCACGATTATTCTGAACGACAATTTACATTTGCTAACTATATAATTACTATTCCTGTTATCATATTATCTACTCTTACTGGTACTGCGAACTTTGGTATGGATTCTCTATTTGGTCAAGATGAACAAATGAAAAAATATGCACAGCTTGGTATTGGTGCTGTATCATTAATTGCCGGCATTATAACTACATTGGGTAATTTCCTGCGTTACGCACAAGGCTCCGAAGCTCATCGTGGTGCGTCTATTTCATGGGGTAAGTTTAATCGACAAATTTCAATTGAACTAGCTCTTCATCCTGATGAACGTATGGAATCAATGGCATTCTTAAAGATGTGTCGTATTGAACTGGACCGTTTAATTGAGCAATCACCACCTATATCTACAGGAGTAGTTAAGAAGTTCTTAGTTAAATTTGGTAATTTGAAGGATGTGAAGAAACCAGAAATTGCGGATGGTATTGAACATACACGTGTATTTGTTGATAAGGATGAACGTATAAAGAAGCTCGCACAAGAAACTGCATTAGCCATTCACCAAAAGAAGGGTATTTTGAAACAGCTTGTAATGGATGATTTAGAAAATAAGATTAAGACACTGTCAACAAATGAAGCTGCTGCGCGTGAAGAAGAAATGTTTAATATGGCTAAAAAGATTGCACAAGATGCTGCGAAGGAAACTGCATTAAATATTCTTGATAACCCCAATTCTGCATTAGTAAAAAAACCTGGTGTAGCTGCATCAAGTGCTGAAATTGCTGCGAAAGCGAAAGTAGAAAAAGCCAAAGAACTATCAAGCGTAGCATCCTCATCTGTTGTTAAAAATACTCTTGAGAAAATGGGAGTACCAGTACATACAAGTGTTGCGAAAGATTCACCACCACCAGTGAAACCAAGTGCATCTCTATTACGCGAACTGAAGAGTGCAACCGCATCTGCTAATGCAAGACGTTCTAATGAAATAACTGCAAAGGATGGTATATATAAGTTTGAAGGAGCAAATGTAGCGGATTTAAGTGGAACTATAGTAGATGGTGGTATAATATTACCTAAGTTCTAAACCCCGTAAAAATTGAAAGAAAAACATATCTATTATTATAATACATAATACAACTAATAAAATGTATTATAATAACGAGGAAACATTAAATGTTATTATACATGAAGTATCACAACCATGTGATATTGAAGAATTCCAAATTCGTTACTATTATGGGGAAACAGTAATATATCCAATTGAAGAACTCTATATGGTGGATGAACTAATTCGCAGTGAAGGAAGAGACTCTATTGCAAAGATATCATTCTATTTTCGGCATCCACAGTATTCCTTCTATAATCTAATTCTATATAATGAGGGCGATCATTTTCGTGTAAAATTTGCTGACAATGCATTAACATTTGAGGACAAACATTATGATTATGATAAGGTAATGTATGCAATTAATAACTGCCGAAATCTGGATGACCGTCTTGGAAAATATGTACAAAATCCATTTGTATAAATAGAGATGGTGTATGCACATAGATATAAAAAATTGAAAATATAAAACTCTGAGATATTTTTCATCTTGTATAATTTAGTAACCACAGCGTTCTTCTAAAATGTCTGAGTGGACTCTAATAATTTCTCGCAAAGAAGAAAAGCGCGTTCGCAAAATAATGAATGCCATTGATGCTGCTAATAACATCATCGATGATGCAAGCATTACATATACAGCTCCAAATAATAATCTAAAACTAGTATGGCCAACTATTGTACATAAAACATCTCCACTTCTTTCTGAGGCGATTGGTTCAACAAACAGTAAGGATTTACTCAAATACACTGCTCTAGGCAAATATAAAAATGTTGCAGAACTATTCAATAATTATCCTATTCCTATTTACCATTTTGATTATGACATAAATAAAGATATTGGGCATAATAAGAAAGGACGCAGAGCACCTTACATAGAAAGCTATATATTTAGAATTTGGACATATGCTGCAGAAAAGATACCTATTATACACGAATATGAGCTATTAGTAGATGGGTATACAAATACTTCAGCGCCTTGCTATTATAAATATTGTTATTCGCCCATTAAAACGATTCAATCATGTAAGAGTGATGACGGCACATCATATAATATATCAGAGGACTATATAGATTGCACACTTCGTTTGATAGAATTAAGTGCATAAATATTTATATATTGATATTTGAAAAATTGAAATTATTAAATATCAATATGTTTATCTACCCCCAAATTAAAATGGCAGCAGTTACTACTTGTAGAATCTGTCGCGATGTATTAGTTGGGTTCATGTTGACCCATGGTGAAGATTCATGTCCATTGGCAAAAGCAGCCTATTGTTCATATTGTGCATCATATGGACATTTTACAAAAACGTGTGACAGGGCATTTGAAGCAAAGAGAGTGCAGGCAAATGATGCGGCACGTGTAATGAAATCTATTGCAGAGGCGAAGAAAAAGGAATTACAGAAGAAGGCATCTCTGGAAATTATAGATACAGAAAATAATATACGTACATATCTAATGTCGAAAAGTATTGAACCAAGTCAAAAGAAGAAAGAGAATATTAAAATGCTAGAACAGTATGCTGAAGAGCGCGACCTCCTCCTTGTAATGATTTCCCCTTAACAAGGCTCACCCTAAGCACCAAAAACAGTTAATAGACGTATAACAGCAGATTCAAATGCATGCCATTTAATAATACTTACTAATGCAGTATTAAAAAATTTAGATATTAATGTTTTTGCATTATAGTAAGCACTTCGTAAATCAGTCGCACCATATAATTCTTGAAGACAATCAATTGTAACTGCGGCATTTTCAACTGTCTGAGTGGGCACTGCAACATCCGCGATTTCTTCAATAAAGAGTGATTCATCAAAAAGTGGTTCGCTAATGGGCTCTTCAGATTTATATGTATTGTTGATATGTGTATGTAAATTGTAAAACCAAGTGCGGATTTTTTGATTGAGTTCTACATATGGCACTGTGAATGGGTCAGGAAATGGATTTACTGTTTTGTATTGAATGAAATGAGTTTTGCATTCATTGCATGGAATTACATATTGCAGATTAGTTATTAAATTGCGCCATGCATATTTCTCATCATTTTGTCCATTGCGTGTCGCCGATTTACCTGCCTTTTCAGCGAGTGAATGCAATAACATCCATAATGCTGGACCCCACTGTAATTCGGATGGTACTTCTCGCGGCTGAACATTTTTTTTACAACCACACCCCATTATTAGATATCTGAATTAATTAATAAAAAGTTTACCTATTTTTATACACAGCCCACTCTATGCTGCAACAGTCTCGAAGAACTTCTCGGACATTTTACGCTTTCTATCAACTGCCCCATAAATCAAATTATCAATACTAACATATGTATCATCTCCATCAAACTCTGCCTCCAACTGCAAATATGTTATTTTTACTGTGCGCTTCTGTCCAATACGAATAACACGTCCAATGGCTTGCTCCATTGTAGCCGATGTCCACCAAGGACTCAAGAAGATAACACGATTCAAATATTGTAGATTGAGTCCAACACCGCCACTATTGATTTGGCAAATGAATACTGTTGACTTGGATGATGATGCAGCTGCTTTCTGTGCATGGTCAAGTGCACGTTCACGCTTCTCTGCTGTCATTCCACCATAATATGTTTCAATATTTCCTACATGTTTACTATTCTTCAAATACTCCTTCAACATCAAAATCTCATGTTCAAAGGAACAGAAGATAAGATAATCATTTTTCTGGGATTGTTCATTACTAATAATTTTTTTAATTGCCTTGAACTTTGTTGAAGGTCCATCCCAATCATCACGGTCATAATAGGAACCTGGTGCATCACGCTTTGCAGAAATATATACTTGCGGATGTACAGAAATTTGGCGAAGACGCAGCAACATTAGAAGCTTTTCAGAGCCAGAAAGTGTATCATACATATATTTATCAGCCAAACGGTCCTTAATATTACCCTGAATTGCATTGTAGAATTCCTCCTCTGCACGTGTCTCGAAAGACAGTTTTATAGTTTCCTCGACAGGCTTTGCAGGAAGGAAGTCCAGTTTATCACGCAGTTCTGCGACAGTACGACGCAGTACAATCAAAGGCAGTATATTATTATATTCATCGTACCACTTCAAACGCTTCTCCAAAACAGCATCACCTCCTCCAATGAAATGTAGAAGAGATGCAGCATCCTGCAGAGAATTTACAACAGGAGTTGCAGTAACTGCCCAGCGATGGTCTGCATGAATCCTACAGATTGCATCATATGTAGAACCCATACAGTTGCGCATTTTATGTGCCTCATCTACAATAAGACGGTCCATTAGCTGCATCTTATGTGTGAAACCTAGTGAAGGATTACGTACAAGTTTTTCCATATTAGAGATATAAATGGAGGGGGCTGCACGACCTGCATATGAATGACGTGCCCAATAATATTCTCCAGCTTTGCCATCCACAATATAGATATTGAATGTGCTGGCCGCCTCAGCAGTTTTAATCCAAGTCTGAAGAACAGCAAGAGGAGTTAGAATGAGGGTTGTATCTACAATGCGATTTGCAATAAGACCGAGCACTTCAAATGTTTTACCGAGACCCATTTCATCTGCCAAGATACCACCACTAATCTTATAATTCATAATATCCAATGCATCCTCTTCACGTTCCATCATCCATTCAATCCCCTTCTTTTGATGGGAAAAGTATGGTTTATCACCGAGAGCGATTAGCTTCATTGTAGACGCAATCAGAACGGTATATATGCATGAAAAAATACTGAGGCGTATGTTTTCAATTTTTGCTTTTATGTGGGCATATTTTTTATGATGTGCTTGTAATTATATTGATTTATAGTAGGATTAATTAATAACTACCATACAGAACAAGTGTGTTATTCTCAATTTCGACTGCACTACACTCTCGCATATCTCCTCCCAAAACAATAGATACAGGGGCATTTGCAAGAGAGGGATTCCTATTAAGCAGCTGCGTCAAGAATGAATGAAGTCCTTGAATTGTAATAATACCAGATGATAGAGTAGTGATTCCATAATCACGCAGAAATTCATCCATGAATACATTTGCCCTGTCACGTCCATCCTGTTCAGAATAGACATACTCTAGGTCCCATCCCTTGTTATCAGCATGTTGTAGATAATATTGTACATTGCTGCAACGATACTTGGGATGTGCAAAGATGAAATCGCGCAGAGGAGCAGAAGGCATTGTAAGAGTATTATACTAATAGGAAGGGTGTGCATACAATATTAGGAGATACTTTTCAATTTTTTGCACCAAGGAAAAAGTAAATGGATTTATATTTCCTTCAATTTAATTAATACTAATATTATGAATATACATTAAGAAGCCAACATTCAATGGCAACCTCTACATCTTTTTCGCGTTCCTTCAACTCAGGCAACTGTTCTGTCATGAACTCTTTAATAACTTGAATGGATTCTCTCATATCACTTACCAATTCATAATAACCATCTGGCATTAAAACTACAGGAGAGTCTATTTTATCTAGAATGGATTGTATATATGAACGAATTTGCATGTAGATTTGTTCGAAATTTACAATGATTGGTTCATCGCGTTCTTCATCTTCAGGAAGAACGAGTGGAAAGAAGAAATCATCCATATAAGAATCGAAGCTAGGAGGTTCCATGATGTGACTTTGAACTGCACTAAAAATTTTATTTATTTTCTTATTTTATCAATTTTATATGTTTGGCGTTTTTATATTAGGAAAGAACCTAATATGGTCGTTGAAATACAACTTCATTATTTTTATAGACTCGAATGACAAGACCTTCAGCGCCTCGTAGAAGCCAATAAGACTCCTCCATATTAGGTTCGAATTTACGCCACAATACACATGCAGCACGCAGTTCAGGATTTTCATTCAGGCGTTCAATACCATAATTCCATTCCATATTATTCAAAGTACGAATCTGGTCATTGGGATTAATAAGCACATTAACGTCTACATTAGGGTGTACAAAGTCACGTTCAATATCAATCATTTTATAAGTTAGAAGTGAGGGGACTATATACATTAGAGGCGAGATACTTTCAATTTTTTATGATTGTCCATGAAAAAGATTATGCATCTTCCTCATTTTTGTTTTATTTATTTTCTATTATATTGTATTTTTTATTTCATTGTAGTTTCTATTCAACCTCCATATCGCTACTTGTAATAGAGACTGCATCAATCAGGTCCTCCAAGTTTGACACAAGTTCATATGACCTGATTACTTCATATAGGCAGGCGAGAATAGCAGAATAGTTCTGGCGCCTGAAGAGTTCAATAACCTCATAATACCACACATGTTCATTAACATGGGGTAGATGTGTATCAATCAGTTCCATTTCATAGTTCGCCATAGCAATACGATACTGCCATAGGTGTTCGCTCTTTTCAGCATCTAGCTTATATGCAGCAAGTGCTTTGAGAACAGTATAGAGATACTTCACATCATGTACAACCTCAGAAGGCATTTTGTTCTCAATAATTGCAGCGGCTGCAACAAGAGTCTTGCATGTACGTGGGGGGAGATAGCTTGGAACTGCAACTTTAGGAGCCTTTTTAGGGGCAACTGCAACGACAATACGAGGACGCAAATTGTATTGGGACGCCATTGTAGCTAAGAGTGGGGGACTATACACTATGATTCACCCGCAGATTCAATTTTTTATGCCCTCGTGAAAAATTGAAACAATATAGTGATGGTTTGCAAATATCACATAATACGGAAAGTTCTATACAGCGTACAAAATGATGTCCTACAAGAGTGCTCTGACTGCGAATATTCCCACGACCCCCTTCAAGCTGAACCCAGATGCAGCTGAATACATTCCTCCAAAGCCAGCACATACTTTCTGGGAGGATGCTGCACTCTTAAAGGAAGAAATTCCTAACGAGTATAGCAACAAGTGGGAGCACAGACAGTATGCAGCTCTACAGAGACTGAAGAAGAGCCCTACATTTCAGCGGAAGTTTGCAACCTTCGCAGAGAATGTTCTCTGTATAACGGGTGTTGACACTGAGAAGGGCTGTCGCATTGACCTGTATGAAACACGGTACTGGCCTGAAGAAGTCTGTGACCTACCTGGTAAGAACAAGGAATACATTGGCTTCTGGTTTATGTACCGCCAGGATGGCTTCACTTACCTTGTTGCCTATGAGTGTGATGACCTAGAGGACCCTTGCACTGGTTGGTTCTACCAATGGGAACACAAGGATGACTGCTGCGGCTGGAGCTGTGACTATTTCCAATGCCACTACAACTACCCTCTTAAGAAATAAACTAATACCACTACCCTCATAAGAAATAAACTATAACAACTACAAATAAAAATGTTTCCATTTTTATTTTTTGTTTTTTGTATTCTTATACTATATTTTTATCTGTATGGTGTCTACTGACCAAGAGGTAGGAGTGTGAACTGAGTGAGCTCACACCTCTTAATAGGTGTGTCCATGAAGTTCTCGACTACTACATTCTCTGGGTATGTAATATTGATAGTGGAGCAGGTATAGCCCATTAGTGATAGTGCCTCACGAACGGTAATGTTCTCGTCATTGAATGACCAACAAGTGGTTGTAGATGTGTCATATGTAACCTTGTGTAGGATGACCTTGTCCATCTCAGTGTCAAAGAGAAAGTCGCACACAATGTTGGTCTGCGCAATCTCAAACTGTATAATCTGAGTACAGATAGAACCAATGCAGTCAACGTAGGATTCAGGTAGGAGCTCCATTATGCACAATACACTGAGAAGCTAGGGGTACTCGATTACTTTGTGACTGCATGCTTTCAATTTTTTTGGTCAATAGAGGTGGGCAAAACAGGTGTTTTGACCCATCTCTATCAATAGGCATACACATTGGGCAAACACCTGTTTGCCCAGGTGTATTGGTCAAGTAGCAAAATAGACAGAACTTAGCGTAAGCAGATATACACTAATGCACCGAGTGTAAAGGAGAGAAGAAGAGGATTCAAGTTGTTCTCGGCTTGATGCTTGTCATCTATGTATGAATAGACGGGTTCAAACTTTGAAATAATATAAGCAGTATCCTCCTTGGTTACATGTGTTGCTTTTTCTTGAGCAGATAGGCGGTTCATTGCCTCTCTGAAAATCTCTCTATCTTCTTTACCCACAACAATAGATGCCATCTTTGCTTGAATACGCTCTTCACGTGCAGTAGTCATTTTGTAATGTATAGTTGTAGACGGCTTTTGCGATATAGTTGTAGACGACTTTACTAAGACCACAATTCTTTCAATTTTTGGAGCGCGAAGAAAAACTTAACTTCAGTGAAACCCCTTATTGTGGATTATACTGAAGTTTACAAGGCCAGTGAAAAAGACCGTTGGTCTTCTTCTAGGGTTTTGTTGTTTTCTTCTTTTCTATTCTGTTTTGTGTTTTCTATTGTCTTCTATTCTCTATAGAGTTGGGATGAGAGTGAGGCCATTGCGCCTATCAGATGCAAGCTTGCTGGCCTCCTTGATGCTCATCTCAGGGAACTCCTTCATCACTGCAGCAACCTCATTATTCCACCTCTTCTGATGGAAGCTCCTTGGAGCCTTCTCCTCTACGTATTCCTCATCGTCATCATCAAGATCATCAAGCTCATCGAGCTCTTCATTGAGCTTAGTGAAGAGCTCATCAAGCTCATCATCCTCTTCACACATAGGGCAGTTGCAAGGCAGCTCAACATCAGGCTCAACATATTCCTTTGTCTCATCAAATCCCTCCTCACGACGACGAGAAGCCTCGCGGCGAGCCTCTTCAATGCTTAGCTCAGGAAGCTCCTTCATCACTGCAGAAACCTCATCAAGCCACTGCTGCTGAGCAGGGCTCAGCTTCCTCTTAGGAGCCTTGGGAGCCTCTACAGGAGCCTTGGGAGCCTCTACAGGAGCCTCTACAGGAGCCTTGGGAGCCTCTACAGGAGCTTGAGCAGCTACCACAAGCTTCTTGTGAGCATCAAACGTCTTGAGCTGAGCCTCATCCATTGCAATGGATGCGTTAATGAGACTACTAGTAGCCTCATCGTTGATGAAGGCAAGCATCATACGCTTGGCGTTAATAGCCTGCTTAGTGCTGATTGTAAGGGTCTCAAATACAAGGGGGTTCATTCTATACGCTTTAACCACAACGGTATTTGCTAGGAGAGGGGACTCTATCAATCGACAGCCCTCCTACTTCAATTTTTTTTCTAGATTGATATTTGGGCGCCGCAATAGGATTTTCCACTACGCTCAATTCAAATAAAAAATTGAAGTAGGCCAGGGCTCGGCAAGGAGAGCATGTACAGTAATGGAGGGCCTTATCGTATTTGAGGGTCGTGACGTGTACAGGAATAAGAACTTTATAGAGCCTTTAGGGTTCTCTAAAGAGCTTAGTTTGAGCGAAGTATACGACTTAGCCAAGCACCATGGTGCTACTGGCTTTGTTAAGAGCGGTCCAAGCGGTAAGTGGTATCTTAGGAACCAAGAGCGGTCTGAGCTTCTTTCGAAGCTAACAGATAAGTCCATAAAGGACTATGAGCGATGCATCTTCTATTTGATGCCATAAGTGTGTATAGATTGTATTGAGTGAGTATGAGCGTAGCGTGCGAGCAAGAAGAGATGACTAATTCCTCTTTTTTGCGGGCTTTCAAAAATTGAAACCTTTTTGTTCATAACGCTTACTTATCCCCTTCACTAAGAAAGCAAGCATGGAGTCTATTATTACATCTTACAACATAGACTATGAGCAGCTACGGTTGTTCATAGCTGACTACAATGGATTCATTGCAGGTAGTGCAGCACTTGCAGCATACTTCAAACAAGAAAACATTCCAGTCAAGTATGAACCAGGTGATATTGATATTTGGATTCCAACTGATGAACCAGAGTTCATTCAACTATTTCAAGAGTTCATTCGCATCTATGGTTTCACTAATTCACATGAGTATGATACTATTCGATTATCTCATTGTGAAATGGTAGCATCATATGGTGGGGTTTTCGACTACAATGATGTGCCTTCACTACTATCTGTAAATAGTTTCTTAAACTGTAGTGAACAGAAAGTACAGTTGATTATTATTAATCCAGAGAACTATCATTCAATGCGTGAGTATATTTGGGACCACTTTGATATAAGTGTATGTGCTACATGGTGGAATCCATGCACTCAAGTAATAACGACTATCGATGAGAATAATACAAAGAAGATGCGTATGTATATACTTAATAAGAAAAACATTGGTGATGGAAAAGAGAGAGTACAGAAGAGATTAGTAAAATACAAGGAGCGCGGATTTAAGTATATTACTTCACAGCCACAAGTATATGACTCTGAGGACCCACGCATATTTACAACCAACAAACTTTCTATGGAAGTTGCAACAGACATTATTACATTTGAAGATGATATCAATGTACAACAGTTTCTTGAAGCATCGCATGATAATATTATTGTGAAGTGTGGTACTCAGTTGTATGCATTCAATAGAAAATATATAACAGATTATATGCATAAACATACAGGGTATATAATTAATAATAGAGAATCAGGATTCACATGTACTACTCCATTTAATCAAACAATTCTGCGCCATGATGTAAATTATATAGATTACTGTGACTATTCTATTTATGAATTTGTATATAGTCATGTTGTTCATCATGGTGGCAAATCATATAGTATCTGCAAAATGAACTGCTATACAGTGGCTAATTGGGAGAAAGATACAGTAGTTCCATCGCGCGTTTGTAATGCACCATATGCTTCACTAGCTCCTTTACCTCGTGCACCTATCAATATAGAGGTTATGGTATAGAGGGAAGTAATAATTAAAATAAAGATGGCGTAAAAATTGAAAACATATTTTTAGTGATATGTATAGTCCCCCTCTCTTATTAACTACGTAAAATGCAACGTATGTGTCCAAACTGTGAATTAGAATACGAAGTCTATCATTATACAATTCCTGCAACTGAAGAAAATGAATTTGGTTATGGAACAGATTCTGTATGGTGTCGTAAGAGGAAGATATGCTGTATCTTCTGTGAAAATTATTTACCAATGCGTGATGAACGCATTAATATTATGAAAAACTGTAACTATCATTATCTATGGTCTGGTGCAGTAAATGAACAGGCCTTTACTAAACTATATGTAGAGTATGTTGACCGTTGGTGTGACCGCTGGCATATTCGCAACACGGATGACTGTGAAGCTGTACGTACTGAACTGCGTGCTGTGCGTAACTGGACACGTGAATATTGGCATTAATCAGCATGGCGCGACTAAATAAAATATAATAGAAAATCTAGAAAAATATAAAAATTTTTAATGGTCATCAAAAATTGAAAATGATGCAATATAAAAGTATATGTACCCTAACTTTTGATTGCATTCAAGCATTTCAAGATGCCTCGCACCTTCTCCTACACTGATGCCTCCAAGCACAGCCACAAGATGGCTTCTAAGTATGCATCCTACGAGGAAGATGCTGCCGACTTCACAATTGGTAACGGTTGGGAGAAGAATTGGGTTAATCTCAACAAGAAGGAACTGATGACAATCCCTTGGATGAAGGATGCCATGGAGGGCACTGATGCCAAGCTCTTCATTGATGACTGTTTGGGATTTGACATCAAGGAAGTCACTGAAGCTGGTGCAATTCTCCTCAAGCATCGTGAGAACTACTGGTGCGAGAGTCATCTTCGCATCTTGAAGAACACCAAGAAGCAGTGCCGCTTCCTTCTGATGGGCTATGACCGTGTGAAGGGAGGTGAATGGGAAGTAGACCCTAACTACCCACGCTCTATCACAACTGCTACAGTCAGTCCAAATTTTGGCACCCTTTCTGATGGCTTCAGAGTCTTCACTGATGGTGAGAAGAAGTACTACTACAACAGGAATGGCAAGGAGCGTCTTGCTAAGCGAATTGTGTACGATGATGGCTACTACTGTTCGTGCTGCTGCCCTGACTATGACTATGAATATTAATAGAATAAAATATGTGTGCAAAAAATTGAAAATATATCCTCTCTTTTTTATTGTATATATTCTATTATTGCTATAAAAGCGTATAAAATGGCTGGCCTGAACCCCAATGCAACCCCCTTCATCCCATTCTGGAGCGAGGACATTGAATTTTGGGGTGACATGGTAACTGCAAAGCCTGCACCAAAGCCAAAGGCAATTGCACCAGAGCCTGCAGCAGATGACTGCTCCATCTGCATGAAGGCAATGAAGGTCGAGAAGAACATTGCAGAGCTGGAGTGCTCCCATACATTTCACAAGAAGTGCATCAATGAGTGGTTGACAATTAAGAGGACATGCCCTTGCTGCCGCTCACATGCAACTGTTGTGGATAAGGAGGAGAAGGCACGTATCCTTGCACAGAAGAAGGCACAGGAGGAGTGGCTAGCTGAACAGGAGCGCATGGAGGAGGAGGCAGAGGCCAGGGAGAAGGAGCATGTTGAACTGCATGGTGCTAGTGAGATGGCGCTACTGCTGCAACCAATTGCAGAGCCTGACAAGGCTGCTCTAGCATACCCATTCTCCTATATTGGAATGGAGTCTGATGCAGCGACTGGTGGCTGGGGGGTATATGACAATGAGTACAATGTGGAGAAGTTCACAGATGGGCTCATTGATGAGGCCCAGTTTGATGCAGGTGATTTCCCCAATAATATTGTGGAGTACTACTGGATTCACAAGGGCAAGAACGACGAGGATGCATGGCATCTCTTCTGCAAGATTGCAGCTCCTGATGGCGAGGCATATGCCTACTACACAGCCAGTTGTGATTATACTGGCTTTTGTTGCCAGGGTGGAATGAAACTGATTGTATCCAAGTCAGCACAGGCTCTCTTCTATGGAGGACTAGTTGACAGGACACGCAAGCTCTGCTTGAAGGAAAAGCGTGCTGGTGTACAGGAGCCTATTCCAGAGTGGTGCATGCCCGTGCCACAGCCTCCTGCAGAGGAGACTAGTGGTCGCAATGCTGTCAATCCAACACGTGCATTCATTCGTGTGTGGCACAATGATGTGGAGCTGAAGCTGAGTCTTGACTATGTAAATGGTCTGGAGATGGAGGAGCTAGAGCATGCAATTGGTGGACTCACAGCACAGTTCCTAACACAAAAGCCAACAGGACCCGCATCTTACAGGCCAAATAAGAATTTCTGTAAGAAGAAGTTCTATAATGTAAGTGTGTTCTCTGCACAGGTGACAGGCATTGATGATTATTTTAAGAAGCGCTTTGGAAACCCAGACAAGCGCTGGCTGCTGCGCATGCGGCCTAGGGCACTGAACCGCAAGTGGGAGAAGGTAGAAGTCTCCTTCACACTCTATTAGACCAGCAAAATAACTTAAAAAATAAAAAATAAAAATGATATCAAAACAATATAAAAATTTTTATTGTATATAGTATAAAAATGGGTTGTACACATAGTAATATATCCTCTGTAAAGGAGTTGCAGCCTGTTGAAAGTGTTATAGTAAATAAGACAAAATGTATGGAGGAAAACTGTAAGTCCAATTTTGTTTATAGGGATACAAAATATTGTTACCCGCATGCTGTAAAGAATTTACCTGAAATGAAGGAGGCACATAATAAAAAGATTAAGGAAACGCGTATAAAAAATAAAATTATAGATGAATCGCGGAAATAAAATTGAAAAATAAATGGACTCCTAAAATCTGTACAGAGTCTAATTATTAAAATGGATTTCCCAAAGCTATTTGGCGAGGCATCTACTGGCAAGGCAAAGCAGTGGAAAATTAAGGTGGAGGACCGCGATGGAGTTGGTGTTATCATTACAAAACATGGATATGTAGATGGTAAACAGCAGGAGAATGAGAAGATTGTGGACACAGGTAAAAATATTGGTAAGAAGAATGAGACAACACCAGTAGAACAGGCAATTTCAGAGGCTCGTGCAGCATGGCAGAAGAAGAAGGATGCAGGATATTTGGAGAAGGATGAGACAGGACAATCAGCAGTTGCAGAAGGCAGCAAGGCCAAGAAGTCGATTGCAGCAGTTCCTGGTCCAATGCTCGCACATGATTATAATAAGCGCGGTTCCTCTATTAAATTCCCATGTTATGTACAGCGCAAGTTTGATGGTACACGCTGTGTAGCAATTCCAGGTAAGGGTCTATATTCTCGTAATAAGAAGGCATATCCACATTTGGAGCATATTCTGGAGGATATTAAGGGACTTCCAGAGGACCTTGTATTGGATGGAGAGCTTTATTCTACTGAGCTAACATTTCAGGAGATTGTGGGTCTAGTGAAGCGTGAAACACAGAAGAAGGGAGATGAAGAGAAACAGAAGAAAATAAAATTCCATGTATATGATATTATTACAGAGAAGCCATATGAGGACCGTCTAGCACGTCTACGTGCTTTATTCTCAGTGAAGGCATTCAAATATTTAGTGCTAGTTGACACCGCTGAATGTACAACTGAGAAGGAGATGAAACGACTGCATGGCGAATATGTGGGCGAAGGGTATGAGGGAATTATGCTGCGTAATAAGAAGGGTGGATACAAGGTAGGACAGCGCTCAGCAGAATTGCAGAAATATAAAACATTTGAGGATGGTGAATTCATTATTACAGATTATAAGGAGGGTGATGGAGTAGAGAAGGGCTGTGTAATTTGGGTATGTTCTACAGAGGATGGACAGGAGTTTGCATGTAGGCCGCGTGGTACTCGAGAGGAACGTATTGAGCTCTTTGAGAATGGAGATGATTATATTGGAAAGATGCTGACAGTTCGTTATCAGGAGCTAACAGATGATGGTGTTCCACGATTCCCTGTAGGAATTACAATTCGTGATTATGAAGATTAAAAAATAGCGATTAAATTAATAATAAAAAATAAGAATGAAAAATAAAATAAATATTTTAGTATTTTTATTTTATTTTATTTAATAATAATATGTTGCAATGTATTTTGCTAATGCAAGATGAATTGCTAGTGCATTATCTGAACCCCAACAACGCAGTTTTATCTGTTCACGACGTCCACGCAGGTCGATAATAACCTCTTCAATTTCAGTCTCTTTCATTGCTTTTGTCAGAACAGCTTTTACATCTGTATCAAAGATGATGTGACGTAGAGAGGTTCCACAATTTAGTCGTACTTCAAGTACACACCATGTTCTACCTGTCACACCCATTGGTACAAGTCGCCATGCAGCTATACAAGTATACCATCCATGAACATCCTTCGGCATGGGTTCATCTGGATTAGGTACTTGCCACCACTTATTGTAGTCTTCAGTATTCTCATAACCTGCAAGGTCATCCATTGCCTTGAAGCCCTTGTGTGGTACAGGCTCTGCTGGCAGATTCTTCCAACTATCACCGCCAGTAGACATTTTTGAATGCAAAGTATAGTTTTGTACAATTTATTTGGAATTGATTATAAATTCAATTTTTTGTGTCAAAATATATTACTTTGTATATGAATAGAATTCTTCATTAGTTAAATCTGCAAAGCTATTCATTGTAAGATAATGTGTATTTAATGGTATATTTGCCCAATTCTCGGCAAATACTGAGAAGCGATATCTGTATTCTAAGTTTGTAGTGTATTCTTTACCATATTTGATTGTCCAATCTTTGAATAATTGTTCTAGTGCATATGTTGCATTTACAAGTGAAAATAGAAAAAATAGTAGTTTCATTTATATGATTATTATAATTATATTTAAATCCGATACTAAGTTGTTGCATTCATATAAATGAGTTTTTCACAGTGTGGACATGTCATGAAAGTTGTAGTTGATTTTTTAATAGGATTGTAGATAGATTCATCAAAAGGTACAAGATTAATTTCAAATGCAAACTTTTCAGAAATAATTGGAGCATCAGATGTCACAGGTTCAGATTCTGGGTATTTAGGAGATATTACAGTTGGAGATAGTGGTTCAAGGAAAGGCGGGCGACATTCCTGTTTAGGACGAATAATATCTTGAATTGATTTGTAATAATATGCAGTTTTTTCAACTAGAGTTTTCTTAATAGATTCAATATAATTATCTATATTCATATATACAGTATCACGTGGGATATTATATTTATCATAAAGACTATATTTCTCAGTAAATAACTGTTTTATTTTATTATAATTATCATTACATCGTTTATAATCTTCTTGAGATTTATACCCATAAATAGTATATTGTGTTCTCATTGCATTATATTTATTAATATCATCCATATTTTTATTAATTATATTTTTAATTGATTGAACAAAATTATCTAGAACATTAGGAGCTATACACGTTTCTGTAGTAATATTATAGTGTTTGCATAGTGCCATTAGTTCTGTATGAAGTATACTAAGTTTATTATAATTATATGCACTGTCATTACTGCTGTAAATATAATCTACAATTTCATTATATAGACCAATCGTATCAATGGTATCATCCATTAGAATACCATCATCATTGAAGAGGTCGCATTGTTGGGCTCGTAGTTTAGCTGCAAGATTGGGCATATTGATTGACATTTTTATAGTATTGTATGTTGCTACATTTATGTACTAAAAATATCAATTTTTTATTTATTATTATGTATTTATTTATTTATGATATTCGCATTTAGTATTGTATTTAGTGCTGCAGAAACATTCACGAATATCTTCTTCATGGTAGCGACAGTTCCAACAAACATTATCATAACCTGTGCAACCGCATGGTGAATGATAGTCACTTGTCATAATAGTAGTTCTAATAATAACATTTTTCTGTTGAGTCTCTACAATCTTTTTAGCATCCATAATAATCTTGAGACGGTCATCATAGCAGGTATCATATGATACATCAATAAAATGGACGTTCTCTGTAGGGACATTGGTGTATGTCATATCACGCTGAGAAAATGTTGTATGAATAATATAGAGTTCTGGCATTTTATAATACAATAAAGTGTTCCTGAGGAAGGGACTATATTAATCGGCAGTTAATATATTTCAATTTTTGGGGAAAAAATTTGAAATATATTTGAAATATATTTTGTGTATAATCTTATAATACTATCTCAATATAATGAACAATTTTCAAGAAAGAATGCAAGTAGACCTTACTGCTCTTCCAAAAATGACAGTAGCTGAACTAAAACTAATTGCACAGCGTTGTGGTATTAGTGGGTATTATAGACTAAAGAAGGCTGAACTAATGAATAAAATTATAAAGGATATTGAATATACTAGGCAACTACAAATAAAAGAGGAGGAACGCAAAAGAGTAGAGGCTGCAAAAGAGGAAGCGCATCGTGCTACAAGGGACTATGAAAATATTACAATGAGACAGCAGCCAAATGTAGAGGAACTAATTGATGCACTTGATTATCCATATGGATTTATAAGAAATGGCGACTATACTAATGAAACAAATGATATTCCAGGACAACCTACAGAGGATGTAGGGGATTTCCCAGATAATGTAGAACATTATTATTGGATTTCACCTGGAGCAAATGATGAGGTACCTTGGATGACACTTTGCAAACTAAAAAATGGTATTTATGTGTTTTATAAGGGCGAATGTGATTATACTGGTTTTGATTGTCAAGGGTCAATGGAACTATATGCTTCTAAGGACCCTGCTATTCTAATTAAATATGCTATGTGTTCAACTGATTATGATGAATATATGAAGGATACAACTGCTTCTTAACAATTAATACCAGCAATACAATATAGCCTGTTACAATGGGTCATTTCTGGAAGAGCATCACGTTCTTTACACCATTCGCATTTTTTAATTGGAGTTTCTTCGGTTTTAGAAATATCTGTATTTGTCGTTGGATTGTTAGTGTTATCTGATACATCTAGTGCAATATTGATTGTATTAGTAGACATTTTAATATAATATACTATCAATACTATAAGCAGGTATATCAATTTTATTCCATCAATATCATATTTATATAAAGAATATATTTCTATATATAATAGAAAATGCTGTGGCGTTGGAACCCATGTTGCAGAGTAAATTGGAATGATGTATTTATTGAAGCACCTATAACAATTGTGGATGGTGAGAAACGAATATATTATTCAACACATAAATACAGTGTTGTTGAATATGCATCGTTGTCCTATTTATTTGCCGAAATTGAAAAAGCACTAGCTGTATATGAAACACTTCTTACAATTGATGATAGTAATCAAAGAAGTGAATGTAAGTTACGATGGATTAATTGTAAAAATCGTATTCGTTGTCAATTAACACCTATAGATACAGAAAATAAAACAAAACTAAAAGAGTGTCAGAAACGATTTCGCGATATTGATGCAAGATGGAGAAATACTCATCTAGAAATAGAGGTGGATAAAACAGGTGTAACTGTAATATAGGTTCTATTACTAGACTCTTTAATATAATATACTACTATTTACATTGGAAGACATGTATATATTATTCCATCTATATTGTGGTATATAATCAATAGGTTTATCTATTATAACAAAACCATGTGATTGCTGTAGGGGACCAATACGTTGAATTGATTGTGAATCAGGTGCAGATTGTTCAATTGAATCTAGAGTAGCACCACCAGTACCTACAACTAATTGTACTACTTTCTTGGAATCATTGCCATCCCATGAATTACTGTATTGATTGGGGCTCAGTTCTACAAGAGTTTCCTGGTAATTATGGGTATCTGCGCATAGAATTATTCGTGGTGGCATTTCATATAATATTTGAAGGAGTCCATCGCGGTTATGTAATACTTGATATGACTTATTTTTGAATGATATAAGTGGTTCATGCATTATAAGTATATATTTATCGGTTACTTGATTCTGTAACCATTTTTCCTGTTCAGCACGTTGTTCACCTGTTTTACGTGAATAATATAGATTAGTATTAATTACAATTACTTTCCAGCCATCATTAAAATTTATACAGTAATAATCAGCAGGTAATTTCCAGACACCTCTATTATGCAGCTCCTTTTCTTTTGCATATATTTCTGGTGTATTTATATTGTGATTTCCTATTGCTGTGTAAATATCTATATTAAGAGGTAGAGATGCAACCATATTATTAAGCCGTGAAACAGGGAATGCCTTATGTTTAATACCAGAAGCATCTTTCCATTTATCAGGATATATATTATCACCACCGAGAAATAGGAGAGGTGCTTCTTTTGCTGCTTCGCGAAGACCTTGCATTACTGCTGCCTGTGCAGAGCCTGGTCGTGCACCTGTCTTATTCCAACATCCAACAAAAATAAATGGAAATAGGTCATTTTTTATTGGGTTGATGCAATGTTCCATTTATGTATTTCTTCTATTATATTCATTTATACAATCATTCCAATCCACATCATATGAATCATCTATATCTTTTTGAAAATGTGCATGTAGGAAATCGAGAGTAACTGAATCTTGAAATCGTATGAGTTCTACTAGTGGTAAAAAATCTCTCAATAGTAGGATTTCTTCTTGTGTAAATTGTTTGAAGCGGAGTACAATATTCCATGCATATTTATGTGGTTCTTTTAGTAGTTCTTCTTTTGTTTTATTGGTGACATATGTTTCCATTCTTTTATGCGGTTGTATTACTCATTATATAGTGTCTCTTCTTTTTTAGCTCCACGATTATATCCGCGTTCCAGAATATTTTGTTCATGGTGTGATAGATGAATTAGGTCGCGTTCCTCTTCAATTGTAAGACGACCACGCTTAATAATTCTATGGATTTGCATTTGTGTAATACGCAGGTCCAACTCTTCAAATGGAGTTAGAAGAAGTTCAGGATAATTCTCTAATTCCTCTTCACCAATCATATTAAACCAATTACTTGCCATCTTACTTATATGATATGCAGCAATGATACGATAGTATAATCAATTTTATAAATAGGTCCAAAAATAGAGGTGGGTAAAATTTGTGTTTTACCCACTTTCTATCTATAGGAATACACACTGAGCAAACACCTGTTTGTCCATGTGTACCCAAAAAAATTGATGTATATTGCGCATAATATATCAGTACAACAAGATAATAGAGAATCCAAGAGAATGTCTTTCAAAGTAACACACAAGTATATGCATTCAGTTCTCAATGATGAGAATGTAGTTGGATTTATGGCAGATGTATTTCCTAATAAGCTAGTCCGTGAACAGGTATTTAATAATATTATGGATTGTGTAGAACCAGCAGGACGTCATATCTTTGTACATTATGGATATGGTGCAAATGGTAAGACAACATTCTGTAATCTACTCCAAACAATCTTTGGAGAGAATAAGAACATTAAAATTATTCATGAGATTAATAAGCGTGAACTAATTATTGCAAAGCGACTTTATCCAATTATATTTATTACATGCAATTCTAGTGACGATATAACAGATGTATTTGAAGGGGATGAATGGGCATATACTACTCTAATTCCACATACTGAGATATTTACTAAGGATGAACAGAAGCATGAGCTATCAGATAGTTTTGTAGAATGGATTGCTCCTTATATTGAAGCAGCAAAGAAGAATGAGGAGAAGGATAAGATTGATATGGAAAAGCTAATTGAGACTGCAAAGAATATTGGAATTTGTATGTGTGATTCTGATGATGACTCTGATAATGAATCTGACTTGAGTTCTGATGATTCTGAATGCAATTGTGATGAATGAAATACAAAGATAATATATATAAATGCTTATTAAAAATAATAATATAATAAATACATTTTTTATTGTAATATAAGTATATTTAATGATATATAAAATGCAATAAAATAAGTAATAAGATGCAATCAGCTCCGATTCAAAAAGGGTCTACAGTTTTACAGAAAACGGGTGATGCTGCACAGGGTGCTCTATCAAAAGTAGGGTCTATGATTAGTTCTGCAGCAAAAGGTGTTACAGATGTATTAAAGGCTCAAGAAGGACGCACAGGTCAATTAAAATTTGTGTTATTAATTCTTGTAGCAATTGCTGTACTAGGGCTTATAATATGGGGTCTAATTGAATTGATTAATTATGCGAGAGATAGAAATAGCAAGAGAAGTACTAAGAAAAATAATGCTACTATTTTGAATGACCGAATTCAACAAATAACGCCAGCATATGACCAACGAAAGGATAAAATGAGAACATATGATGCAGTTCTTAGTGCAACTCCATCTGACCAACGTGTATTAGCAAACTATCATATTTTAACAACGAATGTAGGTGGATATTTAGGGCCAGCAATAGATGGTGTTTTTTCAGAAAGAGATGCGATAGTACGTGCATTTGATTTGGGTGTACGTCATTTTGTATTACCCATTGATTATTTGAATGAGAATCCAGATATACCACGTTTAATTGTACGTGATTCAGCTGGTTGGAGAAAGTCAAATAACACGGGTTCAATTACAGAGGCAATAAAGGGTATAATTGATGTAAGAAGTCGTAATCAGGACCCTATATTGATAACACTCTATTTCCACAGATTACCAGGAGTCTCATCTACATCAAAAGAGGCACTTGATTTCATGGCACGTGTTGGTCGTGCATTAGTACCTCTTGCACCGCATCATATGGGTCTAACAAGTGAAGGTGACTATAGAAGGCAAGGTATGAAGGATTCGCTCTTTATGAAGGACCTTGATTGGTATGCAGGAAAGGTATTAGTGTTTACAAATGTAGATACAGCAGGTTTTAGACAAATTAAATACAAAACACAGGAGGATTTGGATTTATGGTCACATCTCCGGTTATATTCACATGAATCGCCATCAGTATTTAATGTATCACAGCCTGAAAAGACAGAGGCAATATATGGTGTATTAGACAGTTTACAGTATTATGTGCAAATTCCAAAAGACCAGGAAACAGCAACAGTTGACCAAACACGTCTACAGTTTTCAATGACAATGGGTTATGATGCAACGAAGTTGCCCGAATTGTATCAAGTGGTTCGTGCAACAGAATTGGGTGTACAGAGTGTAGCATATGATATATTTACTGATGCTGCAGAGAATGCTGAACAGATAACGAAGGCACTCGGTTTTGATAAAGGAGGATTTGTATTGAAGAAGGAACCATTAAGATATAAACGTACAGTACCGATTGTAGCAGATGTACCATCACCACAATTAAATGCAAATGGCGGTATAATACCAAGACCAACTATATGATGAACGATTAGATATGTCAAAAATCTATAATAGTCCTTAATTTAAACAGGACTATAAACGAATAGAATAATAAGTAATGGAAGGGTCCAGGCCAGTTAAGATATCATCCGAATTTGTGAATGAATTAGCTTTACTTGAATCAGCGGCTGATTTAGCACAGGATATTTTGGATAAGGATGCAGCTTCAGACCAGAGTATATTATTTGCAATAAAGATTGTTGAAGGGTTTTTGCGTCGTCGTGGTCGTATATGTTATGGTGGTCAGGCGATTAATGCGCATTTACCGAGTGGCATGAAATTCTATGATGCAAAAAAGAATATACCAGATTATGATTTTTTAACACCAGATGCTGATGCAGATATAAAAGAAATTGTTGCCGATTTTCGTCAAGAGGGATACAAGAATATTTCAGTGCGTATGGGGATGCATGAAGGTACAACAAAAGTATATGTAGATTATATACCTGTTGCGGATGTTACTGCAGTGAATCCAGATTTATATGCGATTTTACATAAACGTTCAGAAAAGATTGGTGGAATTAATTATATTGATGTGAATACATTGAGGATGATGATGTATTTAGAGTTAAGTAGACCGCGCGGAGAGGTGAAGCGTTGGTCAAAAGTGTACGAGCGTTTATCGTTATTGAATGCTGCAAAACCAATACATAATGGGCGATGTGCAGATGAAATGGGTCTTGGAACACAGCGTGGTAAATATAGTATTGGCAGTGATGTTTTTGAAACAATTGTAGATTTTATTATTCATAATAGACGTGTGTTAATAGGTGCATCTGTTATTGATTATTATAAGAAGCAATTGTCTTATACAAGAAAGTCTATTAAACATTGGTTATTCTCAAATAAGAAACCATTAATATTTTATTCGCCGAATATGAAGGCTGATTTGGATGAGATAGCGAATAGAATTGGCAAAAAGGTGCACATAGAATATATAGATTCAGTGGGTGAGTTTATTCCGAAAGTGGGTTTATTATATATTGGTGGAACAGCAAAGGAGGGTCCACGAAGATTAGTTGCAGCAGCTGTGCAGGAATCGGCATGTCATTCATATAATACTGTGGGGCTTTATTATAAGAATGAAGAACAAATTATGCGTATAGGTTCATTAGATACATTGGCTACATTATATTTATCATTGGGTTTATTGCCAGTAATTGAGAAGAAGTTGCATGCACCATTATTGTGTATGGCACAAACTATTGTAGAACTTGGTATAAGAAATCGAAAGAGACATGGGAGTAAGAGAATTCCATTTATATCGCTGCGATGTGAGGGTCATCAACCACGTATGCAGAGTTTACTGCGTGAAAAGGTGGAGAGAATAAGGGCAGCAGCTGCTTCAAATATGAAAAAGACAAGAAAGTCAATGAAATCGAAGAGGTCTACAACACGTAGAAGGCACTAATCGGCTTCAATGGGTGGTCTAGCATCAGGAGCATAATCATTAATAAATTCCTGTGTATTACCACTTTCACCTTTTTTCTTCATTGTATTAAGTAATTCAAAACTTTTATCGATAAATAATAGTTTTGTTTGATTATCAGGAGAGTTAATTTTTGCGAGAATTTTATTAACATGTACAATTAATTCATTTAGTTTATCTGGTGTTATTGGTCCATCTATAGTAGGGAGTCCTGTTACACTACTGGCTGTAGTAGTGGATTCAGAACATTTGATAGGTGGTGCATCATCAGGTATATTGAAACATACTGAACGAAATCCTTCTTGTAAGCTGCATTGTGTGCCAACGAAGTTTTCTTTTGCTTCTTTTAATTTTTTTGTCATTCGTTCGAGTTCATCTTTAACAACATTATATAGAACATCAATAAAATTATCATACATTTCATCGTTGCCAATATATATTAATAAGTCTTGTAAGATTGGTTGTGGATTGTTTTTTATGAATTGATTGAAAGCTATGAAGTTGAAAATGGGGGTCTTATTATCACTTTCAGCTCGTTGAAAAATACCTTTAGTATATTCTAGATCTTCATTGTCTTCTTCAACTTTTTCAGGTTCTCTACTGGTATTTGAATCAGCCCCTTTCAAGAATTTACTAACGGCTTTATCATCTGCTGTAGAGGCAACATATGGTACTTGAGGAGCTGCATTACTTTTATCAATTGTATCCTGTACTTTTTGAGCTTGTTCTCCCAATTTAATCTGTATTTTCAATAATTCGTGTATAGGTTCTGGCAGTTGTTCACTGAAGTATTCAATTACAATTCCATTGTATAAATATTTGACAATAAGTATAATTAAAAGAATTGCAATGGATATTAGTATTATAGTAATAATTTCCATAGTTATTACTATGTTATAATGTAAATTTTCCGGGGCAAAAACCTGTGGCAAAATACACTAATGATAATAAATGAATTTATCGTCTGGACATATGTCGCATCAGATTGAGTGTATACGTCGAGCAGAAACGCAGTCTCGGCTTGCTTTGTTAAAAAATAGTGGGTGTTGTAATGCACGACCAATTGTAGCAACTGAAGGGACAGTTTCCAAAGTTCAACCCCCACAAGAAAGTGTATATTTTGCCAAGAAAGTGGAGAAGTGTCCTGTAATTGTAAGTAATATTAGTTCCGGTGCTATATCGTCAGGTATATATTTACGTAATAAACAGTTAGCATGTGATGCAGATGTGCGTCCATTACAAGTATCTCGACCTGCGCCACCGACTATATGTGATGCATTACCGCCTGAATCGAGGAATGCAGGAATGCCGATTCCGCAGCCATTTTTACGCTGTGTTCCGCAGATTGTGGGATTTACTTAATAATCTTGGTTATAATAAAAATGCCAACTGCTGTATATGATTCATCTTTAGTAACACAATATAAGGTTGCTCGTACACTATATGCATATAATAAAAGTCGTGCTGCAACAACATCACAAGGCCCTGTATTACCAGAACAAGGTGCACCAGTGCAAAATGGTGTTGTAATAAATCGTAGATTAGGTGGTGGTCAAATTGTACGTGATGGTGCTGTGTTATTTGGTGGATGTGCTTGTGCTACAAATGATGCTCCTACTGGAGGCATGTAATTGACGGTGTCTTATAAATATAATTAATGGAAAATTCAACTATTTTTAATTAATTATATGGGTAACACTTTATTGTTTTTAATTTTGTTTTTAATAATATATATGGATGATATGGCTAATAGGCCCAATTCACAGGAGCTTCTTACAATCATAGGAGTATCATATAATGTAACACTATAATATATCCACATACTTGATGAAATAATATTTAGTATACAGAATGTTAAAGATAGACTATTTGTACTTTTATTTTTATACAATAAAAACATAAATATAAGCCTTGCAATTAGAGATACTGATGTAGCAGTATATGGTATAGATTCTAAATTATTCATTAATATATTTCTTATTAATTTCTTTAATAGTATTTTTATTTTTCTGCAAAGTATACAATGAATATTGTCCGCATGGACCGCAATGGTCTTCATTAGATAGATCGATTTTATTATTCATTTTAATATTACAGTATTCAATATTCCATCGTCCTAGAACTTTGATATCATCTTTGAATAATTTGATAATTGCACTTTTAATACTATTCATTTTATGTGTGGTAATAATTACCTGTGCAAATAAATATCAATTTTTATTATCTAACTGTATATGTTTAAAGGGTGTACATTGTCCATATGAGTTTGCTCCTGTTGCAAGTATGGAGTGTTCAGTTATAAATATGGAATGCTGTGCACCTGCAATAACTTGCCTGCAGTTTTCTATAGTTGCACCTCCATTTGTAGTGGCTGTTCCTGCCTTATCAAGTAATATATAATGGTCTAATCCCACAGCAATTTGTTGTATATTGGATGCTATTTTATGAGGGAATAGATATTGTGAATAACCTGCAATATATACATCACCTGCCTGTGTCAAAAAAACTGTGAAATCCCTGCCACCTGCGATGCTGTCAATCCTGTCCTGTGCTGCTGTCAATATCCCTGCGAACCTGTTTAACCGTGTTGGCTGTTTCCTGTTAAACTGTGTACCTATACCTAATTGTCCTGTTGTATTACAACCACATACATATATTGAATAATCCTTAGCAATAAAGAAGGTTGTATCAACTCCTGTATAAATATCAATAATATATCTGGAATCTGCTGATAACTGTGTGGGTGTTTTATTCATGGAAATAGCAGCTAATATATTTTGTGCATTATCTATGAACGTCTCACTAGTTAAATGGTGCCAATCTTCAATTGTAGAATATGTATTGATGCCTAATTGTCCATATGAGTTATCACCTTTAATCCATACAGTTCCATCATTTGCCAATGCAACATAATGTTCATTACCACATACTATTTTGATTGTATGGAATGGATACTGTTCAATGTCGAGTTCACCAGTTGTTGATACAGTTATACACGCTCCATTATTAAATAAATAGGATGTATTATAGCTATTACATTGTATATTACGTATTTCATGGATATTTTGAATAATATTATGACAGCTTCTACCAATATGATATACATGAGATGAATCATACCATACAGTATGAAATGCTGAGTGATTGGAGGATGACAGGGAGACAGGCTGACAAGACACAGGAAATGCAGGAGACAGGACAGGCTTTGCAGCAGGCAGCCAGGAGACAGAAAGAACAGGACAGCAGGAGTTAAGGACAGTATTATACAGGAGAACTATATCACTATGCAGCAGTTTAATAAGAACTCCACAGGTATTTAATCGAATCCATTCAATACCTTGGAAGAATATTTCTACATCTAATGGAAATACTCGGCGATTCCATACAGCATTTTCTAAAGAATATATATGAAGGTCATACAGTGGTTCTGCGGGCCTTGCTTCAATAAATGCAATGGAATTGTTCATTATGGATATATGGTGCTGTTGAACCGCGTATGAAGTTGTTATAGTATTATTAACTTTTCCAAAGATTTGAATGCGGTCTGAATGGAGTTTAATTGAAATCTTATCGGAAAAAATCATAGAGGATTGAATAGGATGCCAGTCGACATGAAATTCTAGAATGTTTCCAAAATGTTTGAAATAATTTGTTCCAGAAATATATGCAGTGCCATCAGAATATTCGATATAATTATAATATTTTCCAAATTGAGCATTTATAATTGCACAGTTATTTGGCAGCTCGTATATTAGAGGTGGGCAAAACAGGTGTTTTGCTCCATCTCTATCTATCGGTTTACACACTGAGCAAACACCTGTTTGCCCAGGTGTATCGTATATAGATGATTTAGAAATCCCACTAAATATCGATGGAATATTATATTTAACTATAGAATCACCTATAATATACAATAAATCACTAACAATATATATATATTTAATAGACTTTTCTACAGTAAATATTATATGCCTAGAAGCACTAACATTATATATAAATATTGTGGTTTTATCAGAAAGAATTATATATTGTTTATTGGCACATATTTGTTGCGCAACAAATGAAACATCTATTGAATATTTTTTATAAGATTCATTAAACCAATATGTATATATAGTATTATTATGAAATATATAGATATTTGTATCAATGTCTATATAATACATTGTATTTAGTTTAACTAATTATACGGGAACATTTAAGGAGTTTGATAAACATCTTCACCATTTTGGTTAACAATATATTTGAAAGATGAGAATGCAACCTTGCGTTTATCAGTTGCTAATGCATCGGCAAATAGACCAGCTAATTGACGTTGCTTTGTAACATTTGATAAGAAGGCAGCACTTTCTACACCCTTAATATTAAAGGTCATATTCACACCATAGACTAAGTTATTATTTACAGGAGCTACTACAGTTGTTAAGCGACCATTACCAATACTGTATGATTCACCAAGAGTTGATAGAGCAACTTTTGTACCTGCAGTACCTTGTACTTGGTCCCATAATTTATATGTAACAGTAAAACCACCTACAACTGCAGTAGATGATGGCATAAAACGAATAGAACCGGTGGAAGATACTAATGCAACTAGACCATTACTTACATCAGCAGCAGTATAGGCAGTCCATGAGCCACCAGATTCCTTAAATTGCCATCCAACAGCTGAGAAACCAGCTAATAAGAGACCCTTTGAATTTGGTTCTGGGTCCACTTCTGAATAAGCAGAACCAATTGTTGTATAGATTGATGCAACTGTAATACCTGCATTTGATGCATCGCTAATGGAAGATGTAATTGTAGGTATGCGAATATCAATAGGAGAGACAAGACGAGGTCTATCATTCACATTAGTTACATTCATATTAATGGTTGCAACGGCAGAACTGTATGTATTGTTAGCAAGGGATGCTAATGACATCTTCACGCCATTTGTACCATCATATGTATTCCATGCCTTTACTGAAATATTTTGTACACCATAAATATTATCATCAGTAGGTACAAAACGTACAAATGCAGATGGTAATAATGGTATTACTTCATCACCACTTAATGCAACAGTAGTCCATGTAGATGCAGTCTTGTACTGCCATGTACCATTAGCAGCATTAATACCAGTGATTAATAGACCCTTATTGACAGTTGAATTTGTATCAACATAGTTTCCACCAAATATATTGAGTGCTTGTTGTATAGTGAAACCTGTATTAATCACATCCACAATACCTTCACTGATATCTGGAACAGAAATAGTACCAGAAATGGAAGGAGCAACAACAGGGTTATATTCGACTTGAGATAGTTGTACTGTTGCAGCCAAGCTTTGTACTGGTGTACTGGATTCAGACGCAACAACTGATGCAAAACTGGGGTCTGATAAAACATTTGTAGTGGTTAGAGCCTGTGTAACAGTTGTAATATCTTGGCTAGATGGTACAATTACTTGTGCAATAATATCAACACGAATAGGTTGAGCAACAGTTATAGAAGCAGTTGCGGTATTTTGAGAGAAAGCACCTGATGCAGAATATGTAGTATCTGCACGTACACCAACAGTGCCAGTAGATTTATCCCATGCTTTGAATGTAAACGTAAATGTACCAGTTACATTGGTAGCAGGAGCAAAACGAATAGATGCACTTGCATCTAATAATAAACCTGCAGAGTTAGATACATTACTTATATCAATCCATGTACTGGCTAATTTATATTGTAGTTTACCATAACTAGCATCAGGAACAGATACAACTACAATAGCTTTTGCATCAGACACATTTGCATCAGTATAATTAGCTGATAAATCAGTAATTATAGATGCAACAGTTTTGCCAGTATTTTCGGAATTGACTGCATCGATAGGTACAGATGGGAAAGTGATTATGTTACCTGCAGTTAAAACAGGTGCAGATGTTGTAGGAGTTACAACGCCAGTAGATACTTCTAATAAGAATGCAGATGATGCTAATGGTATTGCACTAATCTGTGTACTTATACCAATCATATTTAATACTTCACCAAAACCAACAAGTGTACCATCAGAACAAAGAACAATTGTAGTAGAACCAGCAGAACCTGTAACAGCAACAGGAGTTTTATTTTCTAGAGCATTGCCTGCAGTACTTACTAATGTTGGTAGGGTATTCACACTAATACTTGGTCTACCTAATCCACTGTAACCAGTACCATATGTAATAATACTGCCATCAGAACAAATTACAATAGAATAAGAACCAGCCAAATCAATATATATAGGTGTTTTGCCAGCTAATGCACCATTTGAATTAATACGTGTAGGGACAGTTAAATAATTTGTATTACCAGTACCAAGATGATATTCATCATTTCTACCCATCATACATATGCTTCCATCAGTGCATAATATAGCAGAGTGAGCATAACTGCAGCAAAAATGAGCAACAGTTCTACCAACTAAATCACCATATGAATTAATTGCAACTGGTATAAAACGATCACCATTTGTATTAATACCATATTGATAATGATTATTTTGACCAAAACCAACAATTGTACCATCAGAACATAATACCATAGAATATCTAAAACCAGCATCAGCACGAATAGCTGTTTTACCAGCTAAGGCGCCAAATGAATTAATTGCAATAGGTACTAATGAACCTGTTGAGGTTCCATTACCTAATTGACCATTATCGTTATTACCAAAAGTTACAACTGTACCATCAGAACATACTACAATACTATGATTTGTGCTTGATGAAATATGTACAGGTGTTTTACCAGCTAATGCACCAAATGAGTTAATAGCCATTGGTGTTGTTACATCTGCTGTACTATTATTGCCTAATCTACCATCTGCACCACTACCAAACACGCATAGAGTTCCATCAGTACATAATACTAATGAATGAGCTTGGCCTGCAATAACTGATTTAAATGTTTTACCAGCTAATGCACCCATATTATTAATCAATTGTGGAGTTGTAACACTACTTGGTGATAGTGAGCCAATACCTAATTGACCATACGAATTACTACCGCATGTATATAGATTCCCTGATTTATCAATTGTTACAAAATGACTTGCAGACCATGATGTATTCATCTTTTCTGCACTAGCAACTGCTCCAATTGTTGACATTTTCCTATAATTACTTTACAGAAATTAATATGATTTATTATCACAAATTAAATCATATTAATTAAAATTATATTATACTATTATCACATTTATGCCATTACACGTACAAATTTAACTGATAATTTGCTTGAAGATACACCATATACAGCAGCTAATTGGTCAGTAATAGATGATACTGCAGTAGGACTGTTTACAAATCGGGAGTCAGTTATGCCGGTTAGACTGACCTTCACAGCAACAGTTTGTACTTGTGATGTATCAGGAGTTACAGCTTGGAATACTGTGCCTACACCAGAACTGTATGATGTATTAAATGCACTCACAACATCTTTTATTCCAACTGTTCCAATTGTTGCATCCCATGCTCTATATGTTAATGTATAACCACCTGCAAGTCCTGTTCCAATAAATCGTACATACCCACTTGCATCTAATGGCACTGCTTTTCCTGCATCAGCACCACCTGTATGAAATGCAGTCCAATTACCACCTGCAATCTTATATTGCCATCCTGATACATCAGCAGCTGTTAACAATATACCAATATTTGAATAACTATTATCTACATCTACAACCTTATTGCTGATATCAGTTAGCAAAGCAGCAATAGAAATGCCATTGAGAGTATTTGCAGCAGCTCCATAGGCAATTACAGGTATGTTATATGTTGGAGTACCACTTAATATAGGAGCATCATTCACAGGTGTAATTACTAAACGAACAGTTGCTGTACCAGCAGAGAACGCACCATCAAATGCATAAGCTGTATCAACTTTGCTTGATGGAGCACCAGATGTTTGGTCCCATCCTTTCACAGTTAATTCAGTAATACCATTATAGTTGGCTGAAGGAACAAAACGAATTCTATCAGATACATCTAATAATAAGGCACTTGTTCCACTTACTGCACCAATATTAGTAAATGTACTTTGACCAGCTAATTTGTATTGCCATGCACCAGCACCAACATCCACCATTTGTGCAGTGATTGCAATACCCTTCAATGAATTAGCATCAACATCTGAATAATTGCCACTGAGTCCTACAATGATATCACCTACAAGTTGTCCTACATTGGAACCATCAGCAACGTCTTCTGCAATAGATGATAGAACAACAGTAGGAGTATTAGATACAACAGGAGCATCATTGCGTGCATCTACATTGATTTCAGCTACACGTGTGGCAGTACTATAGGAGTTTGATGCAAGAGCAGATTCTAGGATTGGTACGCCAGCTACACCACTGAATGTATTCCATGCTTTGAATACAAATGATAGTGTGCCATTGAAGTTTAGAATAGGTAATAAGCGTACCATACCACTTGGGTCCAATGGTAGAACTTGACCAGCACCGAGAGTGATTGTAGCCCAACTTGCATCTGCTGTTGTTTTGTATTGCCATGTACCACTTGTAACATCTGTGATGATGATACCCTTGGCTTGTACAATGTTATTATCACTGTAATTTGAACCAAGTTGTGATAATAAGTAGGCGATGCTTGAACCAGTATTGCTGGCTTCAGGTATATCTTCATAAATATTACCAAATGATACACCACCACTTCCAAGTAATGCAGGAGCAGCTAATTGTGTATATGAAATATTTAAGTATTGTGTTATTATAGAAATTGCACCAGCATTAACGGAAGTTTCTGTTGCAATATAGTTAATTAGTGCAGAATTAGTTTGTGTATTAGTATTAATGAGTGCATTAATAACATTTTCAATGGAATCCTGTGTAGAAACAGCAATTTGGAAAATGGTTTGAATACCAACAAGGTCATATACAACTTGTGTAGCTGTCACTGTATTTTGTGAAAATGCACCAGCAGATACATAAGTTGCATTGGCATAGGCACCTGCAATAGAGCCATTCGTTTGGTCCCATATCTTGAATGTCATATTATTTGCAGTTAAGAAGCCAGAACCTAATACAAATCGTACTGATGCACTAATATCTAATAGAAGAGCATTTGTCATGCTTACAGCACTGCTAACATCTGTCCAACTGATATCGCCTGCCAGCTTATATTGGAATTTACCTTGTGACATATCAGGTAAAGCAGTGATAGCAATACCCTTTAATGCACCAGAATCCAAATCATTATAGGAGCTGCTCAAATCGGTGAAAATGGATGCAACTGTTTTACCAGTATTAGCAGAATCTATTGTAGTATCATATATTGGAGGTAAGACAACAGTTAATCCAGCAACAACAGTAGGAGGATTGACAGGTTCAACTAAAACGGAACCGAAACCAGCAATGCGGAAACGTTTAGCACCAATATAGAAGAAATCGCCTGCATTATAATTCTGTCCACTGATATTTACATATGAGTTCTGTCCTAAATCATAGTAGATTGCTGGTACTTGAGTTCCATCAGCATTAATCATGATTTGTTCACCATCAGCTAATTCGAATTTAATGAAGGCAGTATTATCTAATGTACTGATTACTACAGTTGGTGTACCGCTAGTGAAGTCAGGTAAGATAACTTTTACTGGTTTTGGTGCAAGATTTGGTAGAGCAACAGCAAGTGTTTGTGTGAAGTTATTGAAGGAGGATTCACCAGAGATTGTAATAACCTTTGCGCCACTTACATCGCTTACTTCAGGACCTGAACGAGTAGATAATGCAGTACGTAATGCTTGGATAACTGCACGACGTTGTAGTGGTGTCTTATCACGGATTTGAGTGGCTAATTCACTGAATACATCACCTGCTGGTCTTGCAGATTGTGTATCAATATAACTTGTAACTAATACATTGGCTTGTGATAAATCGGCAAATACATTTGTAATTGCAGCACTTATATCAGTTGGAGCAGAAGTTACTTGTAGTGTAGCAGTAGCGGTGTTTACAGAGAAACCACCAGGTAATACACTTACAGTATTGATGATACCACCAGAAGTACCAGAACCCTTATCCCAAATCTTGAATGTGAAGGAAGTTGAACCAGTGTAGAATACTTCAGGTGAGAAACGAATGCTATCACTTGCATCAAAGATACGTGCAGCTGCCTCAGATGCAGAAGGTATTAAGTACCAATTGCTGCTACCAAATGCCTTGTATTGTAGTACACTCTGGCTTGCATCTGGTAACCCAGTGATTGCAATACCAAATGGAGGTACAGAATCAATATCAGAAATACCAGATAGGTCTGCAAGTATTTGAACGACTGTCTTACCAGCATTATCACGTGCATTAGCAATAATAGGATTGTATACTACATTTTGTCCAGCAGTTAATACTGGTGCATCATTCACTGGTTGTACTGTAATACGTGCAATACCACTGTTTTGTGAGAATGCACCAGATGCTGTGTATACAGATGCATCTGTGAGTGAACCAACTGTTACACCATTTGTTACATCCCACATCTTGAATGCAAATTCAGCAACACCATTTGCATTTGCATTTGGAACTAGACGTACTTTAGCAGCGCCATCGAGTGCTAAAGCAGTTGTTGCAGTCACACCAGAAATATTAGACCATGTTACACCATCTAATGTATATTGCCATGTACCAATTGTACTGGATAAATCAGTAATTGCAATGGCAGCTTGTGGGGCTAATAATAGACTATCAGCATCAGAATAGTTATTGGATAGGCTGCTAATTAATGCGGCAACAGTCATGCCAGTATTGGAGGCATCAACAATTTCTTCATAGATTGATGTTACAGTTGCAATTGCACCAGATACTATAAATGGTGCATCATTAACAGGGTCTATAACATGTGATATCGTAGCAGATGTTAGCGAGAATGCATCACCGATTATTGCAGTGCGATATCCAGTGTAACCAAAGGTGCAGTCCCATAGTCTGAAAGTGAGTGTTACAGTACCATGGAAGTGTGCAGCAGGTAAGAATCTTAATTCAACAGTTGGTGCTAATAAGAGCGCATTTGCAGTTGATAAGGAGGCTATTGCAATCCAAGCGCTGGATGAATCGATTCTGTATTGCCATGTACCATAGCCAGCATTATTTTGTCCTGTTACAGCCATACCAGCGCTGCCAGCAGTTAATGTATAAGATAGGTCAGACATGATGGATGCAACAGTGCGAATAGGTAGAGATGCTTCAACAGTATCTTCAGAAATGCTTGTTATCACAGTAGTTTGTCCAGCAGTCATGATAGGTACAGGGATAGAGAATGCAGATTCAGTAATCTTTGCAAATACTAAATCACTTGCACCTCCACTGTAATTACCAACTGTTCCAGATAAATCAGATGTAATTCTATATACATTAAATATATTCATATTTGTACCATCATAGTATGTGACAAAGTTATGATAATCATCATAACCATAAGAACCAGCTGCTGTAGGATTATATGCATAAATAACTTCACCAGTTAATGCAGAGAATTTAATATAATATTGTTCAGTATTGTTTAATGCTGGTTGTTTTTGAATGCTGCCAGCAGCTAAGATTACGATGTATGGATTACCATAATTATCAAACATAATATTAGTGAAATCAAATGCTGTACTATTAATATTATAACCATATGAATTGAATAAATCATTACGTTGCATCCATAGAGTAGAACCATTATTAATATCTATACGTCCCATGACATAATCTTCAATAGATATAATACCATCTGAAGGATTTGCAGTACCAACAGTACAATATGCAAAATATAGACAATTATTAAACATAGCAATCTTAACTGAAATTTCATCAACAGTTTGACTATATTCTAATTGTTTCTTCCATACAATAGTACCAGATGGAGAAATTTTCACAATAATTGTATCAGTTATACCACCCTTTACTGCATTACCAGCTTCAACTGAACCACCTATGTTGATTGCCCAATAAATATTATTTTGAGAATCTAATACGTATGAATTTGTATTTGGATTATTTGTACTTGATATAAATGATGATGTTACAACCTTCCACATAATATTCATACTGCTATCAAATTTGAGTAATTGATAATCAGTTGTTCCAACTTGTGTTGTAATAAAGAAATTATTAGATATATCAAACTTAATTGCTAGTTTATCAGCGTTTTGATTTGTTATAATAAATTCATCTGCACTTGTATTAAATGTACTATTCTGTTTAATAGTTAATACAGCACCAGTTAATATATCTAATTTAGCAACAACAATATCACCAGAACCAACATAAGTACCACCAGTTACAGCAGCATATGAATGATATACTGCAATTAAAGCAGATTTATCAGGAGTTAATGATAGAATTGCACTATTTTCTGAAACAGTACTATTACTTAATCCAGTTTTTTGTAACCATATACGTGCACCAGTATTAGTATTTATTTTTAGTACTGCAACATCAGTTGTACCATATGTAGTTGATGATGTAAATTCTCCACTGGTACGTGTTGCAATATATATATCACCAGAAACAGGTTCAACATATAAATATGGATTTGATTCAGCACCAAATGTACTAATTTCATTTTGTATTGACCATAATAATGTACCATTTGGTGCAAATTTTGCAAGGATTAATTCATTATTATTCTTTAATGTTTGACCTGGAATTGCACCACCCAGTACACCAGCAATAACATAAGAATTGCCAGAATTATCTACACGTACTATAGGCATTTGTAGATTATTAACAATATCTCCAGAAATAGTACTGATTTCATTACGTTTTACCCAACTGAGTGTAGGTTGAATTGCTGTCTTACCAGATGCAAGAGTAGATAATACAGGAGCGACAACTGCAGTAGATTCTTTGAAGTTAACAATACGTATATCATTGCCACCTAATGCAGTTAAACCGCCTAATTTATTTGTTGAACCAGCAGATACAATAATACCATATATACCGCCAGAATATGGTATTAATCCCTTCATGAGTGAAGATGTATATGAATTTGCATCTATCACAGTATCAATCCAAATAGGGATACCATCATTAGATGATAATTTAGAATATACAATTTGTTCAGTACGTCCATTAATATTCTGTCCTGGTGGATTATTATATGACATTGTGAATAAATGTACATTTTCACTATTATCAATATGCATTTGATGAGTTAAAACATAAGGGAAATATGAATTAAAGAATGAAAATTTACCATTAATATTAGGGTTTTGTGATTTCCATTGTGAAGAACCATTAACAGCAGATAATTTCTCAACAACAAAGTCGCCACCTTGGAATTTATCTGCAGATACATCATATGTTACATATGTAATGTATGGAGTACCAGATGGACTTAGTCTAATTAATGGTGTGCCCTCTTGTTTTACTGAACCATAATTCTTAGCCCATTCAATAGAACCATTTGGACCTAATTTAACAATACGTATATCATATAAATCATTTGAAATTGTTGTTACAATACTCTTACCAACAACAAGAGCAGCATAGATGTTATTTGATGCATCTGTTTTTACTTCTGTAATCCAATTATTTCTATATAATTGATTATTTGATACATCAGTATCATATACAACTAAGGATGATACATTATTATTATATTGATTGTTACTAAATGTTAAAGTGAAATTGGAGATAGTTGGAATAGAACTATTGCTATCATTATGTATAATTAAATTCCATGTACCATTTGGTGATGCAGCCATAGGGAAGTTAGTGGTATTTGGTTTATAAGGGTCAGTTCCATTATTAGCAATTGAATAATTACCACCTACATTTGGTAGACTGTATGAGTAAGATGTAATACCACCTGTTAGCGTGTATGTATTGCCATTTACAGATAATGTACCAGATGGAGTAGAACCTGATGTGCCTATTGTTGTCCAACCAGAACTAGCACCTGAGCAGTATAGTAAGTGATATCTTAAACCAGTTGGAGATTCAATATTAATTACAGTACCATTATTTAATGTTACATCAGATGTAAATGTTAATGACCAGTTTGTATATGTAAAGGGTGCATTGGTTACTGTAACGGGTAATTTCTTATTATTAACTGTTAAATCAACAAAATCAACACGATTTGGTACAGTTATAGAACCTGATGTAGTAGATACAATAGGGGATTCTAAATTATATGTGCCTTCTCCTATTACAATATTTGTGCCTGAAAAATCATAATTTTGGTATAGTTGTACCTTTCTATTAGCAGGAACAACAATAGTTGATATATTATCATTGCCGACTGGTATAACTCCATTAAAGAAGGCAGGAGCATTATAATATCCTACATTCAAAGCAGCAGATATATCAGTACTAATATTTGTACCACTGTATACTGTAACTAATCCATTGCCACCAGAAATATCATTCACATTATTATTAGATAATATACTGTTATTTGTAGACCATAATATATTACCATTGATATCTATTTTAGCAATACTAGAACGTTGGTAAATTTGTGTAGAGGATTGACCTGACATTAATCCAAAAATTATTGAACCAGATGCATCAATTGTTATATTATTGCTGAAATAAACATTTGTAAAAAAACCAGTATCTAACCAATCTTTTGTAGATGAGTTAAATAGTGATGAACTTCTAGTCCACATCAATGCACCAGTTGTTGTATTATATTTCTGTATAAAAATATCATAATTTCCTCCAGTTGAATCAGATTCAGTGGAAACACATGCAACTACAATTGTATTATCAATACGTGAATATATTAATTGAGGGATATATATTTGATATGCGGCTCTAATATTAGTAGTCCATAATACATTACCAGTTGCTGCAGCTAACTTATATAAATTACCAGCATTTGGAGCTTGCCATGTTATATATACATCATTATTCATATCTACATCAACTGAAGGAATACTATCACTACTTGATGAACTATAAGACATTTGTTTTGTCCATACTGTTGTTCCTGTTGAAGTTACTTTAGTTACAATAATATCGGTTGCAGTTTGTAATGTACCACCAGCAACAGTACCTTGTGTCATGTATGCAGTTATAATATTGCCTTGGCTATCAGTAACACCCTGTGAATTTCTATTAGAAAAACTGTCATTTAATGTTGTATTAAATGTTGAATTTTGTGCAGTCCATGCAACATATGGTTTTGGTACCGCTGAACCATTAATAGTTAATCCTGTAATAGTTCTTGTATATTGTATACCCATATATCTAAATGTTGCAGTTAATGTACATGATGCTGTATTAAATATAGTCTTAGATGCGAATGAAATTACATATTTATTAGCATATGGGAAAATATAGGCGAAATGTGTATTATTTACTGAATCAGTTAATACAAGCTTATCTAATTTGAAGTCAGATACATCAGAAGAGAAGTCAGTACTTACATTATAATATGCACCTGGATTTAATGCACCATTTCTTACAATTGTATTGTTACTAAGGTCCTTCATAATTAATATAGGTGCTAATAGTAATCTAGCATTTGCGGTATTGCTTGAAATTGAACCAGTTGGTATAAAGACTGTATCTACTTTAGTACCATTTATACCAGTTGTTTGGTCCCAACCTTTGAATACAAATTGAGTATCGCCATATATTCCAGTTGGTATGAAACGTACTAATGATGCATTATTTAATAATAATGCATTTGAAGCATCAACTGCTGAAATATCTGTCCAGGCATCACCAGATAGTCTATATTGCCATGTACCCTTACTATTATCAATAGAAGTAATAGCAATACCTTTAACAGCAGCTGGGTCAATATCTATAAAACTGGAACCTAGAGCAGATGCTATTGTAGATACTTGAGTACCAGTATTTTCTGAATCAATAATATCAACTGATACACTACCATATGTATATACACCATTAACTATAACTGGAGCATCATTAATATTTTCAACAATAATTTGTGCAATTCCTTCAACTGCAGAGAAACCAGTATTGATTACATTTGTATTTACATAGGTTCCTACAACATTAGATGATACATCAGCAGCTCTAAATGTAATATTAGCAGATCCAGTAAAATTAGCATTTGGTATAAATTTAATTTCTGAAGATGCATCTAATATTAATGCACTTGTTGTTGATACACCTTGTGGTGATGGAGAATTTTGTAGAGTTTGATATGAACCATCTACTAACTTATATTGCCATGTACCATTACCTGTAGCAACACCTGTTACTGCAATATATTTGGTTTTGGGGACTGCTTGATAGTAATTAGAACCAACTGCATTTATTAATGTTCCTACACTAAAACCAGATGTATCAACAGAATCTTCACTAACACTATGAACAGCATATGGACCAACAGATAATAATGGCGTTGATTGTAAATCATTAATACCATATGTTTGTGAAAGAGTTGCACTATTATTAGATACTGGGCCATTATTGTAATATGTTGCAGGTATTAAATCTCCAACATCCCCAAAAGATTCATTGTAATAGAGTTTATTCATATCACAAATCTTAAATGTGTAAGATACAGATGTAGTAAATACTGTATTTGTTACACCTAGTGGCTCATATCGTATTATAGAGTTTGCATCTAATATTAAACTATTGCCATCTAATGCATTAATCTTATTATATGTTGAACCTCCATTAGTTGAATAATATATATTAGCATTTGTTAAATCTACTGATGTTAATAGAATTCCTTTATTATCACTAATATTACTATCAGTATATGAACTGCTCAAATCAGAAAGAATACTAGATACAGATATATTTAAACCTGGTTTTGTAAGAGTACCAGTGAATGTTAGAACAGGTGCATTGTTTGTACTAAATCCAGAGATTTTATTTACAAATTCAGAACGAGAGAATGGTATGACTGATTGTGAGCCAACTATATGTAATTTGTTGGTGGAATCCTTAATATAAATTGGTGCAAATTTATCAAAACCAGATGCATCTTTAACAGAGACAACTTGCTTTCCAACTAAACTTGTAGGAGTTGTAGCAACGGATGTTATTGCATTTAATCCAGTTGCACCCCATGTATAGGCTCTAGATAAGTCATCAATAGCGACAAAACAGTTACTATTAGAGTATATTTGACGAGCATTAACATTCTCTAAATTAGCTGGTATGCCTGCATATGTATTGCCTTGTATTACAATAGAACTACCCCAACTCCATACTTTACCAGATGTATCTATTGCAGAGAATGAGCCTGTTGAAGCAGCAACATCAATGAATTGTTTACCTTCTAAATTAATAGGAGGTAATGCCACAGTTAGACTACGTGCACCATTTGATGAAAAACCCCATGAGTATACAAAACCAGATGCATCAATAGCAGTAAATGCATATTGATTTGCAACTACTTTTTGTATTATCTTATTTTCTAAACCTGTTGGTATAGTAGCTGTTGTTGAACTAATACCACCAGCAGATGGTGAACCCCATACTCTTAGAATACCAGATATATCAATTGCCGCAAATGCATATTCGCTATATACTAGTTGTTGTATTGATTTATTTTCTAATCCAACAGGTATAGTTGCAGTACTGTTATTAATACCACCATATGTAGTATCACCCCATACTCGTATAATATTATTCATATCAAATGCAACAAATACATAATTATTTGTTGCAACTTTTTGTATTTGAACACCAGCTAAATTAGTAGGCATACCACCAGTTGTACTGATACCTCCATAAAATGAATATCCCCATGCTCTTACAAAACCTGATGTATCAATTGTTGCATATGCATATCTAGAAGGTATTACTGTTGCAACATTGATACCAACAAAACCACTAGGTGTTGTTGGTATGGCCTTATTTGTATTGGTTGAACCACCATAAAATGAATCACCCCATGACCATACAGTACCTGATTTATCAAGAGCTGCACTAGTATATGGTGTTTCATATACTGCTTTTATTGGTGGTAGTGTTGTCATTGGTACAGGATATGAACTTAATATACCATAACTTCCTACATATGCGCCACCAAAATATACTTTACCAGAAGTATCAAGTATTGAATATTTATATTGTGATAATGCAACTTGTGCTGGTGTTCCATTAGTAAATGTCATTGATATTCTGGCGCTGTTTGTAGCAGATGCACCATATGCTGTATAACCCCATGACCATAAACGTCCTGCAGTATCTAATGCAGCAAATGCAAAGCCATTGGAATATATAGTAGTATCTTTAATTTGTACACCTGGATATACAATCGGATTATATGCAGTAAATGCATTTGCAAAGGAACCACCATATGATGAACTGCCCCATGCCCATACAGTACCAAATATATCAATAGCAGCAAATGCATATTGATTTGAGAAAATCTTACTTATTTGTACTGTGGTTAAGTTTATAGGTATAGTAGCGGTTGTATTGTTAATACCACCATATGATATAGACCCCCATGCTCTTGCAATACCAGATGTATCAACAGCAACAAATGCATAGTCGTTGCTGTATAATTTAGATACTGTTATACCTGTTAATCCAGTAGGAGTTACTTGTACAGATGTAGTACCTCCTGCACCACCATCAGTGGATAAACCCCATGCTCTAACAACACCTGATGTATCTAATGTTGCTAATGCATTTTTTGTTGAAACAACAGATACAATATTTGTGCCTACAATACCAGCTTGTGAACCATTTGCAGGATTATAACTTATTGAGCTTGTACCCCATGCCCATAAATTATTCGATGTGTCAATTGCAGCAAAACCATTTTGGTATGGGTATATTTTATCTAATTGGAATTGAATACCAGTTAAATTTGTAGGTACACCACCCTGCCATGAAATACCGCCAGAAGTTGCTGCACCAATTGTAAATACTAAACCTGAATTATCAATAATTAATGCAGTACCGTTGTTATTGTATATTTTATATATATTATTTGTATTAATATTAGAAAATGTATGTGTATATGAACCATTTATTGTAGTTCCTGCAAGTGCACCATATACAATTAAACTACTATCTGTTTTCTGTAATAATACTGCTGATTCCATATTATACATTTTTGTAAATGTAGTATTTATAAAACTTGATGGTATAATAGCATCTAATATTAATCCACCACCTAATGTAGATTCATATCCAATTGCATAAAATTTACCAGTTGAATCTAATACTGCAAATCCAGACGATAATCTAGCTATATCAACTACTGTTATATTTTTTAATGATTTTGGAGTATATGCTCTAATTGAACCACTACCACCATTCGTAGTACTTGTTCCATATATATATACTATACCATTAATATCTAATACGATTGTATTGTATGTATGACTGCATACTTTTGCAATTTGCACATTTTCTAAATTTTCAGGTATTGTTGGTATTCCAGATTTAAGAGCATTATAATAATTACCCCATGTATATAGTTTTTTATTACTATCTAATAATGTAAATGTATCAATATTGCTAATAGGACCTCTATTATATGCAGTATATTTATTTAAAATATTTACTGATAAATCGCTTTTATTTATATGTGCAGCTACATATCTATCACGAGTTGCAGCAGATGAATTGCTTGAGACATAATATACATTATTTGAATTATCTAACATAATTACATGTTCAGTATGACCTACAATACTATTCATAGAGATATCAGCATTTTCTAATCCAACATGTATAGTTGAATTAGGAGAACCAATATCAAGTAGAGAACCATGATTTGTGTATAAATAATAATTATTACTCATATCAATAGCAAATATAGTACCAGTTAAATAATTGGAATATACTTTCTTGAAATTAACATCTACAGGTTTGTATGCAGCTTGTTTATTATATATACCTGTATTACCACCCCATATCCATAGTTTGCTAGATACATCAATTACTGCAAAACCGATTTGAGAGCCAGCCACTTGTTGTATTTGTATACCAGATAAATTAATAGGTGTACTAGCTTCTTGTGAGTTGTAGCCAATACCACCAGCTGTATTATTACCCCATGCATATATATTATTAGAAAAATCAATTGCAGTAAATGCAGTTTCACTTGCAAATACATCTTTAATAGTATTAGGCAATACTTTTTGAGTTAAATTATTACCATTAAAATATCCGAAATATCCAATACCACCTTTATCTGCAATACCTACTGCATATAAATAATCATTTTGGTCAATTATAGCAAATGAATAATTATTTGCTATAACTTTCTTTGGAATGATAGTGTTATATGTTATTTCTCCATTAATACCCCAGTAATATACAATATTAGATGTATCAATTGCCAAATAACTATATAAATTTGTATATAATTCTTTAATATTTTTTCCTACCAATAAAGATGGTGTACTTGCAGTAGATAATGCAGATGCACCATAACTAACTTGACCCCATGTACGTATAATACCAGAAGAATCAATTGATGCATAACCATTTGTTTTAGATATTAATTTCACAGTATTAACAGTAGATAGATTTGTAGGTATTGTTGGTGTTGCTGACATACCACCAACGCCAGAATCGCCCCAAGCCCATACACGACCAATTGTATCAATACCTGCAAAGGATGTTTTATTTGATGTAATCATTATAAATTGAATTGCTTCTAAACCAGATGGAATGTTTGCTATTGTATTTGCTGTAGCACCATATATTGTAGAAGTTGTACCCCATGTGCGTACATATCCTGATGCATCTAATGCAGCAAATGCATAGTCATTTGATACAATATCCTTTACAACAATACCAGTCAGGTTATTTGGTGTAGTTGCATCAGTATTTCTTACAAGACCACCACCATTTGCACTTGGACCCCATGAAAATACAGTACCATATTCATCAATACCTGCATATGCACTTGTTGTTCCTACAATCTTTGTTAAATATCGGCCATCCAAATTATTAATAGACTCAGCATGAGCATTATTAATTGAATTTGATGAACCACCTACATAGTAATATTTATTATTCTTGTATATTACAGCAGCTTGTCCATTGATGATTGGTTCATATGGAGCTACAGCAGTGCGCAATGTACCATAGTTTTGTGTATATGCACCTGCAGCAGCATATAATGTATTAACAACACTTCCATTTGTAGCATTATCTGTACCATCCCATAATTTAAATAACACATCTAATTCGCCTGAATATCCATTAATAGGAATTACTTTTATTTCTGCTGTAGATAATAATAATCGTGCTGAAGAAGCAGATGCAGAACCTAATGTAGACCAAGAACTGCCTGATGTTAATCTGTATTTAACTGTTGCAATAGAAGTAGATGGAATACTTACAATAGCAATACCAGATGCAACTTGGATACGAGCATCACTGAAATCAGCACCGATTTGAGATATAATACCTGATACGGATTTAGCTGGTACAATGATTTCAGGGTAGTTCTCCTTAATAGATGCAATATTATATATGCGTTGATTGACTAATGTTGGCGCAATATTAGGGTCAAATGTTTGTGTAACAATTGGACTAGTTAAATCAATAGTTAAATTGTAGTATCCAGTTGGTTTTGTAAAGTTCACATCACCATTACCCCAGAAATATAGTGGTTCTTCAGATGTAGTACCTTCTAAATCAAGGAATGCGCCAGCATCAGTAGGCCATGCATTATTTGTACGGAATTTATATGGGTTATTGTTAATCATACGAATTGGTGCAGCCTTGTATATATATGGAGCTACCTTGGTCAATTGCGTTTCAACTCCCCATCCACCTGGTGTAGCATCACCAATAATACCGAGTGATTCAATTGGATATGCTAGAACTTGCCATTCTGTTACATATTTTAGAGGACCACCTGCACCTGGATTATAATACATAGGGCCAACTAAGAACATAGCATATAATTTAGTAGTTCCTGTAGCAATTGGTAAGGCAACACCTGATGCACCACTTGCAATAGGAGTTAATTTAAAAAATTTAGGTACAACTGAACCTTGCCAATATGCGCCTGGATATTCTACAAATGATCCATCAAATGTATAGTGTTGTCCATTAATAACTGGTTTAAATGTTGTAGTATTATCTGCTTCTATAATAGCATATATAGGATATCTATCATAATAGCGGTTATTAATATATATTTCACCTGTCCAATTAGTTATACGTTTATGACTACTAGATACACCATTTTCATATAAATCATAGGATGATTGTGCAGGTGGGAAGAAAATACGTACAAAGTTAGCAGAGAAGGATGAAGAAGCACCAGTATAATTAGCATTTGCATATTGACCTTCTGTTCCAGTTGCTTGGTCCCAAATACGAATATCAATACAGTATGAACTATTGCCGCGTATAAAATTAACACGTGGGAATGCACGTATCTTAGCAGAAGGTGTTAATAAGAGAGCATTATTAACGCTTGCACTAGAGGAAATATCAGTCCATCCCGTTTCACCTGATAATTGATATTGTAATAGAAATTCCATACCATCACTTGTAATCCAACTATTATTCAATACAATTGCAATACCTTTCTGAGCATTAGGGTCCACATCAGAATAGCCAGTCATTTGATTAATGAGGGATTCCACAGTAAAAGTTGGGATAAATTTAATATCTCCATTTACAGGAATAGGTGAAGTATAGATGGTTTGTGTATTAATCACAGGGGAATCATTTACAGCAGTTACAGTATAGATGGCTTCAGCACTTGCAGTTGAAAAGCTTGTGTATGTATTATTAGTAGTATCTACTGTTACTCCTACTGATCCATTATATTGGTCCCATGCTTTGAAAGTGAAACGGGCTGTTCCATTAAAATTAGAATTAGGAATAAAACGTGCATAACTATCAGGACTTAGAAGGATTGCATTTGTTGTAGAAATACCTGAATAAGTTGAGAAGAATCCACTGCTTACATCCTTGAAAGACCATGTACCGCCATTACTGCAAATATCAGTAATAGCAATACCTCGCAATGCATTATTATCACTATCAGTTATACCACTACCAATAATACTATTTAAGAAATAACCAATAGAAACTCCACTAAAATCGGTTACATCTTCAGGAGTTGTACCTAATATATATGAGCCTGTATTTAATACAGGAGCATTGTTACCTTGAATAACAGTTACTTGAATATTAATAGTAGAACTGGAGAAAGCACCATATAATACATAGGATGCATCTACCTTTGAACCAACAGTGCCTGTTGTACCATCCCATGCAGCAGCTACTAATGCAGTAGTACCAGCATATCCATTATTACCAGTAAATTTAATGGATGCGCCCCTGTCTAATAATAGAGCAGATACTGTATTGAGACCACTCATATCAATCCATGATGTTTCACCAGATAGTTTATATGACCATGTGCCATCTGTAGTAGGTGCAGAAGTTATTGCAAAACCAGGATTATTAATGGAGTTTGCATCATTATAGTTTGCACCAAGAGATGTAATAATGGATGCAATAGTAGCACCATTGTTTGCACCAGTTGGTGAATAAGAGTATGCAACAACATTTGGTGTTAATAATTGTGGAGAAACATTATTAGATGATACATTATAGGTATTTTGTATTATTTGTAATTGACTAGTGTAGTAATACATTGCAGATGTTGTAATAGTAATTGCTTGATTTTGTACAGTAGGGAAATCAGAAGGTATATAGAATGCAAAAATATTTGAATTATTTTCATATGATGCAGTTAGAGCAGGGATTGTTTTAATATATGATGAACCAGAAATATTGAAGGTTATATCTTGAATAAAACCAATATATTGAACAAATACTAATTCACCTGCTTGTACAGTAATATTAGAACCATTTGAAATTACATTGCCTGCGTTATCAAACATTTCATAATCAACTAAATCAGCCATAGCAGAATCTACAACTGCTTGCGGTATTGCATCATTATATTGACCATATTGAGCCACATATTTATTAGTAGTATATACAGTAGTATTTGTATAGTTATCAATTATATCAACAGTATACATACCTGCTGTTAATGCATCTACTGTGTAATATATATATCCATTTTTGCCTTCAGTATTATCATTGCTAATATATGAACTCTGTATTGAATCAGGTGCTGTAATACGTATTGTGAAATTTGTTACACTTGAATAACGAGTTATCACTCTTAATGAATAGTTATTCCAATTACCATCAAAATAGAATACTTCATTATTTTGTTGGCTGATAAGAACATTGTTAAATGAATATGTTTGAATTAATGTAGATGATGCATATGTAGAAATAGTTATATTCTTACCTGCACCAGTTGGGAAATTAGATGGAACTGTAATATATTGTAGATAATATCCAGTACCATCATTTATAAACTGTGCAGTTGATGGTGTAATCGTTATAGAATTTGTTCCATCAGTAAATGTAACAGAATCTGCTACAGTAGTACCAGATAAACGGTATGTACTACCAACATATAATGTATTATATGCAGGGGCAATACTATCCATATTATATTGCACTACTTCTTCAACTACACGAATATTACCTGCTCCATTTTTATAAGATGTTACTAAATAAAAAGTTCTTGCAATAGGATTCCATGTAGCAGTTATAACAGTAAATTGATGATTTGCGGTTCCAACACTTGATGAAAAATTACTACCTGGTGTAACCGTTAAAGCACCAGATGAAGCATCATATACAATATTATAAGTTGTACCCATATCAGCATATTGCAATGAATATGTATTTGCACCTTTTTTACTTAATTTTTTACTATCTGGTATAGTAATTGTACCTTGTATACCATATGATGTAGTTGGGCCTAAATATGCTCTTCTCTTACCTCCTACATTATATGAACCTGTTATAGGTAGTTCAGGATAATATACAAATGGAGCATGTGTAATAGTTAAATTATTCATAGTGTAAGATCCATTTGTTATTTGTATTGTATAATTCGAATCACTATATAAATTAAAATAAAATGTAGGAATGCTATAGAAGTTAATTGTGGTAGGTAATACAAATGTTGTATAATAGAATGTTAATCCACTTGCATCAACCTCTGTTGTATGTGATATTGGAGTAATGTTATATGTCTCTGCATTATATATATGTTGTGAAAATTGTGAAGATGTCTTAAAAGCTCTTAAGCTGCCAACATATTGGGTTGTTTTGAATTTATATGTTGCACCAATTGCCAATGTTGCAGCAGATGGTACAATTACATTGTTACTTGCATCAGATAATATAGGATAATATGTGCTATTATAAATTACATTAAAATTTAAATATGCTGTTGATTGTGAGAATGCACCACCTTGAATATATGTAGCATTAACAGGAGTTCCTTCAGTACCAGATGTTTGGTCCCAACCAATAAACCATACAGAAAAATTGCCTGCATATCCACCACTTGGTTTAAAACGTACATATGTAGTTGGTTGTAATGGAATTGCACTTGTATTTTCTGTTGTAGCAGATGATATATCTACCCATACACTACTTCCATTTGTCTTGTATTGAAGGTTGCCGGCTAATCCGCTTACATCAAATACCTTAGTTATTGCAATACCTTTTAATGTACTCGTATCAGGGTCATAGTAGTTTGAACCGAGTTGTGTAATAATGGATTGAACAGTTATGCCATTATTATATAGCGTATTATCTACATTGTTAAATACATATGGTGCATTAATTTGATTATAGTTTAAGATTTGTGGTGAAGTGTTTGCGAGTGTAATATCTGTTTGTATTAATTGCATTTCATATACTTCAAAAGTGAAACGTAAATCATTCGCATCAGTTATATCTGCTGTTCCACCCACAGAACCTGAACCATTCCATCCAACGAATGCAAATGTTGGAGAACCAGTATATCCACTATTAGCAACAAAACGAATACTTGAAGCAAAATTAAGAAGAATGGCAGTTGTATCAGTCACTGCAGGGAATGCAGTAAAAGATCCTCCACTCAACTTATATTGCCAAGTACCATTTGTTGCATCAAGCGAACTAATTGCAATACCAGCAAAACTTATATCGGCCTCAGAACCTGGATAAAGTACTTTGGTTCGTAAATACAATTGTTGTATTGTAAAACCATCTGTACCATTAGCACTTAGATCGACAGTAGTTGACATTTTCCTATACTCAAAATAACGATTTTATTGTTCATAATAACACATTATTCAATTAATAATTCGTTATTATGTTTATATCATTTAACCATTAAATGCAATTAATTGTACATTTATTGTTTCCTCATCGGAGGCGATTGAAACTGGTACATATATACGTTGTTGTACTATTTGACGGATTCTTGCCGTAGTAGTACTTATACTATTAGCATTATTCAAATCAAGTGATAAGGCATATTGTAGTGATGAACCAAATGTTCGGTCCCATAAAACTATTGGTACATTTACTGTTCCAAAATAACCAGATGTTGGTTGAAATCTTATACTTGCAGCTTCATCGGAAGCAAACAAAAAATAATCTCCTAATGTGCTATTGAATGTTGACCATGTAGAATCATATATTCTTTTATATTGCCATGAGCCATTTACTTCATTTATTGCTGCAGATACATCTATTGCAAAACCACGTCGAGCACTAATATCAACATCAATATAATATGGTGCTAACACTTGATATATCGCTGTAATAGTTGCACCATTATTTAGAGTTGTATCAACATCTTGAAGAATATTTGGAAGACGTATTAATGGCGAGAATATCAGTGTAGGTGGTTGATTAACATCTACTACTGTTACAATTGCCTTTGCTGTACGCACACTAATTGTTTCCTGTATTGTTGATGTCACCTGTGTTACAACTGCTTGTTGTAGGATATCTTCATCCCATACTGAAAACACAATAGAATCTGTGCCAAATTGTAGTTGATTAGAAAGGAATCTTATACGAGTTGCTTGACTATTTTTCAAAGCATATACATAATTTGCTTGTAATGTTGGTATATTTGTCCATGCATCACCATTATTTAATGAAATTTGCCATTGACCTATTGCAGTTGTTGTAGAACGTATTGCTATACCAAGAGTAGCAGGGAACAGTGTTTGAGTTTTATTGATTATTTTGCTGACTAAATCGCTGACTGTAATACCTGTATTGACAACATTTTCATCCTGTATCAAGAAAACTGTTTCTAAATTATCCTGTGTAATAAGTGGTGGAACTGCTGCACGTGATACATTTGCTGTAATAGTCAAATCATTAGCTGCAATAATATTGTAATAATCTACAATAGAACGGTATACTGCATCAATTAGTTGTATGCCATTAATGTTTAATAATTTAAATTTCAGTATATCAGAGGATTGTTTATTTTTTGTAGGAGTAAAACGAATCTTTGTTTGTGATGAAGATGGATTGAGAATTATAAATGCATTACTTGTTGATAAACTGCTTATTGTAACCCATGTTGTTGCACCATCTACCTGATATTCCCAATTACCTCCATCATTAGTATTATTATATATTGCTAATGCTAGCTGAATACTAAATGAGTTGAGTAAATATGGTAGTATATAATTTTGATATAAATCTGCTACAATAATACCATTATTGTCTTGTGCTGCAATTGCAGCAGATAATACAATATTATTATTAATAATGGAACCAGGAGTTAAATCAAGAGATGGTTTAGGATTGGATTGTTCAGGAGGTTGATATTCATTATCAGTTAATTGTAGGGATACATAGCCTTCATTTGCACTGTAACCAGATGTAGGGTTTATAATTGTTGTATCAAATGGAGAGAATGTTTGTACAGTTCCATCCCATGCTAGGAATTCAACAGTCGTTATGCCGGCCGATGAATTGAAAGGTCTGAAGCGAATTGCATTATCATATGTTGCTTCTAAATGCAGAACATTGTCTTTAGAAACTACAATAGGAGCCCAGTTTGGTGAAATTGAATTGAAGTTCTCTGAATATTCCCAACGTCCTAGTCTATTATCAATACTGTATATAGCCACATATTTACCAGGTCCATCTGAATCTGATAATAGAGATAATTCTTCAAAATGTGTATATAGTTCAAAAATAGTTAATGAACGGGATGTTTTATTCTTTGGTGTTTCAGATAATATAAATGTTCTGTCAAATGGTTGTCCATTAAATATAGGAGCACTGTTAATATTATCAACTGTGATTGTACCAATTGCTGTATTTTCAGAGAAAGCTGTGATATTACCTGCAGAACGTGCTGCGAGAATATCCTGTGCTGTGCCTGGCTCTCCCTGTGTTTGATCCCATGTATTGAATAGAATAAAGGATTCACCTGCATAGTTAGAATTAGGTACAAAACGAATACGGTCATAGTAGTTGGATGTAAGACAGAGTGCTGAGTTATAGGATGCGCCAATAGTGGACCATTGTGCATGTGATAATGCATATTGTAATTGGTCTTGACGAAGTGTATCAACCCCTATACCTGTATTAGAAGATGTTACATATACAGTAGTATTCGTTCCAGGCATCCATTGTAGGGTTTCTTGAATTGAGTAACCACCTGTACCAATAGTTGAGAGATACTGTGTAACTGTGAGCCATTGCCATACACCATTACGTGTATCAGCACCTGTTATAGCAATACCGTGTTGGTCATATGAATCAATATCAGTTATATAAGTTGCTAACATATCTACAATTTCAGCAGTAGATATACCATAATTATCATCGTTTGCGGGGTTTTCTGTAATAGTTCCTAATGATAATGTAACGCCAGTTGTGAGTGTAGGTTGGTCATTAACATTTTGTACAGGCTGTATGACAGCACCGCGTTCAATACTATATGCACCATTTTGTGTATATGATATATTAGAATTGTATGTTGCAGGTATTGCACCATCTGTTTGGTCCCATGCACGGAAAAAGAGAGTACCAAAACCAACATAGTTTTGTACAGGTTGGAATCGGATTTTGTATTGATTTGTGGCAGGTAATAATAATGCACCTTGATTAAAATCAAATGTTTGCCATGAACCACCAGATACATTCATCCATTGCCAAGTACCTTGTGTCAAAGTAGATGAAGTAGTACTTGTAAATGCAAAACCAGAACTTGCATCTAAATCAACTTCTTTATAACGAGTTCCTAATCTTGAACGCAATAGACTTAATGTAATACCATAATTGAATTCCTCGGCAATATCTTCAAGTATATAATCCATAGAGACAACAGGATAGTTGACTAGGATAGGTGCATCATTTACAGGATTAACGCGTTGTCTAACATATACAATATCACGTGAGAAAGCACCAGTAGGAGAATATGTGGTATTATCTATGGTCTCAGATGCACCAGAGGTAAGGTCCCATGCTTTCACACCAAACTGTACAGTTTGTGCAAAATGTAGAGCAGGCTTGAAACGGATAGAGGATGCAATAAGTGGGTCCAATAATAAACCAGCAGTCTCAGTTAATCGTGGTATATCAATCCATGCATTTAGTGATGTATTGAGCAGCTGCCATACACCAATACCAGATAAATCAGTAGATGATGATAAATCAACTATGGCAATAGCAGGACGTGCAATAGGGTCAATATCGCGTATTTTTGGTTGAAGTAAATCAACTAATTTATAAATTTCAATACCATTATTTAATACAGACGGCAAATCTTCAGTAATATCGGATAAATCTACAGCAGATAAATTGATAAAATAGGGTGCATCATTTACTTGTCGAATTGGTTGTATAACAGTTACAATATTACTACTGAATGGGCTATTTGGTGCAATAGGAGTATTACTTATACCACCAACGATACCAGAAGTTTGGTCCCATGCTTTGAAAGCAAAGGATACATCACCATATTCATTTGGCCCAGGTATATATCGTATACTATAGTCACTAGAATCAGGTAATAGTCGTGCAGCAGATGTTGTAGGTGTCCCCATATTTTGCCATGGTGTCGCAATTGTTGAACGCCATTGCCATGAACCTGTTCCAGTTACTCCAATGACTGCAATACCTTTAATAGAACTTGGGTCAGTATCTGTAATTTGTATGGAGTATGTATTGAGTATTGTTTGAATTGTTATACCTTCACCTGTTGTAGAATCTTCATCAATCTGTGGTAGAGATATTGTTTTTGTTGTTAGAACTGGCGCAGTGTTTGCAGCAGATTGAATAGGAACTTTATAGGAGAATGTATTATCACTTAATATATTGAGAGGTAGAATAGAGGTTGTATTAATGCCTGTAGAACCTCCTAGTGCATTCCATGCACGAACTTTTAATTGAGCAATAACAGCTGTATATACAGATGGAGATGGTAGGATACGAATGACGCCACTGGAATCAAGTAGTAGAATTGTAGATGCAGAAAGATTAGCAGTTTGCCAGGAGATATCTGCAGAGTTATTTTTGAATTGTATGAGATAGTTTTGTGTGCCAGATAATTCAAAACCGAGACCATACATTTCAGAGGAATTATTTGCTGAGTAATTAGTGCTCAAATCAGCAACAAATTGTTGCACAGATGTGCCCACAATTTCTTCAGGACTTATTACAGATGTAATGGATGCTCCAATTAATTCTATATTTTGTGAGAACAGCACAGGTTTTTGGATTTCAATGAATTCAATAGAGCCAGCATTAGGTATAATGGACAAATCTGAAAGAGATGAGAAACCATTTGCCTGGAGGAAAGCAGTTATTGCAGGAATATTTTTGTAATTCACAGTAAACAGGTCCTCAAAATAGACAGGCCAGGCAGCAGGCAGTACAGGTATTATATTATATTTATTCTCAAATCCTGTAACTTTTTCCACTTCTATATCTGCAGTAGAATATGAAGATGAAATGTAATTATTAATAGAAGACAGGGAGTATATACTGCCAGCAGTGGGTGCACCAGATATATTATCAAATATTTTATAACGGAAAAATGTATTACCTATAGGTTGTGAACCCGCTATTAAACGCAGCTCAGCAGTTAATGGAAGCACTAAACCACTTGTATCCATCACAGGTAATTGAAATGCAGTCCATGAAGCACTCGCATCCATTCTCCATTGCCATGAACCCAAAGCATTATCTGTATACGTTATTGCGATTTGTGATGGAATACTATCAATATCTGTAAAGGAAATATCTAATAGGTTTGCTATAGAAATAGTATTTGTGAAGTTACCACATAAATCCTGTATTGCATTTTGCAGTTGGATTTTAGTTGCAGAGGGTGCAGTATTAATAACAGGAGGGTCATTAACAGCAGTAATTGTTAGAGATAGTATAGAATCTTGAGAGGAGAATGCAGTTGTATCACCGCTAACAGATACATTTGCTGTGCTACCAACAGTTCCTGATGTTTGATCCCATGCTTTGAAAGTCAATGTAATAGTTCCATTAAAGTTAGGTATGGATGTATAACGCAAATAAGAATTACTGTCAAGGAGGAGAGCTGCTGTAACAGTACTGCTGACTGCCTGCCAATTGCCTGCCTGACTGCTGCGCCACTGCCAGCCTGACTGTGATGCTACAATAGCAATCCCCTGTGCTGAGCTGTCAATATCTACAATACCTGATAATATACTGCCTACTGTAAATCCTGTATTAGATATATCAGTAATATCTTCAATAATAGAAGTAGTAGATACATTAAAAGCAGTAATGATTGGTGCATCATTTACAGCAGATATAGTTATAGTAGCAGTAACAGATGTAGATGAGAATGCACCTGATGAAGAATATGTAGTATCAGCAGTAGAACCTGCAGTACCTGCAGTTAAATCCCATGCTTTAAAAATGAATGTAGAGATTCCATTATAATTTGAATTGGGTACAAAGCGTATTTGAGAAGTACCACTACTATCAAGTAGAAGCGCGGCTGTATCAGATACAATAGGTATAGACGACCATGAATCTGTATTTAGTATGCGATACTGCCAGGTACCATTTGCATTATTTCGTGATGTAATTGCAATACCTTTTGCACCGCCTGCACTAACAAATGTAGACCCTAATGTAGATATAATAGATGCAATAGAAGTTCCAGAGTTATTAATGGAATCTTCTGTTATAGACGTAATGGTTGTTACTGAAGTAGAAACAGTAGGCGCAACTTGAGCAGGTACATAGTTGGGTGGAACTGAATAGTATGGATGTGCAACAGGCATTTGTGAAGCAAAGCCCCATTTATGTGCAAGATAGCCTTCCACTTGTTGACGTTCAGAAGTGGATAAAATAGTATTATAGAAAATGACTTCCATAATGAAAGAGGATGCTGTTTCACCATTATAACGTCCAGTGAATGCGAGTTGATTTACAAAATGTGTATTAGATGGTACAGCTCTAGTTAAAGAACCCGCTTCATTACCATAGAATTGTGTACGTACTGTGGTAGCATCAATAGAATAATTCTGCTGTAATACAGGATTGCTTTTATAGGGTTCAGAAGATATTGCTTTCGTGTTTACATTAATATCTTGTCCGCTATGTGTATCAAAATGACCATATGAGCTAGAATATGTAATGAACATATTATTATTCTGTGGTGAACCGAATGTACAACCATCAGCAAATTTACGAAAAACACCGAAGAATGTCATAACGCCAGAGATATTAACACCAGCAGATAGGAGTGTATCTGCTGTGCTTTCATCACGGCCACGAACAACAACAGCAGGTTTATTATTAGCCAAATTATTGAAATTTGCCAATGCATTCATATATTGAATTTTAGCAGCATTTACAAAAGATGTATCAACATTGGAAACATAAATGGGTGCATTACGTCCAGAAGCAACGGTTGCATGATTATTGCGTCCAGATTTATCAGCCCACTGTGTTATAGTAGGATATAATAACGTGGACCCTGTTATTAACCGATTTGTACCTGTAGTTATGGTAGATGTGTCGGCTGCATCTAGCCATAATACAAGACCATTTGTGACTGGTATTGTTTGGGCCATTTCCTTATTATCTTATTAGTAATTAACATATACGTTTGGCCAATAATTATAACATTAATATAATTGTTATATATTTGTTATAATCTATAGAACAGAACGACGTAGGTTACGTCCAATACGAGCCATATTATAATCGGAATAGGATTTATAAGTTAATGGGATATTAGGGGTATTAATTGCAGCAGAGCGTATAGATTCTGTAGTATTTTCTATTGTATTAAAACGAACTAAATCGGAGTGTGAAATTAATGTATTGCCTCCAATTGTTTTTAATGGAGTTGTAGTACCATCATTCTTCAGAGTTTCTCTAATTGAAATTTCTTCTTGATATTCTAATAAATCCTTTAGTGATATAACAGATGCTAAACCAGTATATAATATTGTTTCTGATAAGAGACTTGCTTCAGTACCTTCATAAATTGCAATAACAGATACTCTATAGCTGTTTAATGAAGGTAGAATGGTAGTATATGATGTTAATGATTTATCTACAATAAAAGAGGCAACAGGATCAAAAGTATCATTATTCAATGTAAAATCGATACGATAACTAGTATATGTATTGACTGATGGAGGAACCCAAGATACACGAACAAAATTAGATACTAATGTAGATGCTGTAATGGATTGTACAGGTGTATTTGATACTTGATATAATATATTATATGACCCATATGCCAATAAACCGGATGCCTTCTCTGTATTCTTATTATAATCATTAGTATCTGCTAAACCACCTACATCATCACCATATGTGTTAATATCATATGTTAAGAAATATTGAATAATGTTTGTTGAATTAGTAGTATCTATTGGAGCTCCATCACGCCTTAGAAATTTAAAATATAATATATCAATATTTGGATATTCAACTCCAGATCCATCCTTTCCATTTTTATACTCTAAAATGAAAGGTCTAGTTGAAGATATATCATTATAACTGTTATCGAGTATTTTATTATATGATGCGTCTGGAATACTATTATAGTCTCTTAATGTAGAATATACATATTTAACATAATAATTTTTATTTATATCAGTTATAGCTAAATATATGGTAGTCATTTATATATATTAAGATAAATCAGATGCAACTAATTGACGGATACTAATTGTAATTCCAGAATTGAGTGTGGCTTCACGTACTTGTTGAGTAACAGATACTTCTGGTGCTGTTAATGTAGCATCAACTGCATCTGCAACTGTTGTAGATACTGTTGTATCTCTCAATGTAACATTTGCTGTTATTGTATTATCAGAAGATGGTATACTTTGTTGTGCATATGAAAATATATTCTTAATTTCCTTTGGTATTTCTGTAATAGCCTTCAATACAGTTTGTACAACTTCTATACCCTGTGTCAATGGTGATATAGATGTTGGTTCATTATCACATACATCATACATATAGAATTTCAAAGTTTCAGAAATATCAGGGATTTCTTTTGTTTTTGTTGTAGCAAACATTGTCATTATAAATTCTGTAGAATCTATACGATTTATATCAAAATGTTGTATTTGTTCTAAACTTGTATACACTAATGAACTCTCTGGTTTACGTTTCCATTGTAATGGCATTATACTATTTACTTTATAATCATCAGAACTCATTATACCATCATAATATAATAATAATCCAACTGTTGATTTATTACCTGGGAATATAATCGATGATGAATTATCTTCTAATAATTTAAATAATGGTTCAACAGTAAAACTCTTTGCTGTTGTTAATTGTACAACAGACGATAAATCATAACGTAATGGAGCAGCTATTGACGGTTGTACATTCTTTACCTTAGTTGTAATATATCTCTTTTGTAATTCCAATGGAACTCCTGAACCATCATATGGTAATATAGTAAATGTAGTATTCTGGTCAACTGGCCATGTAGGTACAATTGCAGCACCTTTATAATATATACTTTGCCCCTCATATAACTGCATATTTGCTGTCAATTGCATTTCTGTTTCACCTGATATTGCATACCATTGACCGCCTATTGCAGGGTTGTTAGATATATCAGCAACTATAGCACTTCTTATTGAGAAGTTGAAGTCAGCAGAATCCTCATCAGTAAATCCAAAGTATGTTAGCAATGTGGAAACTGCTACTTTATCTGAACTGGAACCACGATTAAATGCACTAATTGTATATATATTATTTGGACTTGTAAATAGTGCAGGGTCATTCACAGATATAATATTCATTACAATTTCACCACGATTAATACTAAATGCTGTTGACCCTCCCTGTTTATCATTATATAACTGTGTCCATAAATCAGATACAGGTCCCCAATTAATTTGTGAACCAGGTGTTTCATCCCATGCCAAAAATGTTATCTTACATTGCCCATTTTGTTTTGGAGACTGTTTGAAAATCAATTTACCTGTATTACTCAATGTAATTAACTGAACATTTACGCCATCAATTGAACGTGGATTTAAATCAACAACTTCAGCTGTATCTGATGTACAATAAAACCAACTACCTAATCCAGATTTATTTACAGATACATCCATAATAGCAATACCCAATGTAGAACTTACATCAATATCTATATACTTACCTGACGCTTTTAATGAATTAATAATTGTTGCACATTCTATTATAATCTCAGTTTCAATACCAGATTCATATTTTGAAGGAACATTATATGTAAATTGTACAGAACCATTCTGTGGACCCAATATAACAGGAGCATCATTCACTGGTGATACACGTATAGTAAATGTAATAGAATTTATACTGTATGGTGTTATACCACCACGATTAGAAGAGGGGTTAATAGGAGCTAATTCATCAGTAGTATCCCATGCATATATTGAAAAACTGGCTGCATTATTACTATTTGCATTAGTGCCAGGTTCAAAACGAATAAATTTATTACATTCAGACTCTTTCATTCTAATTGGACCTGTTATTGCAGACCATGTAGAACCAGAATTATCTGTATAATACCATTCTCCTGATATTGTTTTATTAAATCCAAATATATATATACCACGTGTAGAATTAGGGTCAATATCTACATATGTATTTTTACCCATATAATTAAATATTCTTGTAGCGTCTATTAACTGTCCACTTGTATCTTCAGCATATGATGCAATTTGCAGAATACGTGTAGAATCCGTTTCAGCCAGTTGTGGAGCATCATTAACAGGATTTACAGTTACTTCTAAAAACATAGAACCAATACTATATGAATTACTAGCATTTCTTGTATTTGCATCATTAAATGGATTTGTTAATGGTTGACCTTCACTAATATCAGTACCATCATATGCAAGGAATTCAATTGCAGATTTACCAAATGCATTTGTAGCAGGTTTGAATCGCAGAGCAGCAGAGACATCTGTGACAGACAGGAAACGTTTCAGGCCAGCAGGTCGTGAAATATTCATGGCAGTCCATACAGGCAGCACATCGCTAATATTATTAGTATATTCCCATGTACCTTGACAATTACCTGATGTACCAATAATACATATACCACGTTGATTTTCTGGGTCAGCATCAGTATATACTCCACTTAGTTCAAAACGGCGTATTATAGATGGTATTGTATGGACTGTAGGATTAATTACATCCTCATCAATAGAATAACGGATATAATCATCCACACCTATATTAGAAACTGTAACAATAGGACGGTCTTGTTGTGGAATAATATTGTAAATAATATCAACGAAATTATTACTATATGTTGTATCTCTTGGTATAAATACACCACCAACTTCAGATAAATCAATTGGGAGCTTCTTTTCAAAATATGTAGTTGTTGCACCAGGTTTAATTTCATTATAACCATCCCAACCGAAGAAACGTAATGTGATACTGCCATAGAACTGTGTTCCAAGAGCATTCATATAAATCTTACTTTCATTCTTGAATTGACTTGTTTCATCACATCTAAAATGGAATGCAGTTCCAAGAGATACATCAAGTAAATTAATATTTATATTTGCACCACCAGTAGTTGATGTACGTACATAAGACACTGCAACATCACTTATATTTAATCCAGTAGAATATCCAGGTGTTACAATAACCTTAAAAAGTGCTAAGCCAATATACTGTCCATTAAGAACATCAATATCATTTACATTAATATAACTTGTTAGCTGCTTTGACTGTACAGATAAATCAGTACCTTCAGTAAATTCCTTAACAACTATATTACCATCAATCGATATAGAATTTGAAGCACTAATTAGAGATAAATTAGGGCGTGTATTAATAAATTCCACAGGTTGTGTTAATTTATATTTCTGTAAACTGATGGGTGGTTGATTATATGATGAATCAATACGTAATGTACCATCTAAATTAAAGAAATTTGTTAAAATATCATATGTTTGACCAGCTGTGCCAACAGTACCATCCCATAAATGAAAGATTATACTGCCATCTCCAACAGGTTTTTCACCAACTTGACTAAAGAATCGCAGTTTACCTGCATGTGGAAGTAATAATGCAGCCGTCATTGGCAAATCATCTGATAAATCATTCCATGAACCATCACCCACATCATACTGCCATTTACCATTATCATTCCCTGTAACTGTAGAATCAATATATACTGCAATACCAATTGATGATATACCTGATACATCAATATCAGTTACTCCACTAAGATTTGTTGTTAATAAAGATGTAATGGTAACACCTGAAGGGTCTGAATTAGTTGATATAATGTTAGGTAATTTAATAACAGTACCAGTAGCAGTTGTAGCAGTAGGTGCATCATTTGCAGGTCTTACTAGAACACGTACAGTACCAGCACCAGCACTATAGTTGGGTCCAGAACCATCATATACAACAGGATAATAGTAACCAGCTTGTGATACAGCACCACTATTACCACGGTCCCATAATCTGAAATTAATGTATGGTGCTGCAGAGGAGATATCTTGGAATTTATTTGGAGCATCTGCTGGTTGAAATCGTATACTATATTGAGGATTCAAATGGAATTTGGCTGGATTACTTTGTGGTACGATAGGTATCGGATTATATTGAATATTATTAGTTGAATAATACCATCGACCTGCACCTGAATCACTCATATCGATAATAACCATACCAAGTAGTTGATATGTTCCTAAATCATCATCTGTTATATTATCAGATGCATCAGGATATAATGAATATATTTGTGATACAGAATAGGACTGTACATCTGCTGTAGGTTGGTCTTCGTATAAATCATTTAAATATACAATTGACTGTAATACATTAAATTCAGGTTGTCTATTAACAATAACATTTAAATATGCAGTGTATAATGTGGATGAGAAAGGAGTACCTGGGCCAACTTTTTCGACAGTAGGGTCTAATGGGTCAGTCGCATTAAAAATAGCACCAACATCACCAACACGACGATTCCAAATACGGAATTTCATTTCAAGTGTAAAATTATTTGTTAAAGTACCATTACCTTTATTAAATGTTAATATAAGTGGATTAGAAACAATACCTGCATTTTCACCGAGTAATAGATAATTGAAAGAGCCATCCAGAACAGTTTGTGAGATATCATTACCTGCAATATTTTTAACATTTTTAGCAACCCACAAACCATATCCAGTATCAGAATATTTTGGCCGAATAGAGCTCAAAGCAATGCCATAATTATCGAGTGATAATGCAGGGAATGCACCAACATCACGACCATTTGTTTGAGGATAATTGAAAAAATCTGAGAATTTAAATCCATCTGAATTACCATCACGGTCTACAGTATATTGTATACGTGTTGATAGATTGAAGCTTATATCAGTTTCACCTGTTGTCACAGGTTGTAAATCATTTTGGAATGATATATCATATTTGTTATTAATTATATAAGATTTAATTGGGTTTGATTGGTTAATTATAAAATCAATGTTATATGATTTATAGGATAGAATTTTTCTGGAATTGATTGTGAATTGTCTATATGCTGATAATAGGCCAACAATAGAGTTATCAGAATTATTATAACCAGTTGATAAAGATGTTGTATTGTTAGATGTAACTAAATTAATAGAATTAGAATTTATTGTAAAACCAAATTCATTGAAAGGAGAACTGCTGTTAAAATCTGATTTATTATAACTTATATCAACAATACGTGGTCCAGTTGATGAATTATTAGGAAATTTATTGTCAGCTAATAGAGTTAATTTAAAATTTTCTGCAAAAGAGAACTGTTGAGAATATGCTGCAGGAAAATAATTATTTATTAAAATAGATGTATTTAGTGTACCTATATCAGTATTAATATCAGTAGTGAATGTTTCATTTATTAATTGTGGATTAATAGGGATGGATAGTTTAGTAATATATACAGGATATATTGATGTAAAAATGTTTGTTATTATTTTTGTAATATCGTATTGTTCCATCCAATATAATTCTTCAAGTAAATAATCTCCTGTTTTGGCTTCTTTATCAGTTCCACCTGTAAATGGTCTATATGTAATATATGGTTGATTAGCAATATTATTTGTAATTTTATATTGAAATGGATTAAATCGTATATATGCAGATAAATCTAATAATAAACCACGAGAAGTGGATGATAAATCAATCCATGATGAATCAATGGTAGATTTATATTGAAATTTACCTAAACTCTTATTATCAAGAACATTTATTGTAGATGTATATGCTTCTGTTAAAGCTGTAGTTGGTTCTACTCTTATTTTTGTTGCAGACCCATCTAATATAATACCTTTAAATGTATCAATTTGTAATTGAATTGTATTATTTAATAAAGATGCTACAGAAAATCCTGAACTATCAATATAATTAGGGTCAGAGGAATCCAATATATATTTTTCATTCAGTATATATTTAGTTGATGGTATTGGTCCAACAATCATATTAGTATTATTAGCTGTACTAGTTAATGTATTTCGAATTGATGAAGAATTAATACGTAAGTATTTTTTAATTGCTGATAAACCAGATTTACCTTGACCAGGATTATTAATAGTATTCGCCGATATATTTGATAAATCAATTGAACCGTCATATAATCGAATACCAATCCATATTATTTCAGAGATGGATGTTGTAGAATAATTTATATAAATACTATCGTTATTTGAAATAAAACGATTAACATCTAATAAATTAGAACGTGATATATCTATAGAAACATCAGATATATTTTTATATACATTTAATGGAACAGATGCAGATATATCTTCTACATATATACCTTTAATGTCAGCATTTGTATTCAAATCAGATAAATCTGGAAAGAATGTTTGTAATAAATTGGATACATTATATGTTGAAACATTCTTTGTTGTCACTGTATATGTACTTGGAATAGTACTCAATCTTATAGAGGATGGGTCGGCTTCAGAAAACTGTGGAGGTGACTGTATACGTGTTTGAAGAGTGATTATATTTGATGATGCATCATATGGGTCTGTAACATATAATTGTATATATGGATATGTAGTAACATCTAATGAAGTATATGTAGGCGAGTTGCCAATATATTCTGCACGTATTTGAGTTGTATTATTAATTGCAAGAGAATTACTTCCTGTAATAGCAGTCCAGCCGCTACCATCAGTAGAGAAACTAAACTGAACATTGCTATTATTTCCTGCTCCAGATGTTTTGAATACTAATACATCTTTATTGTCATCATTGCCGCCGAAAAAATCAAATATTTGCTGAGTTGTAAATGCATGAGAATCACCTTTAATGGGTGCAATAATAAATAGATTACTTTCAGTTTTAGAAAATGATGGGAGTTTATTAATACGTATTTTAATAGAATATTCCTGTGCAGAATATGGTTTTGCTATAAAAGAACTTAGTGAATTTGATGCATCATATGCACGACCATCATATAATCTAAATGTAAGAGTTGGAAGTATTGTTGAATTTGCTAGAGTCCATACATCACCTGAAATTTCTAAAAATATTGAACTGTCTTTTAAATATTTTGCACTTGAACTGGCTACATATCCTGATTTACATTCATTTTCATAATTTGAATTTGCAGATATATTGAAATTTGTATATGTTATTACTCCATCTATTTCTGTTAGTACATTTGATTTCCAGCTTATTGAACCTGTACCAGATACATCGGTTGTTAATCCTGTAACAATAATTGACTTATTTTCAAGACCTGATAATGGTGCTTTAACTCCTTGTAGAGCAGTCCATAAATCATTAACTGTAAATGATTGGATTGAATTCAGATTTGTTCGAACAATAAAATCTGATATATCTGTTTTTAATGCATATGGTTGAAAATATGTAGGTATTGCTGCATTAAATGGATAATCTTCTTCACTAAATTGAGGTTTATCTTTAAAATCAGCTAAATTTAGAGTAGTATATGGAGTATTTAAGTATTGGGTCCATATTTGAAATCCAAACTGAAAATAATCTTTAAAATCTAATACTTCATTTTTTCGATTACTAACATCTAATACTTCTTCTGATTTATAGCGTAAATATGCATCATTTGGTAATATGATACCCTTTGCATTAATATCTGGTAATATATTAATAAATGTATTTGATGCATCTTTTGTAGAATATTGTAATGTTCCTATTTTATAATTACTGTTAGGAACCGTATCAATAATTTTATCATTACGAATTAATAAACCAATTTGTGATATATCTAAGACTAATGTACCTGGTAAAATAACTTTAGCATTTGGATTTGGATTAGAAGCCTTTGTAAAATATCGCATACAAAAATCTTTAACTGTTTCTGGTTGTGTATATCCAGTTGGAGATACATTATACATAATAAGACTTGATGGACTAACATCAATTTGTGTATATGTACTAATATTATTTAATTCCTTATATAAAATACAATTTATTTTAATTGCTTCATTTGATACAACACTAATTGGATTATTATCATTAATAAAAGATGAATTGAATGATGATTTATGAACATTTTTTAATCCTAATTTAAAAGTTAATGTTGCAAATTGTGTTTCATTTGCTGTAGGAATACAACGAATTAGGCGTGAACACCATACATCAGGAAATGCTGCATTTAATCCAGCTTTATCAGTAGATGATGCTGTTGCAAATAATGGGTCAATATTATTAATATATAATCCATTACTATTTTTCATAATTTGTGCACCATATTTATTTGTTGATGATAATATCTCCCATCTAGCTGAACCATCAACATCAATAATATTAAACCATGAAACCATATGAAAACTTTCTGGCGTTGATTTATTTGTTGAAGGATCAAATAATATAGAATTATATGCATTATTAAGTGTTGCAAAATTTCTTGAACTTACATTTGATGAATCATAATATGTAAAACGTACTCTTTCTCCTGATATTGTAATAGTTTGTCCTGATAATGTTCTTGTAAAGGTCAGCTTTTCAAATGATATATCTGTTGAATATATTCTATGTAATAAATGTTTTGCACCTACACTTCCTTTACTATGACCAATTCTAAGACCAATAGGAGAGGATATAGATATATTTGAAAGATAATATAGTGAATTTGCCGATATATCTATATTACCAAACTCACATACTTTCGCTATTGTAGCCATTTATCTATTATACATATTTATCCTTCATGAAAATTAAACATATTATAAAAATATTATATGTTTAATTTTATATTATTATACAACTATATTACATTATATTACATTATATAAGTTTAGCTGTCGGATATATAGGTATATTATAAGTAGATTCAGTTGAAGAAAAGAATGCAGCAAAACGTTGAATGGATGTTTGTTTAAAACTATTTTGTTCTCGTGTATTAATAATTAGATTATATGATACTGGATATGTCCTTTCAATTAAATATTCTCCAAATCTTCCATCCCATACATGGAATTTAATATTGTATGGTATTGGATTACCTGATGCATCTTTTCTTGAGTATATATCTGTTGATGCCAATGATATATCAATCTGTGCGGTTGCTGGTAAAATAAAACCCATCTTCAAATTATTTAGTGTCACTATTTGCTGTGTATATGGTGGCTGTATTAGTGATGTTATTGATTTCCATGGTGATGTAGATGTTAATCTATACTGTAATGTAGCTACACCTGATAAATTAGTTATATCAGTAATTGCAATACCACCTCCAAATGGAATCTTTGCTGATGTAGATAAGAGTGATTGGATACTATTAGACACACCTGTATTACTAACTACTGGAACTAATTGACTTCCTAATTGATATTTATTTGTATACAAAATTGGTGTAAGAACATTTGCCGTTACTTGTTGTAACTCCTTGAATACCTGGAAACGTATTGTAATTGATACATTCCCTACATTATTATCTGTTAATAAATTCAAATTCTGACCTGATGTATCCTTCACTATATTTGGTGCATTAAATCTCTCAATTGAACCATCATATATATAACATGTTATTCTTGGTAAATTCGACTCTGTTAAATCAAGACCAGATGAATCTGTTAATCTATATCTTAAACGTGTTCCTGCTGAGAATGCAAACCCTTTTGCTGGTGATAATTGTGGCAAAATAGGTATGAAACTTGCATCTGTTGGACGTCTGTATTCAAAGAAACCCTTCACTGTTGGATTAATAAATTCTGATACATATATAGAATATTGCGAAATATCTACAAAATCAGAATATTGTTTAATAGGGAATAATGAAGACCTCTGATATGTATTTAATGCTGATACAGGTGGTAAAGCAGTTATTGTTGTTGGTGTATATATAAATAAATCCCTGTAATCAATATTGTATTTTAAATCACTATTATTACCTAATTGAATATTAAATGTGCCTGTTGGCATGAAATAATTTGATGTAAAAATGTTTGTATAATTATTTACAGAAATATTGAACTGATTTACAGAAAATATACTAAATCGTATGAAATTCCAATCATCGTCAATCATACTCGTACTAAATATTTTTATTGGAGCGCTACCACTAATTGTATATACTAAATCAGTATCATTTGCACTATATAATTGTAATAAACCAGCAGTTGTATTAATTCTAAAGAATTCTTTTTGGTCTGATAATCTATATGTTGATAGACGCGTCCATAATATAATTGTTTGAATGGTTGATGTCTGTCCAGATATATTTATAAATGTATTGGGTCCATTTATTGATGTAAATAAATCTGTAATAGCAACATTTGACGCATCACCTGAAATTGTTATGATTGGTCTATATGTATTTCCTGAAATCTCATATGTTGGTTTAAATTGTCTTATACCAGATAAATCGGCTGATTTCAATTCACATGCAGATTTGAATTGTGTACGATTTGCTGAAAAATCTGATAAATCTAATAGACGTTGTACTGTATGACGGAAGAAATTGAGTGGTATACCATTATTATATATATTGAGTCTATTATTTGACAGTTCATCACCTGCAATTGGTAAACGATAATTGAAAACAGAATCTGTATTGAGTGTAGTAGGTGCACTATATATAGTTGCTGGTTGTTGTAAACGAGATATATATACAGGTGCCGTGAAAACAGTTTGTGAATAGAATTTAGCTTCCAATGGAGCAGTAACATTGCGACTGAGGTCACGACCTTCTTCACCAATAAATGGAGACCACAGGCGATATCTCATTGACACAGTCTGTGTTTGTGTTGATAGGTCGCGTGGTATAAATCGCAGTTCAGTTGTTGGCAATAAATTAGTTGCTGTCTGTAATTCAAGCCATGTTTCTGTTCCTGTTGGCTTGTATTCAAAACGACCTGCTGTAGACCCCCCTGATATATCTTGGAAATATATACCAATTGGTCTGCCTGGCTGCTGTGTTAGCGCTGGTGAAAATGTCATTTTTGATAACATATTTGAGACATCAATTATAGGTACATTTTCACCTGTAATAGTTGACTGATTCACCTGTAAACTGAGGAAGTTCTGTGTTCTTGGATTTGTATATGTTGCTGTTAGACCCTGATATACATATGATTGTACTGTCATCTGTGCCTGTGAAAAAGAGGAACCTGATTGGTCAATTGCACCATTTGCAGAAATATCATATAGATTACCTGCTGCACCTAATGTAGAATCCCATACTAAGAAAGATAATTTATATGGCTGTTTTGATACAAATGCAGTAGTACAATTGAGAGCCAGTTGACCTGTTGCAGATAATAAAAGTGCATTTGATAATGAAACAGCAGAGACATCTTTCCATGTATCTGTAGCAGTCATTCTATAACGCCACTGAGGTGCTTGTGGACCACTAATATCAAATATTGCAATACCACTTGGATCTCCATTAATATCAGTGAAGGATATATCGCGTAGCATATCGCTAACATTTAGAATATTTGCAGGGGAGTTTGTAGAAGTATATGAATAAGATGTTGTAGGGGATACATCATAGAAAAATGGAGCTGTTGTTGACCCATACTGTGCTACATTAATACGCATATTAGGAACATCAGTTAGAGCTTGAGTATTATTAAAATTGGCTATATTTGGTAATCCTAATTGGTCTGTATAATCATAACCAGCAACTTTAACAGTTCCATCTGCACAGTATAACATTGATTTATAGTATCCTGTTGACAACCCTACAACATATGTATTTGTTAATGGAAATATTTGTGTAGGACTTGTAAGTGTAGATGTAAATCCAGCACCAAATACATTATATGAAGCAGCACCCATACCTTGTACAGTTCCATCTGTACAGAGTACTAATGTATGTGTAGCACCACATGATACAAATGCTGCACGTTTATTGCCAGCTAATGGAACCACTGTTGGTATTGATATAGTTGAACTGCTTATACCTAATTTATTGTTACCATTCTCACCGCATACTAATAGTGTTCCATCTGTGCATACAATTGCAGTATTATATTGTCCTGCAGATACTTGTGATGCTTGCCGTCCTGATAAATCTATTTGTGTAAATAGACTTCTATTACTATAATTACCTGAACCTATTTGACCATTACCACCAGAACCAGTTGTTTGAACTGTACCATCTGTACATAATACAACAGTATGATATGTACCACATGAAACTTGTTTTGGCGTTTTACCACCAGATAAGGTAATAACTGTTGGAACTGTAATTGCTGATGCTGTACCATTTCCAAATACACCATAACCACTTCCATAGCCAAACATTTGTAGTCTATCAGACGAATCTATAATTGCACCATAACCATAACCTATAGCAATTGATTTTGCAGTTCTTCCACCTGATAAGTTAATTTGTTGAAATGTTGTTTGATTACCAGAACCTGTAGTACCTAACATACCATTATTCTGAGAACCAGCACCCTGTATTGTACCATCAGTACATAATACAATCGTTGAAATGTTATTTGTAACAACTGCTCTAGGAATTTTACTATTTGCCAAATTAACTTTTGTAAAAACTGATATTGTAGAAGTATTATTTGTTCCTAATTGACCATATCCATTATTACCTACTACCATTAAATCACCAGATGCATTAATAATAAATGTAGAATAAGAACTTTCTGGGTCTGAATCGCCAATTTGATTTGCTGCTATTGCTGAATCAGATGTAATATTTGGAATAGTAGGATGTTGATATGTATTGAATTGATTTGTAATAGATGGACGCACATTAATACGCACATTTAGATTTGCAGTTGCAGCTGAATAATTTGTTGCATTTATAGTGGACCCTGAACTCACATCAGCAGCATAGAATGTTATAAATGGATTCTGACCAGCCACAGTATATACTGATGTAGATGCAGGAGTAAAAAAGACAGATTCAGAGGCAGTCAAATAGGTTCCACCAGATATATTTGCACCACCCTTTCCTCTATTAAATGTACCTAGACCAAATGTATTGATAGCACTTACATAATAGAATAACTGGTCTGCATTTTGGTCAATGCCACTAACAGTAGCCATTGAGAATGATATATCTGCTTGCACATTGGAACCCAAGAATGGAGGAACATTTAATACATATGTTGCTGACTGTAAGATAGGTCTTGTGTTAATGCGGATTTGGAACTGTGCTGATACATCAGAGAAGCGCTTTGCGCCACCTGCTACTGTTAAATTGCTAAGTGCATACGTACTGCCTGTTATGAAGCCGAGACCTGTCGAAATATCACTGTATAGTTGATATGCAAGATTCAATGTGGGTTTAGCAGCTGTAGAAATTGCAGTTGTATTTTTCAACCATAATTGGTCTGTAGCGCGCATTATATAACCAGCTGCACCAGATATATTAAGAGGGAGGTCCGTTGTTCCTGAACCACCTGAAGGACGTATAAATAGATTTGCACTAGGGTCCACATTTGTAATAAGAGCACCTGTACCATCAGTAGATGCTTTAGTAGTGATATACTGTCCAGATGCTGTCCAGAAATCACCAGATACTGCGACTAGAACACCAGTTGCTGTGCTCACCTGTGTATCTTGGAATAAGCGTGTCTTAATTAACTGTGATAATTGAACACCCTGTACAGGTTTAATAGAAATTGTTGATTCAAAGAAAACATTACCAGAAACAACTTCATTACTGTATACATTTGTATATGGTACTGTGATTCCATTAGAGAGGTCATGGCCTGTCCATAAGCGATAACTAATTGTGGGTCTGATAGGTGGCTGTGGTATACTAGCAATATCTCCACTGAGTGAGTAACGTATACGTGCTGTAGGGGGTAGACGTATATTGGCTGCAAGTGGTTGCCAGGCGCGTGGATTTTCTAGAGAGTATTCAAAACGCATTGTGGAATGTCTTGCAGATATATCTGTAATAAGAACTCCCACTGCAGATTTATTATATGTTGCAGGTATGGTTGTATATGCGCCACTAATACATGATACCGTGAATGATGATACATCTGTGCCTATATTAGTTTGATCAATGCTGTCTGTATATGTTATGAATGCGGTTGCATTGGGTCTTGTTTGAATGGGCGCAAATGCAGGTACAAAATTTAATTTAGCAGTGGCTTGTTGAATAGGGTATAAGTCGCTTGATATGGATTGTACTTGTGGATAATTTACAAACATACGAATGACTTCGCCGATAGAGGAATTTACACGAGGATATCCTGTGGCAACAGCAGCAGATGCAGGTATAGATTTATTAGATTTATATATGGAATGAAGGATGAAGGGGAATGATATACCAGATAAATCGCGGCCAATTTCTAATTGTGTGAAAGGGATTTGTTGGTAGAATGAGCGGGCTGCAAGGAGGTCACCATTGAGTGAATATATATTATACATTGCAGGTGTAATTTCAAGAATGCAACGAGTAAATGGTTGAATGGGGCGATATAGATTGGGACCTGTTGATGTTCTACTTATAATAGGAGTGTATTGTGGATTACTTGTTCCATCATCTAAAATATTATATCCATTATCTCCAAACACACGAATAGTTCCATCTGAACAAAGTATATTTGTATAAGAATGACCGCAAGATATTTGAATTGCATTGGTAATTCCTGTAACTTGTATAGGTGTAGAATTTGCTAATGTTGAATTAGTTCCATTACCTAATTGACCATTGTTATTATAACCAAATGTTCTAATAGTTCCATCTGCGCATAGAACAACTGTATGAGAATAACCACATGCAACTTGAACTGCATTTGTAATTCCTGTAACTTGTAATGGAGTTGGATTTGAAGTGTCTGTACCACTATTTGTAGAATTACCTAATTGACCATAATAATTCCAACCAAATGATTTTACTGTTCCATCAGAGCATAATACTACTGTATAACCTGCACCGCATGCAACTTGAATTGCATTATTAATTCCTTGAACTTGTACTGGAGATGTACATTGTGTAGTAGTTCCATCACCTAATCTACCACTTCCATTATTACCAAATGTTCTAATAGAACCATCTGCACATACTATAGCAGTATGATAATAACCGCATGAAACTTGAACTGCATTTGTTATTCCTTGAATCTGTACTGGAGTTCTACGTTGTGAATAACTTCCATCACCTAATTGACCATTTCCATTACTACCAAAAGTTCTAATAGTTCCATCTGCACATAGAATAACTGTGTGCATTGTACCGCAAGCAACTTGAACTGCATTTGTTATTCCTTGAATTTGTATGGGTGTAGAATTAGTTGATGAAGTAGTATTATTACCTAGTTGACCATAACTATTAGAACCCCATATTCGAACAGTTCCATCTGCACATACTACACCTATATGAGGCGATGATGTAAAAACACCATATGCAACTTGAACTGGATTAATAACACCAGATACTTCAATATATTTATCGCTATTTGTAGTTGTTCCATTGCCTAGTTGACCATTGCTATTATAACCAATTGTATATAGTTTATTTCCAATAATAAGAGCACTATTATAATAACTCTGTGTAGTTGCAAGAGGGGTTATATTATATTTTGGTAGGGCTTTATAAATGTTACTATATAGTGTAGAAAATGTATATTTAAATAATACAGGAGAACTACGTTGTGAATAACTTTCATCACCTAATTGACCACTTCCATTATTACCAAAAGTTCTAATAGTTCCATCTGCACATAGTACTACTGTATGTTCACCACCGCATGTAAGTTGAACAGCATTAGTAATATTTAAAACTTGTACTGGAGTAGAGTTTGATGAATATGAAGTAGTACCATTACCTAATTGACCATTACTATTATAACCAAAAGTTCTAATAGTTCCATCTGCGCATAAAACTGCTGTATGAGATCCTCCACATGAAACTTGTACTGCATTAGTAATATTTAAAACTTGTACTGGAGTAGGGTTTGATGAATATGAATAAGTGCCATTACCTAATTGACCATATCCATTATAACCAAATATTCTAACAGTTCCATCTGCGCATAAAACTGCTGTATGTTGATAGCCACATGAAACTTGTACTGCATTATTTATTCCTGTAACTTGTACTGGAGTATTTCTTTGTGTAGTAGTTCCATCGCCTAATTGACCATATCCATTATAACCACATGTTCTAACAGTTCCATCTGCGCATAAAACTGCTGTATGAGATTCTCCACATGAAACTTGAATTGCATTAGTAATATTTAAAACTTGTAGTGGAGTAGACTTTGATAAAGTAGAATTATTACCTAATTGACCATAGTTATTATAACCACATGTTCTAACAGTTCCATCTGCACATACAATAGCTGTATGTAAATAACCACATGAAACTTGTACTGCATTATTTATTTCTGTAACTTGTACTGGAGTATTTCTTTGTGCAGTAGTTCCATCGCCTAATTGACCATATGCATTATAACCACATGTTCTAACAGTTCCATCTGCACATAGTACCGCAGTATAATTATTACTAGAAGACATTTGGATTGCATTATTTATACCTAATGCTATTACTGGAATAAAATATGAATTACCAGACCTATTGCCAAACATACCATTACTATTTGCACCAACTGAACATACTATTCCACAATGTATAACACTTGTAGAATTATAAGTATAATAAGATTCTTGCATAATAGAACTATTATAATTTCTTGTTCTCACATATTTGCCTTGCGATTCACTCCATTGTATTTCAGGTTTTAATGGGAATTGTGTCTGACGCGTTGGTAAAGTTACTAGAATCTGAGTAACATTATATACTGAATTTAAATTAGAAATATCTCCTAAAAGAGTAATATCGGCTAAAATCTCTCCTGTATTATCAGAATCTGACATTTTTATAAATGATTTTCCACCCTTTGTATTAATAGCTATACCATCATGACGTTGTATAACATCTGGTTGAGCCCCAGATGCATCACTAATATCAAATGGAACTGCTTGTAGACCATATGAGTTTGCAGCAGCTAATGCAGCTTGTTGACCTTGCAATGCTCCACCTCTAACTTGTGCTGGCTGCCCACCACTTAGTGTTAAAAGTATATTATTCTGTGAAACTGCAAAGGAATCCATTATACGATATGATATATCTATTGTATCACCTCCTGGTTGTGTTGCAACACCTCCACTCACATTTATTAATGTTCTAATAGCACTTTCTGAAGGCAGAATAACATTGCTACCATCACGAATAATATTCCATGTATCTACCACATTGAATGAAATATTGAAATTTCTGCGATTTATACCTGCAGTTACAATAGAGTATTGTTGCTTGGCAACATCACCAGAAATGCTCGTTGAGGTTAAAATATCATTAATAGGAATAGTATGTGAACCAGAATATGGTAGATTAATATTTGTTACTGTGTTTTTAAGAGATGTATCAGCAGCGTTTTTAACTCTAAAAGTGTATGTAAGATTATTCAGCGAATAATAATATGATAATAATGTCCCTGGAATAGGTAGAGCTGCAACTGTATTTAGTGGTGATGGACTTATCTTATCACGTTCATACACTTTCATTGTAATGTATGGATATTGTAATATAGTGGATGCCACACCATTTGGAACAAATCGTATTAAACGTATTAATGGAAGATGATGGCCTATTTGTAATGTAGACCATGTAGTGTCACTTATTGCCTTATATTGGAATGTACCAAGTCCTGCATCGCAAATATCTACAATCGCTGTAGCAAGTGCAACTGTATTTGTTATTGTTGTACGAGGGCTGACAAATGGGACACCTGTTAAGAAGGATGAAATATCTATACCTGTATTAGATGCATCTATAGTATCTGTTCGTAATTTATAGCTGTTATTTATATATGTATTATATGCACGAGAACCTCCACTAATATCAAACTGTGCTGGTGCTGTTATGGAAAATGTTACTGTTTTTGCTGTGGATGTATATGCTACTTTTTTATAGCCTGCACCTGTATAACAGTCACTGCTGTCTGCAATGTATGGACTGTCAAATGCCTGTGTCCATCCACGGAATGTAATGGACGGAATTTTATTGGGAGTTGAACCGAGACCCTGTGTAAAAACAATTGTGGCATATGGAGGAAGGCGCATAAATCGTTGAAGGGTTGCAGCAGTTTCTGCATTACGTGGTGGAACTGAACCAGTATATGGTAGGTCATTTGCATAGAATTTG